TGAAAAACAACCTTTAACAATTAAGGATTTAGATATTAATGGATATGACTTAATGAAGTTAGGAATAAACCAAGGAAAAGAAATAGGTATTATGTTAAATAAATTATTAGATGTAATTTTAGAAAATCCTAATTTAAATAATAAAGAAGACTTAATTAAAATAGTTAAAGATAACTTATAATGAAAAAGATATTTTATCACATATTTCGTTATGTTATAATACATAATGAAAAAGAGGTGATAATTTGAGAAATTATAACTCAATAGATAAAGAAGATATCTTAAATATAATAAAAACATGGATAATTAGATATAAAAGATTGCCAACAAAACAAGATTGGGAGAAACTAAGAAAAGGAAATAAAGATATTCCTACAATAGATACTATAATAAAAGTTTTTAATACGAGTTATGATGAAATATTGAGTTTAGTAAAGAGTCATGGAGCAAAGAGAAGTGTAGTTGTTAAAGCAAAAGAAGTTTCAGATTTTGACAAAGAATTATTAAAAAAAGAATATGTTCAAGATAAATTAAAAGATTCGAGAGATTTAAAGAATAAATCACGCATTCCACAAGAATTGCTAGAAATATTTAGTTCTTCATCTAAAGATATTAGAAAAAGCAGAAAGGAATTACTGGATATATTGAAAGATTTATCAAAGAAAATAGGACATATGCCATCAAAAAAAGAAATAGAAAATTTAGGTTATGATGAATCTATGTTTACAAGAAAATTTGCAACTTATGAACAGGCTGTGTTAGCAGCTAAAATGGAAATGGATTTAGAAAATCAATTAAACTTAGAAACAAAAAAAATAATTCCTAAGAAAAATAGACGTAAAAAAAGCGGATACACTAAAGAACAATTAAAGGAAATTTTAATTCAAGAATATAAGAGATCAGGTAAGAAATTAACTTTTAAACAAATAGACACTGATGAAAACATGCCTAGTTCAAGTACATTTAAAAGATATTTTAAGACAACAAGTATGATGAAAATTTGGAATGAAATATTAAACAATGATGAAGAGAGGTGATGAATTTTTTGTACATATATATTATAATTTTATTGATTGGATTTTTCATAGGATTATTTTATGGGAAGTCTATTGTAAAATAATTTAATAAGGGGTGATTAAATGAGCTGGATGTATGGTATACAAAAGATCACAGAATACCATAAAGTAATATATGACAATGAAATTATAGCTATAGTAGATGAGATAGATAAAGAAATTATATCAAATATAATAAGTAAACATAATAGATGTATAAATAAAGAATTTGATAAAGGATTAGAATATGCTATAAAAATAGCTAAAAATATAAAATAATTTAATAGACAAATAGAGAAAGGGAAGAAAAAATGTATTGGAATGTTTATAAAAGAAATTTAGATGGTGAGTTTATAAAAATGGTAAAATCATATCCTTGCTATGGTAGGAGTGATTTTGAAGAATCGCCATGCACTCTCGTGACTTCAGTCATGAGTTAGTGGCGACAAAAATATTTTAGGTATATTATACAAATAAATGAATATTTGACCATTATGAAATAATTTAGTATAATCTAAAATAGAAAGGTGGTGAATTTATCTATGAAACCAATAATGAAAGGGTTCAAATATCGTATATATCCAACTAAAGAACAAGAAATACAATTAGCTAAAACATTTGGATGTGTTAGATTTGTTTATAATCAAATATTGGCTAAGAAAATAGATTTGTATAAAACTGAAGGTAAATCTATAAGTAAAACAATTTGTAATAATTATTGCAATAGAGAACTTAAAAAAGAATATCTTTGGTTAAAAGAAGTAGATAAATTCGCTTTAACTAATTCTATTTATAATTTAGATAATGCTTATCAGAAATTTTTTAAGGAACATACTGGATTTCCTAAGTTTAAATCAAAGAAAAATCATTATTATTCTTATACAACTAATTTTACAAATAATAATATAAAAGTAGATTTTGATAATAATAAAATTCAATTGCCTAAGTTAAAATGGATAAAGGCTAAATTGCATAGGGAATTTCAAGGTAAAATATTATTTGCTACAGTTTCTAAAACACCTAGTAATAAATATTTTGTTAGTTTTAATGTAGAATGTGAACATAAAGAATTAAAACAAAATAATAATAAAATAGCCATGGATTTAGGTATTAAAGATTTATTAATTACATCAAATGGTACTAAAATAGATAATAAAAAATTAACTTATAGATATGAACAAAAGTTAGCAAAATTACAAAGACAAATTGCTAAAAAGAAAATAGGCAGTAATAATTGGAGAAAACAAAGAACAAAAATTGCTAGATTACATGAGAAAATAACTAATACTAGAAAAGATAACTTACATAAGATTTCTCATAAAATAGTTAAGGAAAATCAACTTATATTTAGTGAAAATCTTAATATTAAAGGTATGGTTAAAAATCATAATCTAGCAAAATCAATACATGATTGTGGATGGTATGAACTAACAAGGCAATTAACTTATAAATCAGAATGGAATAATAGAATATATCATAAAGTAGATAGATTCTATCCATCTAGTCAATTATGTAGTAATTGTGGATATAAAAACAAAGATACTAAAAATTTAAGTGTTAGATTTTGGGAATGTCCACAATGTTATACAAAACATGATAGAGATGAAAATGCTAGTATAAATATACTTAATCAAGGATTAAAAGAATTAAAAAAAGTTAGTTAATATAAAGCTATATAAATAATAAAATAGGGTAGGGACTATCCGAATTAAGACGCCTGTGGAGATAGTAGGTTACGAGGTCGTAGAAACAGGAAATCCTAAAGTAATGAGGGAAGCACGTGGCTTCAGCCATGTGAGGTTCACTAAGTAGAGAGGAGAAAATTATATGAATTTAACAAACATTGCAGATATGATAATAGGAATTTTAAGTTTTGTATTTATAACTCTTATATTGTCAATAGAAGATAAAACAGTAAAACAAGTAAGATATAGATTTCTTTTAACAGCTATTTTATATTGTATAGCATTAATTTGCATTTGGAAGATTCGTCAAATAATTTAATAAAATTTTGTTTTTATAATAATATAAGGAGGAACATTAAATGGAAGTTAATTATAAAATAAAAGAGAATGGAAAGCCATCAGTTGCTTTTAGTAAAGAAGGTCTTTATATAAGTTTTAATCTTTTAACTAAAGAATATTTTAACTATAAAAAGCAAAATTTATTTTTGCACGAATCAAAATTAAATAGCAATAATTCAAACAAAGATAGACGTTTTACTATTTCAATTAGACAAGACGGAGATAATAAAGAGGTAAAAAAATATAAAATGGCACAAATGGATTTAAAAGAAGATGAGTTAATTGTTGTAAGAAATAATATTAATAAAATATTAGATGACAATACATATAATAAAAAGAAGGAAGAAAATGATTTACCATTTTGTAATAAAAAGTATGAAATAGTTTATTATAAAGGTGGAAAATATAAAAATGCTATAAATGGCTTAGGACAAGTTAATTGTATAAAGGGTACTCTAATTAATTATGATAATCCATTTACAGGTAGATTCTTTTTAGAAAATGAGAATGGAGCTTTAGAAATTATACCAATGGTTAGTGTAGTAGAAATGAGGGAAATAAAATAATTTAGTAAAATAGGAGGATATATAAATGAGTAAACATGAATATGGATATGATATAACGAAAGATATGAAGGAATTGTATGGAGGGGAGTATGAACAGATAAATAACATAAGGGTATCTTTAGCAGAATCAGTTCTAACTACAAGTCAAACGATGTGTGATCTAATGAATATAATACAGAATCCTATTCCAGTAAAACAACAGGAATTAGATAAATGGATAAGGGATAAAGATGTATTTTTAAAAACTGTAGAAAAACAATGTGATTTAATCACAGCTTTTGTTAAAGACTATCATGTAAAATAGTTCTTTTATTTACATTTTATACTTGACTAATATAAAATAATTTGATAAAGTATAAATTGTAAGAGGGGTGATAAAATGCAAATAATACAAGGAAGATATTCAAAAGCTAATATATATACAAATAATATTGAAGAAAGTGCTAAAGAGCAAATTTTAGAATTATGTAATCAAGATTTCACAAAAGATAGTAAGATAAGAATAATGCCTGATTGCCATAGTGGGAAAGGCTGTGTGATAGGGTTTACAGCAGATTTGGGGAATAAAGTAATTCCAAATATTGTTGGTGTTGATATTGGATGTGGAATGCTAACAGTAGAATTAGAAAACATAAATATAAATTTAAAAGAACTAGATGATATTATTTATAAGTATATTCCTTCAGGGATGGAAGTACATCAAGAAAGAAAAATAAAGTTTTCAAAATTACAAAACTTATATTGTTATAGAAATCTAAAAGATACAAGAAGGTTAGAAAAAAGTATTGGTACACTTGGAGGAGGAAATCACTTTATTGAAGTAAATAAAGATAAAAATAATAATTCATATTTAGTAATTCATTCTGGAAGTAGAAATTTAGGCAAACAAGTAGCAGAATATTATCAAAATATAGCAATAGATATGTGTAGCGGTAAAGAAGATTATTATAAAGAAAAAGATAGAATAATAAAAGAATATAAAATCAATGGGAAAAAGCATTTGATTCAAGATGAATTAAAAAAATTAAAAGATAAATATACTACTTCAACAGCTCAATATAAAAAAGAATTGTGTTATTTAAAAGGAGAGTTTAGAGATAAGTATCTACACGACATGAAAATATGTCAAGAATATGCTTCTTTAAATAGAAAAACTATGGCTGATATTATTTTAAATAAATTATTTAACCAAAGATTAAACAACTTTAATCACTTTGAAACAGTTCATAATTATATTAATTTTAAAGACAATATAATTCGTAAAGGTAGTATCTCAGCTTATAAGAACGAGAAAATATTAATACCTATTAATATGAGAGATGGTAGTATTTTAGCTGTAGGAAAAGGGAATAAAGAATGGAACTATTCAGCACCTCATGGAGCAGGAAGGTTAATGAGTAGAAATAAGGCTAAAGAATTAGTGTCAATGGAAGAATATAAAAAATCAATGGAAGGGATATATTCAACGTCAGTTAATCAAGACACAATAGATGAATCTCCTATGGTTTATAAAAACATAGAGGAAATTATAGAAAATATAAAAGAAACTGTTGATATTATAGATATTATTAAACCAATATATAATTTTAAAGCTTCAAAATAAACAAATAATAAATATTTGAATATATAAAAATGATATAAATTTTGAATTTTATTAAGACTAATAGGTGAATAAGTAATATAAAATTATTATTGAAACATAAAAATTTACATAAGAAAACGAAAGGAGAAATTAATAATGTTTTAGTTTGTATTATTTTTAATATTATTATTCATCTATCCACCTTTAGCTATGTTATTATTAATTATAGGTGTGGCAGCAAAAGTATTTTGCAAATAAAGTTAAGGAGATGATAATCATTAAAATATTAAATCAGATATTAAAAAAAGTTAAGAAAAACAAAATTGAGAATTTAAGCACCAATAGAAAAATAAAATTATCAGATAACAAAGCAATTTATTGTGAGCATTATAAAAATAATATATGTCTATTAGATAATGAAGAATGTTGTTTAAAGAAAACAAATGATGAGGGAATTACATTTGATTGTTATAAGACAGTATATGATAAATAGTTTAAGAGGAGATAAAGATGAAATTAAAATGTATTAAAGAGGTCAAAGGATTTACAGTGGGCAGAACATATGAATTACTGGGCTGTGCAGGAGAATGCGTTTGTTTAAAAGATGATAATGATGAACAATATACATTATTTGAAAGTTATTTTGAGATTGTAAAATAAGTTAAAGGAAGGTGTTGCTTATGATAAAAGCAGAATTGATTGATAAAAGAGGCTATCCAATAGCAATAGTAAGACAAGTGCATGATTGGACACATAGTTTTGGTGGATTTATAACATTAACAACATCATGGAATGTATCTACAAATGAAGTTGGAGAAGAAGATTTTTTAGCTACTTGTTCAATTAAATGGGATGGCTGTAGCCATTTTGGGTATAATGGGCAAGACTATCTTTTCCAAGATACAGATTGTTATTATCATGAATGTGGCTTAAATGAATATTATAAAGTTTTTGTAGCTAAATTGTTTGCATTTGAGGTAGCTAAACATTATATGAAAGATACTGTTAAAAATATTGAGAAACATATGGATAATGATTTATATGATAATACAATTGATAAAGTTAATATTTTAGATTTTTATACAATTAAATACTCAGAAATTGATGAAGAAAATGATGTTATTTATCAATTGTATTTAGAAAAAGAAAATCCATAGTAAAATAATTTAAAACACTTGTTTTATTATATCACAAAACAATGAGAGGGTGGAAACTATGAAAAGAGAAATAATATGTCCAGCAGTTTATAGACACTTTAAACACACGAAAGATGGATATTTAAATAATTATCTATATACAACTATTGGAATAGCACAAACAGTAGACGAGTTTGAGATTAAAAAAGATTTATCTTTAAAAGAAGTTGGTTATTTTATAGAAACTGAAACTAACCATAAGATAAGAGTTTTGGCTAATAAAGATAATAGACTATTTATACCTATGAGGAATTGGGTAATAAATGAAGGTAAATATGTAATTTATAAATCATTGTATGATGACTTTGATTATGCAAGACCTTATGAAATGTTTATGAGTGAAGTGGATAAAGAAAAATACCCAGATGTAGAGCAAAAATATAGATTTGAATTAGTTAGATATTAATTTATAATACAAAGATGGTATAGAATTAAGAGGAGGGACAGTATGAAAAAAATAAAAGCAATATATATTGGAGACATAAGACATAAACAATGTCCAGTTTTTGAACTAAATGAACAAAACGATTGTTTTGAAATGTTAATAGATAAAGAATTTAAATATGATAAAAAATGTGTAGAAGAAGATGCAGATTGGATAATCTTTGAAGTGAATATAAGTACAAACGAAGTAAATCGATTAGAAAAATAATTGATTTATAAATATAACACTATATATTACGTGAAATAGAACAGAGAAAAAATGAGTTTATCATTAAGTATTGTATTTTTAGAGGAGCAATGTTATCATACATCAGGTAATAGGAGGTGCTTGATCTGTGTTTAATGTAAAATATAATTCACATTCTAAAGAATATATAGTTTATAAGGAAGATACTACATGTGCTATTATGAAAAATAATAATTTGCACTTAATTAATGGATTTATATTTTCAATAGCTGATATATGTAAAATATTAGATAAATGTAATTATTCTCATAAATAAAAATTAATAAAATAGTGAGAAAAAATATTGTTTAAATATTTATATAATGCTATCAATAAGATCAATCAAATTACATGATGGTAATTTGATTGATAAACCTATTATAGATTTTGATTAAACTTTATTCAAAATCTATAGAAAAGGTAGAACAAAAATACAAAGAGAAATTGAAAGAGTTAGAGGTAGAGTTACAACAATTATTAGAAGAAAAAGAAAATAAAAAAATTAAAAATAAATTGCTAAAGTTATTTCATCTTAAATAATGAAATGTATATAGTATAAAAAATAACTGTGTTTTATAATTAAAATATATCAAAATAGAAAGCAGGCTTAATTGATGAAAACATGTAAAACACAAGAACAATTTCAAAAGGAAGTTTATGATTTAGTAGGTGACGAATATAGTGTACTTGGTAAGTATATAAAAGGTGATATAAAAATAACAATGAAACATAATAAATGCGAACATGAATGGGATGTAATCCCTAACAAGTTTTTACAGTCAACTCGCTGCCCTAAATGCCATAGAGGTGGGAAAAAATCACGAACTTGGACAAGGAAGTGAGTTGATTGGAAAAAGAAAAAAGGTTTAATAAGGAAACTTTTAGAGTAGAAGAAAAACATGAAATTTGGCTTGATGATTATGATAAACATGTTCTATTCCAAGAACTTAATATGAGACTTATTGACTTAGAAATTGAAAGGAAAGAGATGAACATATCTAAAGATGATAAAGATTCAGAAGTTAATAAACATATTGAATCTTTAAAAAAGACAATGAAAAAATTTGGTTTAAAGATATTAAATTATTCAGGTAATTAAGTTCGCATTTCAAAAATACTGTGAAAGAATTTGGAGGGGGAAAACATGAAAAAAATACAATACAAAGAATTAAAAAATATAAAAGAGTTCAGCAAAGAAAAAAATGGATTGGTTTGGAGTCCTTTTAATGTTGATGAGTTTATGGGATTTACTATATATAGAATAAGAGCCACAGAAGGTTTAAATGGAGAAGCTATTTTAAAGTATACAGAAGAATATGTTATGAGTGGACATAATAAAGAAAAAGAGTGCAAGGATGAAGAATATTTAAATCAGATGAAAAAAGATTTAAAAAGAATATTAAATTATACATAATTTGAATTTAAGAAGAAGTGAAAGAAGGGACTAAAATTGAAAAGAAATGAGTTAGATTTTAATGATAATAAAACTATATTAGGTATTTATAGTTGTGCGAATGAGGTTTTTGGTGGTGGAATAGCAGTCCCAGTGGAAAATGGACATCCTTGTGGTTGGGAATGGTTAGATTTTAAATTTATTGATGATATATTAGTAGATAAATTTGAAAGTTCAGATATAAGTGATGGCTGTGGAAGTGGTGAATATGAAGATTTAACTTTTAAAGAAATTCTACTTAAAACAAATGGGAAATTTGCTTTTGAAGTTAATGAATATACTATAAATTGGGATAAAGATTGATAGATGATAGAGAATAAGAAAACATGAGCAATTAATTGAATAAAAAATATAAAATAATTTAAAAGGTTGTGTTTCAATATGGTAAATTTAGAATCAGCTAAAATTATTGTTAACTATTTAAAAGAGAAAGGAAAAATTCTTTATAGAAATAATGTGGATGTATTTGGAGATGAAGAAATAGTTTATTTATATAATACAGAAGATGACAGAGATAAACATATTAAAGAAATGAAAGAAAATGGTTGGGAATATGATATAGATTTTCAAAAAGATAAAGAAGGTGTATATGTAGATTATTATCATATGAAAGATAATATTTACGTATTAAGAGCTTGGTTTAATAGGAGGAACGATACAGATATAGTTAAATGGTATAAGGAGAAGATAAAATATGATTATTGTCAAAGGGATTAAAGATACAGTTGTATTTGATCCACGTATTTTAGATAATAAAATAAAGAGAGAATTTGATACATGTCCTTATTCTTGTAAAACATACGATGATAAAAGAATAAAATATTTAAAATATAAAATAGATAAAATGAAATACAATATAAAAGCAAGTGGTAAATTTGGTGATAATATATATTATATAGTACCTACTTGTAAGATATATCATGAATATGTTTTACATAGGTTAGATATAGAGATTCCTATTCAGTTATTCAAAGGCGATGAAATACAAATTAATAAAAATAATAAAATTACTATTGATAAAGTAAGTTATGAGAATGGGAATATTATTTATTATACCAATGATACTATTGAATTTATAAATAATGATAAAGAATATTTTGATAAAACTATAGAAAAAGCTGAACAAAAATACAAAGAGAAATATAAAGAATTAGAAATTGAATTACAACAATTATTAGAAGAACGAGAAAATAAAAAGATTAAAAACAAAATACTAAAATTCTTACATAGGATTTAAAACCATTATTTTATATGAAGTTAAATATGGTAAAATAGATTTATAGCAATGGAGGGATAATATATGAAAAATGTTTATAAACAATTTGGATTGCAAGAAGAATTTAATGAAATTAATGAATATTATAATATAGATACTAACTTAGATTTAAATGATTCTGAAAACATAAAGAACATAGCTATAACATCTATAGAATACCATTTAAATAATGGGTCTGTATTATCACATAAAATATTAAAAGCTGCTTTAAATTTTACATTGTTCTTTTCAGATTTGATAAATGAATGTGATGTAGAGGAATTTATAAAAGTATTAGGTAATGATGAAGATACTTTTAAAACTTTAAAAGGATTTACAGATGCTTTTGCAGAAACACAAGCTTTAAATAAATCAACAAAGAATTGTGTAACTTTATTCGAGAAAAAGCACACTATTAATATATGTTTAAAATCATTTCAGGACTTAACAAGTTGTATATCAGAACATTTAACATATATTATGAAACTAATAAATGTTAAAAATATTGTATATTCTAAAAAAGATTATAATTCTAGATTAGTAGATAAAATCAATAAATTAACTGGTAAAAATGAATACTTGGATAAATTGTTAGAATTAACAGATAGAAAATTAAGAAATAAAATTGGTCATGGAGATATATATTATGACTTTGAAGAATGTGTTTTTAAAACAAAGACTCAAAAGACTATTTGTAATTATAAAGATTTTCAAGAATCAAATTTTAATTCTTTTGCATTTGAAAGTGGTCTTATGTTATCTTACCAAATGCTTAATCTCTTATACCTGAATGAAATAGAAACATTAAAAAAATATGCTCAAAGAATAGACGAAATTTCTTAAATTAAACAAAAGTGATATTTTAAAGGGGTGAGAATATGAGTGTGTTTACTTTAAATATTGTAATAGGGGCAATGGCTTTTATAATAAGCAAAATAAACAATATGAATGAAGACCCATTTGAAGCCTTTAATTCGATTCAAGAAAGCTTAGAGGAAATAGATAATGAAAAAATAACTAACTTTGTTAATGGATTAATAAATGCTAGTATATCTAATCCCCTAATAGGATATTTTTTCATGTTTTTAGTGTATATGACACCTATTTTAAATTTATTGTTATTAATCAAAAGTATAGTAAAATATTTTAAAAAGGGAGATGACTAATATGATAGATTGCAAAGATTATGATAAGTGTACAAATACAAAGAAACAATATCATTGTCAATATTGTGAGCGTAATATTAATAAAGTTAAAATTAAAGACTATTATAATTATGATATTGAATTGGAATTTAAACTAGCATTTGAAACTATTTTAGAATCATCAAAAGATTTAGGAATTACAGAAGAACAATTAAAATGTGCAATTGATATGATTACAAAGTGTTGTGAAAATGATAATGGAAATTTGGTAAATATAAAATAATTTAAAAATAAATTAAAGGAGTGTGTTTGGATGCAAGATAATGATACTTTAAGAGAAATGTGTATCAACCAAGGATATGTACCATCAAAATGCAAACTAGCAGAAGTATTAATAATGGGATTGATCCAAAGAGGTGAAAATCCTTGTTGGGGTTGTAATCATAATAGGAATGAGTGTGGTGGATGTCCTAAAAAATTACTTAACCAAAATGAACAAGAATATTTTAATCAATGGGAGAAGGAAGAGAAAGAATTACTGAAAAAAGAAGAAAGAAAAGTAAAACGACTAAATAATAAATCAAATGAATTAATAATGGATATATCAACAGGAAGAGAACACCGAGGATATTATACATATATAAGCATAAAAGATAGAATAGAAGAAAAATGTTATTCTATAAAGCTAAGTGAAAATTTAAATGAATGTAGTAAAATAGCAGCTATGTTTATTGAAAAATTTAAAATTAAGGAAGTTCATATAGGTGTAATGGGCGTTGAAAGAAATTTATATGACTGCTTATTATATAACTTAGAAATACATAATATAGATTGGTGTGATGTAATAGGGTTTACATATAAAAGATTAGATTTTGATACAGACATAAATAGCTATAGTGAACAAAGTAATAATAACAAAGAATTTCAATTTATCAATCTTAGTTAAAATGAGGATTTTATATGAACATAAAACAATTTAACAATGGAAAGTAAAACGAATAGAATCATGAAAAACAGTTGGGAGGTTAATAATGGAGCAAAGAGAAAAATGTGATATTTGTTTTTTTAGAGATAAAGACGATAATTGTAGACAAATATTAGGTATTATGGGAAGTAGAACGCCTTGCAATTATATAAAGAAATGTGAGATATTTCGATCAAAAGACAGAAGCAATTAATTCGCAGTTTGAAATAAAGATAAAATAAACGGAGGAAGTATGAGTATTAATAAAAATGATTGTTTGGATTGTAAAAATTGTGTTTGTGAAGATAAAAAAAGTAATTGGATTTGTTTAGAAGGTCACGAAATTATTAAAGATAAAAATGGGATAGTTGAAGTCTTAGACCATGATTGTTATGACTTTGAATACGAGGAATAATTCCCAATTTGATTATATTGTGAATAAGAAAGGAGCTAAGAAAATGAGATTTATAGATGCTGATAAACTTTTTGAAGAAATAAAATGTAACGATTTAGAGTTCATGCAACAGGCTAATTTAATGATTTGTTTGAAAAATATTATAGATAGACAGCCAACAATTTCAACAACGGTTGATATTCCTAATAATAGGGAAAGTTAGTGACACATTTCAAAGATATTGCGGAGAAAGGGTTGATTAAATGAGTAAAAAATATTATGAAATGAAAGTTTTAATTAAAGGTGTGGTTAGAGTACCAATGAATGATTATGAAGATAGGGAATATGCAATAGAATGTGTTGAAATGACTGATGATATAGTGGATATTGCTGAAAATATTCAAAGAAATAATGATAAAGAATTTTATGTAAATGTAAATAAAAGAACTGTAAAAGAAGTAGGTGTTGATTAATTCGTAATTCAAAGATATTGCAAACAATAATTTAAAATAAACATTTTACTTAAACTTAAAATAATTTAATAATAAAAAAGGGGAAATGGATGTATGAATAAACAAATAATGATGTTTTTAAAATATTTTTTAACAATAGAAGATGGAAGTAATGAACAAATACCAAATTCTAAAATAGATTCAATTATATTTAATCCTCGGTTTCATAAGGCATTGATTAAGCAACAATACTTAAAGAAGAACGAAAATATTTTTAGAGGATATCCTTTTGAAATAGATTATAATGAAGGTGCTGATTATTGGGGAATGATGTTAAGTTCAAAGGAGGAAAATAAATAACTAATATAAAACAATTTAATGAAATATGAGGAAATATTGCAAGTAATAAAGTGTAGCTACACTTCTTATTAGGGAGGGGGATATAATGAGAAAAGTTTTTTTAGATAATTTACCTAGAAAATATCGATTAGGAAATGAAATAATAGACTGGAAAAATTCAATAGGTTTAACTATTCCATTTATTTATGATAATATTAATGACAAATTTAAAATAATTAATTATGATGGAAGAAAGATATATTTAATATATAATAAAGATTTAAAATCTATAGATAGAGCAAATTTGATGGAGAATAAAATAGGCAAAATAATAACTGTTGATCCGAAAATAATTACTAAAGACGGATATATAGATGTTAGTGAAATCGGCAACACAAAAAAAGGTGTTGATTGGACAAACTCTATTAATAAAAAAATTAAATTTAAATGTGAAAAGATAACAGGAGAACTAAAAGTATTAGATTATAATTCAAAAAATCAACAATTAAAAATTATTTATAATAATAAGATTTTTATGATTACAACACAAACATTATTAATGGGTAAATTAAAGGTTGTATTAGGAAAAAGAACAGATGAATACTTGTATAATACTGGAGATATAATAAACAATGTAAAAATTATTGATTGTGTTAAAATTAAAAATGGAAAACAAGTTCCTAGAAAAGGATATAGATATAAATGTTTGAAATGTGGGTACATTGGAGAAAATTCAGAAGGTCATTTTAGAGGAGATAGAGGTATATGTCCTGTGTGCTGTACACCTTGTAGAAAAGTAATAAGAGGTATAAATGATATAGCGACAACACATCCATATTTAATAAAATATTTTGTTAACATAGAAGATGCTTATAAATATAGTTATTCAAGCAATAAAAAAGTTTTAATGATATGTCCAGACTGTGGATACAAGAAAAAGATGGTAATAAGTCAATTATACATATATGGATTTTCTTGCCCAAAATGTAGCGATGGAAAATCATATGGTGAAAAATTTGTTTTTAATGTTTTAAATCAATTACATATAAAATTTGAAATAGAAAAGGAATTTGAATGGAGTAAAAATATTACATATCAAAATTTTAAACTGAATGGAAATAAAAGATATGATTTTTTTATACCATCAATAAATTGTATAATAGAAACTCATGGTGGTCAACATTATAGATATACAGGAAGAGGTCGTTCTTTAGAATTAGAGCAACAAAATGATAGATTAAAAAAAGAATTAGCTATAGCTAATGGTATAAAGCATGAAAAATACATAGTAATTAATACTAGTAATATAGATTTAGTTACAATAAAACAAAATTTATTAAATTCTCAATTATCTAAAATTTTTAATTTAAATAAAATAAATTGGAATAAGTGTGAAGAATTTGCTTTGTCGAATAGAGTAAAGGAGATTTGTATATATTGGGAAAATGGATTACATAGTACAAAAGATATTGCTGTAAAATCTAAGTTATCAAGAGGTACTGTCATAAGATATTTAAAAATCGGAAGCAAAATTAATTGGTGTAACTATAATCCTAAGAAAGAAATAAGAAGTAATAGTCGAAAGGTCGGTGGTAAAAATGCCAGAACTATAATTTGTTTAACTACTAATGAAATTTTTAATTCCATAGTAAGTGCTGAAAAAAAATATTTATTACCTAAAAGCAAAGTGAGTTCGTGTTGTAAAGGAGAAAGAAAGTCAACAGGTAAACATCCAATTACAGGAGAAAAATTGAAATGGATGTATTACGAAGATTATTTAAAATTACATAATAAGAAAGCAAGTTAATAAAATCTAGTTTTTATATTAATTAAAAACAAGTTAATAAAATAATAAACTAGGAAGAAAAGGAGATATGAATGGTTACTATAAAATTAAAAAACAGTGAAAAAATAAATGATTGTGATAAAAGTTTATTTGTTAGCTTCTTTTACAATCCTGATATAATTAAAGGGATAAAAACAATTAAACCTAGACATTATCATTTTGAAACAAAAGAATGGGAACTTTCACAAGAATCTATACATAAACTAATAGAATTGTTTGGAAAAGATAATTTAAACATAGATGAAGAAGTTGATCTAAATTATACTAAAAAAGAAGTTAAGTTATATAATGATTGTAAATGGAGTATATTTAATCCTTTATTAAAAACTTTACCAGAAGATATATATAACTTTACAATAGAAGTTCTAAATAAAGTACCAAACTATTTTTATATTGAACCAGCATCTACTTCAGGAAGGCATCATCCTACGTATTCTTTAGGAAAAGGTGGCTTGTTAAGACATACTTTATCAGCAGGATTAATAGCTTTAGCATTATTTAGAAATAATACTATATGTGGGAATTTTAACAATAGGGAAAAATCCTTGATGTTGTCTTCTATTATTTTGCATGATACCTTTAAACAAGGCTTAGAAGGTGGTAAATATGAAATAAAACATCCTATTGTAGCTAGTGATTTCATAAAAAAAATGAATCAAAATGCATTACCTAAAGAAGATGTAAATATTATATGTGATTGTATTGCTACCCATATGGGTGAATGGGTAATGGATTTTAAAATAAAACAAGAAGTTTTAGATAAGCCTGTAACAGAAATGCAGAAATTCGTACACTTATGTGATTATTTAAGTAGTCGAAAATTATTGGAGATCAATTTTAATGCAGTTGAATAGTAATTTATTTTATGACTTGACAAATGTAAAACAATTTGGTAATATATATTTATAAGATAAACGCATTGATTTGCAGATTTATCTTATAAAATATCATAAATACAAAACAATTTGACAAAATTAAATTAACATGATATACTAAAAAAGTAAAATGAATGAAAAACAACAATTAATTAAATGGAGGGATTTGAATTATGTTGGAAAATGAAATTCAAGAAATGGTGAAAAAAATGATAGGATCACTGGAAAAAGAGAATAAAAATAAACCAAGCAATATTTTTTATATTAACTTAGATAATATAAGAAAAGGAAATAAATTTGATTTAATTGATTTGTTAAAAAATATGCCTGAAACAAAATCAAATAAAAATAATAAAACAAATAGAATTACAACTGAATCAATGGAAAAAGGATTAAATAAAGTAAAAGTAGTTACAGATAATAGAAAAGCTTTAAAAAAAGGTGATATAGTAAGAATAGTAAAAGGAGAATATAAGGGCATAACTAAAGAATGTAAATTCCTAGAGTATTGTGAAGGAATGGATAAAGTCTTAATACAACTAGATGAATTAAATCCTTTATATGTTAATCCAGAAGATATAGAATTAGTTAGAAAAGCTAAAGAAGAATATAAAGCAACAACATTTAATGAAATAGAAAATAAATATGAAAATATAATAGTAGAAATCGAAAATGATATGTTAACTGTTATTTTACAGGATGGCACAAAATCTGAAAAACGAATAAAAGGAGAAAGTAGAGTAAAAATAATGAAAATCACCTATTATGACGCTAAGATAAAACAATATTTAAAAGCAACACAAAAACTAAATGATATAAAATAAGGAGGTAATAAAAATGTTAAACTTAGAGGAATTGAATTTCATTCAAAAGAAAGCAAAAGATAAATTTAAAGAAGATTATGAAAAGAAAAATGAAAAGTTATTAAAACAAATAGAAAAAGATTTTATTAAGAGCTTAGAAAGGAACGATGACTATTTTGAGCTAGATATAAATAACTATGGAGACTTTAAAAAGACCGAGGAAAATTTTATGAATTTGAAAACATATTTAGAAGCTAAAGGATTTACTACATATTTCCCAAACAATGATTTAATAAATGTACATCTAGATAAATAGAAAACTAATATAAAACAATTTAATAATTAAGAGGTGATATATTATGGACAGTATATCAATATCAAATGATACATTTAAAATGGATGTAGAAAATATAATGATACATGATAAATATGGGAAACGATACAAGATAAAGAGTGTATCAGATTATAAATGTATTATTATAGATTCTAATTATGAAATGATAAAAAAATGTTTGCTCAGTGAAATAGAAAGAGTTTGTAATAATAAAATGAGAGAAATAGAAAAAACAAATATAAAAAAACAATTGGTTGAATACTTTATTCGTAAAGAAGAACACTTAATTAAAGATGGTATGATAGTTTTAAAGAATACACCGCTGAAAGATGATAAGGTTTATGTAGAATTTGAAGATAATGATAAAATACTACAAATAGATACAAAAGGTAATAAAGAAATATCTGTACCAAAACAATATGTGGATTATAAAAACACTATTTACTGTACTTATAAAACTAAAGATTGGCTTGATACAATTGAAATAAGTGCTGGTGATGTATCAGGGATAGCTCTAGAAGATATTAAAGGATGTGATACATATTAAAGTTTCAAAACAAAGATGGAAAGTGATTAAACGAGTAAATAGTCCTCCTATAAATATAAAGTAGATAAATCATGAATTTTATCCAAACTGAATTTATGAAGAAAATTAAAAATTAACATAAAGCAATTAAAAACAATTTAATAAAATATTTTTTAAAATTGAAAGGGGAAATATACATATGGCAAATGTAAAAAATAAATCAGTAAAAACTAAAAATGAGGTAGAGGTAGCAGGTGTTGTTAAAGAAAATAAGTTGATAGTAGATAAAGATAAAGTAAATGGTTCTTTGGTTATACAATATGGGAGTAAAGTAGACCAACAAGCGGAAATTAAAATGTACATAAATAGGCTTAAGGATGAGAAAGATTCAAATGGTAAGAAAACAGGAAAGCAAATAGAAAATAAAAAATATGATACAGCTAAAGAATGGGCTACTAATTTAATTAGCACAGCAAAATCAACAGAAGAGAAACCAGCTAGTGTAGTTAGAGTTTATGGGAAAGGAGACTTTACCCCTAGTATAAATTTAAATGAATATTGTAATGAAAACACAGATGATATCATATCAAATATTGAACTATCTTTAGGTTTTGGAAATGTTTATGAGGGAGATATTCCTAAAGAACAATTTAAAGCTGAATTTGATATGATAGTTTATCTAAATAAAAATCCTAAGAAACAAGAAAAAGACGGTAAGGAAATATTAGTTATTGAAGGATTATACATAGATTATCAAGGAGCAGTTAAACCAGTGGAGTTTACTGTAGAAGATGAAGAATTAATAGAAGGGATAGAAGAGTGTAAAAAAGGAGATACGGTTAATTTATGGGGTAGCTGCAAAGTAGCACATATAGTAGAAACTAAAGAAAAGAAATCAGGATTTGGTGGTAAAGCAAAAACAGAAACTAAAACTTTCACACAAAGGCAGTTATTAGTTGAGGGGGGAGACCCAATAGATGAAGATGATAAGTTAGCAATTGATTCTGACTTTATTAAGAAAGCACTAATTGAAAGGGAAGCTTATTTAGAAGAATTAAAAAATAAAAATAAAAAAGATAATAAATCAAAGGGTAAAGGTGGATTTGGTGCAGGAAGTATTTCAGATGGAGATATACCATTTTAAAATTGTCCTAACTTAAAAAATATATAGGTTGCATTTTAATTAATGCAACCTATATATAAAATAATTGTAAAAATAAAAATATTTAAGGAGTGTGTTTTATATATGGCAATGGATTATTTAAATATGATAGAAGAAACAGTAGTGGTAAAAGGATTAGAAGGAAAAATTATAATGATTTATGGAGGTAACAATTTAGGAAAATCAAAGCAATCAACTAAATTTCCTAAATCTATAACTTTACCTTTTGAACCTAATGCGTTAAATGCTATTGGAGGAGCTAAAAAACTTCCTATTCATGATTGGGTAGGTTTTAAGGATTTTACAGATTCTATGTATAAGGACAAACTAACACTTGAAAAGAACAAAAGAAAATTAGAAAAAGCAGAGAGTGATCTATCAAAGGTAAAAAAAGAAGATAAAAAAGATATAGAGGAAGAAATAGAAAATTTAAAGAATAAAATTAATACTAGTCCATATACAAAATTTAGAGAACAAGTATCCACAATAGTTATGGATTCATTAACAGCATTAGCAAAAAGTGCTGAAAAATACACTACAGACGCCGCAGATGTTACAGAATTATATGAGGGTAACAGGGGGCAATTATATAAAAGATTTGAAAATGAAGCATATCATACTATTAATAAATTTTTCAATTTAGGTGATTTTACATACTTAATTTTAGCACATGAAGATTTTAGAAACATAGGAACAGAAGAAGAACCAATTAATCAGGCTATCCCAAAAGGAGACTGGAAGAGAATAGTTAAGCCTGTAGTTGATAGATGTGATATTATAGCTTATTTATATAGTAATGGTATGGATGAAAACTATAAGGCTATACCTTCATCAGCCATTTTAGTGGAATGTAATAAATGTTTTGCAAGAACTAAATGGGATAACATGGCGACTTTCATTAAGGAATATTCTGCCGAAAATTTAGAAAAAGCTGTAGCAGAGGCAATAAGAGAACAAGAACAGAATGGAGTAAAAGTTGGTACATTTGAAGAACAACAAAGTTCATACATAGATACTCTATCAGTAGATTATGAAGAAATTAAAAATGAAATTGGAGAATTAGTTAAGCAAATATATAGCTATGATGATGAAGACGTAGAAGGCGAAAACATGACTAAATATAACACCATTGTTGAAGAAATTTTAGGAGTTGATAAAAAAGTTTCTGATACAAATGAAAAACAGGTTAAAGTTCTCGAATTAATTTTAAGCAAAACTAAAGAAATAGTTGCAAATTTAAAATAAAAAGTAGGGAATTTTTCCCTACTCTACTTTATAATTAAAGGAAGTGATAAAAATAGCAAAACCAGTTAAATGCCCTGTATGTGGGAAATCAAATGATAAAAGTAATACAATAAAAATTAATAATAGATATTATTGTATTTCATGTGGAGAAAAAAGACAAAAAGAAATGGATAAAAATTCAAATGGATGGAATGGTTTATATGATTATATGAAAGAATTATATGGTGATGTAAATGGAAAAATGTTTAGTTTAATAACTAAATATCGTAAAGAACCTTATAATTACACAAATGAGGGTATGAGGTTAACATTATATTATTATCATGAATTATTAGAAAACCCTATCAATGAAGAAGCCATAGGTTTAATACCATATTATTATGAAAAAGCAAAACAAGAATATATAATTAATATGGACATACATAATCATAATTCATCTATAAAAATCAAAACAAATATAAATCGAATTAAAGTAAGTCCAACAAAAAATATAATAAAATATAATAAAAAAATTGACTTAAATAGTTTAGGAGTTGATGAATCATGAATAATAAGAAATTGATAAAACTATACTATGATTCAAGAACAGGTTTTCAAGTAATTGGTTGTTTATTAAAGAAGCCAATTTTATTAAGAGATAAAAAATATGATTTATCACCAGATGATTTCTATAATAATTTCCATCAGTATGTATTTTCAGCTATAAATAATCTGTATGAAAATGGAGTAGAAGAGATTAATTTTGTAGAAATTGAGGCTTATTTACATCAATCTTCACCAAAAGGATATAAGATAGTTTTTGAAGATAATGAAGGTATGGAATGGTTAACTAATTGTCAAGAAAATTCAGCTTTGAACAATTTTGATTATAATTATAATAGATTAAAAAAATTTTCAGTCCTTAGAGATGCACTAACAGAAGGAGAAGATGTAAGTGATATATTAGATTTAGAAGAAATAGATAATAAACAAATTGAAGAACAAAGTAAAGCTTTTGACAGCCTAACTATAAAAGAATTGATTCAGCATTTTGATAAACGTATTTTAAAACTAAAAACTAAGTATAACAATAATAAAGGTGAGGATTACTTAAAGGCAGGGGATTGTAGTGAAGAAATACTTAAAAGAATTGAGAAAGGTGAAACTTATGGGTTATTAAGTTTTAGTGGCTTTAAAAATAGAATAACATATGGTAACAGAAGAAAAAAATTTCATTTATGCTCAGGAGGCAGTGGTGTAGGTAAAAGTAGAACTGCTTTAGGTGAAATAGCTTGTTGTGTGGCTACAGAATTATGGGATTATAATACAAAACGATTTATTAAAAATCCAAACAACCCAGACGGAGATTTGTCAGCAATATACATAGGGACTGAAATGGATCTAAAAATGGAAGTTAGTATAATATTATGGGGTATTATAAGTGGGATAGAAACATCTAAAATAATTGAAAAAGAATTGGATGAAGAAGAGTGGAAAAGATTGCATTATGCAATAGATGTATTAAAAAGAAGTAAAATACATCTATATAATGAACCAAATTATGATATAGCATATATTGATAATTTAATAACCTCGCATACATTAAAGGGAGAAGATGTATATGCTATAGGAATAGATTACATATTATTAACAGGGAATTTAGTATTAGAAGCAAGAGAATATTCAAAGGGAATGTATACCAGAGAAGACCAGTTATTCTTATACGTTAGCAAAATGTTTAAAGAGGAAATATCTAATAAACATAATGTATTTGTAAGTTCTTCGACACAATTAAATAGAAATAAATCCTTGCCTGATTCAGAGAGAGATGAGTCCATGATACGAGGTTCGTTTTCATTGTGTGACAAGATTGACATAGGAAGTATAATTTTAGAACCAACGAAAAAAGAATTAGAAAAAGTTGAAGATATAATAAGACAAACTCAAAAATGGAATCCTAAAAGACCAAATCAAGTTGAACATATTTTTAAAAATCGTGGAGGTAAGTGGAAGAAAATTAGAATATTTAGATATGTTAACTTAGGAAATATGGATTCAACTGATTTGTTTGTAACTGATTGGGATTTTAAATTAATTGAAGATATTGAACAGATTTTACCGATTGTTGATTATGAAGAAAATTACATAAAATCATTTGAAGATTAGAGGTGACTTTTTATGGTCACAGCAGACGCAATTCTTGAAAAATTAACAACTGAACATGTTATTCAAATATTGAATGAATATAATATTGATTATAAAGATGAATATAACCCTAAAAGTATAAAATGCAAAACAATTTGTCACTGTGGTAATAGCTATAAATTATATTATTTAAAAAAAGAAAAATATTTTTATTGTTTCACAGAGTGTGGTAATTTAAGTGTTTTTGATTTGCTTATGAATATTAATAATTGGACTTTTCCTCAATCAGTAAACTATGTTGCTAAAATAATTGGTTTAGCAATTACTTATGAGAAGCCTAAAACTTTTGGACAAAAAAAGAAAATGATAAATGATTGGAATTTTATTAATAAATATAAAAAAATAAAAAACATAACTAAGACTAACCCCAATCTTCCAAAATACAATAAAGATATTCTAAAAGTTTTTGATAAAATTTATCCATCTTCTTGGGAAAATGAACATATTTTAAAAGAAGCTATGAAAAAGTTTAACATATGTTTTCACACTTCTGAATTTTCAGCAATTATACCACACTACGGGATTAATGGTGATTTAATTGGAATAAGATCAAGACATTTCTTACAACATCATATAGATAACAATCAAAAATATATGCCCACTAGATTAGAAAACGAAATGTATGCACATCCATTACAATTTAATTTATATGGAATTTATCAAAATAAAGATACCATTAGAAAAAAGAAAAAAGTTTTATTAGTTGAATCTGAAAAAAGTGTGATGCAATGTGAAAGTTATTATCCTAATGAAAATTTTTGTCTGGCAGTATGTGGCTCTAATTTAAGTAATTTTCAAAGAGATATGTTAGTTTATGACTTAAAAGTAAATGAAGTTATTATAGGATTGGACAAGCAATATAAAAATATAGATAGCGATGAACATGACAAATATATTAAAAAAGTTTGTAAAATAGCTGATAAATTAGTGAATTATGTGAATGTTTATATTGTATATTGTACGGATAATAGATTGGATTATAAAGATGCTCCTACCGACAAAGGTAAGGATACATTAGAAAATTTAATGAAAGAAAAAATAAGATACTATAAAGAATATCAAGAATAGGAGTGATTGAGTGAAATGGAAAGTAATAAATAATAATAAATATGAAGAAGTGAGGAATAATTTATTACAAATACTTTTAAAAAATAGAGGAGTTACAGACATACAAGCTCTTTTAAATGTTAATAAAAATAACACTCATCATTGGAGCAAAATGAATAATATGAAAAAAGGTATAGATTGTTTTTTAACACATGCAAATAAAAAAAATCATATCCATATTATACAAGATAGTGATGCTGATGGAATGACAAGTGCTATTTATTTCTATAATTATATATACAATAATTTTAAAATAAAATGTACATATCACGTTCATAAAGGAAAACAACATGGAATTATTTTAAAGGAATTTAAAGAATTAGAATATTTAGATGACATAGATTTGATTATATCTCCTGATGGAGGAAGTTTTGATTATGAAGAACAAAAAAAGCTAATTGATATGGGTAAAGATATCATAGTTTTAGACCATCATTTATTAGAAGAAAATACAGAATTCAAAGAAAATAATAGTATAGTTATCAATCCACAATTAGATAATTATCCTAATAAAACTCTTTCAGGAGTAGGGGTTGTGCATAAATTTTGTGAAGCTCTTGATGAGTTATGTAAGTTCAATGACTCTCAAAACTATTTAGATTTAGTAGCTTTAGGTATGGTAGCAGATAATATGGATTTAAGAGATTTAGAGACTAGATATTATGTATTGGAAGGCATAAAACAAATGAGACAAGATAAAGAAAGAAGAGATAACAATTTAAAAATTACGGGGAATTCTTTTATACAGGAGATAATTAAAAGTAAAGAAGATAAAAAATTAAAACATATTAATATAGATTCTATAGGATGGGAAATAGCACCCTTACTAAATGGTATGGCACGTTTTGGAAAACAAGAAGAAAAAATTGATACATTTAGAGCTTTAATAGAAGAAAAAGAGGATAGATGGTATCAGCCTAGAAGAAAGAAAAAAACTGACCTTAAACCCGATAAAGTTTTAAAAACATTACAAGAAGAAATGGTTAGAATTTGTACTAATGCAAAAAGTAGACAAGATAGAGCTAAAGCTAAAGGGATTGAGAAACTTGAAATTAAAATACATGAAAAACAATTAGATAAAAATAAAATTTTAATAATAGATGGTACAAATGAGTTGGTAGATTCAACTTTAACAGGATTAGTAGCTAATGGTTTAGCAAGTAAATATAAAAAGCCTTGTGTTTTACTTAGAAAAAAAAGTGATAATGTTTATGGTGGCTCAATGAGAGATTATGATATGAGTCCTATAGAAAATTTTAATAAGTTTTTAGTAGATACTAATAAATTTGAATGGGTAAAAGGACATGACGGGGCAGCAGGTTTTTCTATAAAAAAAGAAAAATTATTTGAAATTAACAATACTATAGAAGAAATGTTAAAGAATACAGTTATGGAAGATACACATTTGGTTGACTATGAGATACCTGTAGGAAGATTAAATAAAGAACAAATTATGGAGATTGGAAGTTATCAAGATATATGGGGAAATACATTGAAAAAACCTAAGTTCGCTATAACTGATATTAATATAGAAACTAAAAATATTGAGTTATTAGGAGAGCGAAAAAATGTATTAAGATTTAAAAAATATGACATTACTTTTATCAAATTTTTTGCTAACGAAGAAATGTTAAATAAAATGAAGATGAAAAATAAAAAAGGCTTTGGTAAAGCACCTAAGACAGTTAAGTTGGATGTTGTTTGTTATGCTAGTACAAATGAATATAATGATGTGAAATATCCTCAATTAGAAATTTTAGACTTTTATGTTAGAAAAGCAGATGAGGTGATTTTCTAATATTATTGAAAGGTAAAATAAAGGAATGTAAGAAGGTGAAAACAATTGAATACAGATATTATAAAAAAGATAGAAGAAGAACTTAAGCATATGAAATATATAGATATTCATAATCATACTCATAGGTCTAATTTGCGTTTATTAGACTGCATAATAAAAGAAAAAGATTTGGTTGATTATGCTATTGAATTGGGTCATACAGGAGTTTGTATAACTGACCATGAATGTGTTTCAGGACACATAGAAATTTTACAATATGTATTAAGTTTGAGAAAAGATAAAGAAACAGTTGAGAAAATGAGAAAAGAAGGAGTACAAGAAAAAGAATTAGTTAAAAAATTTAAAAATTTAGAACTATTAGATAAAATGCGAAATAATTTTAAATTAGGATTAGGAAATGAAATATATTTAGTAGATAATTTGGAAGATGTAAGAGATAACTATGTCAGTGGTGAAACTAAGTTCTATCATTTTGTCTTAGTTGCTAAAGACGAAATAGGACATAAACAATTAAGAGAACTATCATCTCAAGCATGGAAAAATTCTTTCTATACTGGTCAAATGGAAAGAGTGCCTACAATAAAAAAACATATGGAAAAAATAATAGGTAATAATAAAGGACATTTGATTGGTAGCACTGCTTGTTTAGGTGGGGAATTAGCAAATCTTGTATTAAAATTACATGAGGCTCAATTAGAAAATAATGAATTTTTAATAAGTAGCATTAAAATAAAGATACATAAATTTATTAGTTGGTGTATAGAAATATTTACAAAAGAAAATTTTTATATAGAAATTCAGCCTTCTGAAATGCAGGAACAAATTATATTTAATAAAATGGCTATTCATATAGCTAAAGCATATGGATTAAAATACATAATCACTACAGATACCCATTACTTAAAAAAAGAACATAGACAAGTTCATGCAGCCTATTTAAATAGTAAAGAAGGAGACAGAGAAGTAGATGATTTTTATTCATCTACTTATATGATGTCTACTAATGAACTTTATGATTATTTAAAAGATTATTTAACTTTAGAAGAAATAAAAAACTCAATAGAAAATACTCAAGATATATATAACAAATTGGAAACATATGACCTACAACATGGCGTTATAGTTCCAGAGATAGAGCCTCCTAAGTTTAGGTTGAGTCATTTATTTAAGCATTACTATGATAAGTATGAATATATTCAAAAGTATGCTTATAGTCCTTATATTCAAGATTTATATTTTTTATATTTAATTGAGCAAGGATTTGAAGAAAAAAAACAAGAATTAAATGAAGAAAATTTAAATCGAATTAATATTGAGTTAAAAGAACTATGGTTAATATCTGAAAACATAAAAATGAGATTATCAGCTTATTATGTACTAACAAGAAAGATTGTAGATATAATGTGGGATGATAATATGGGTAACAGTCTTGTTGGAGTAGCAAGAGGAAGCGTAACAGGATTTTATACTGCTTATCTTATTAGTATAACTCAACTAAACCCCATAAAGTGGAATTTACCACATTGGAGACATGTAACAGCTACTAGACCTGAATTACCTGATGTGGATTTAGATTCAGAAGCCCTAAAAAGACAAGGTATCTTTGATTCTTTAAAACAATTTTTTGGATTTGATAATGTCTTAAATATATGTACTTTTAAAACAGAAGGCTCAAAAAGTACAGTATTAACTTCATGTAGAGGATTAGACATAGATAATGATACTGCACAATTTATAGCAGATTTAATACCATTTGAACGTGGTTCTAATTGGAGCTTAGAAGATTGTTTTTATGGAAATGAAGAAAAGGAGCGTAAACCGTTAACTGAATTTATCAATGAAGTAACCAAATATCCTAATTTAAAAGAAACAATGATGGCTATTTCTAATTTAATATCAGGTAGATCAATACATGCAAGTGGAGTTTATGTATTTAAAAATGGATATGTAAATCAAAATAGTTTAATGAAAGCACCTAATGGACAATATACAACAGCTTGGAATATGACGGACAGTGATTATTGTGGGGGACTAAAGGTAGATTGCTTAACTATAGAAGCACTGGATAAAATTAGAACAGAATTAGACCTACTGATAGAATATAAAAAAATAAAATGGCAAGGTAATTTGAAAAATACATATAATACATACATACATCCTGATGTCTTAGATTATAGGACAGAAGAGATGTGGGAAATGATAGGTGATAATAAAATTGAAGACTTATTTCAATTTAATACAAAGGTTGGCTTAGAAGCAAGTAGAAAAATTAAACCTTACGATTTACCTACTATGGCAATAGGCAATTCTGTTATGAGATTAATGGGAGACGGGGAAACCAATCCAATTGATACATTTGTAGAATATAAGAATAATATAAAATTATGGTATAAAGAATTAAAAGAATGGAAATTAGATGAAGAAGAAATAAAAACTTTAGAAAAATATTTATTACATACATATGGAGTTGCGACAACGCAAGAAGATGTAATGGAATTAGTAATGGAAGAAAAAATTTGTAATTTTTCTTTAAAAGAAGCTAATAAATTACGAAAAGCAATAGCAAAAAAGAAACCTAAACTTATAGAAGAATGTAAACAACTATTTTACAATAAAGGTTTGGAAAACAAAACTAGACTTGAACTTCTAGATTATGTTTGGAAAATACAAATAAAAAGACAGCTAGGATATTCCTTTTCTCGTAATCATACTACACCATATAGTGTAATAGGTTTACAAGAAATGAATCTAGCATATCACTATAATATGTTATTTTGGAACTGTTCAGTTTTAACAATTAATGCAGGAGCAGGAGAAAATGAACTAGATATTAATGAAAATAAGAAAAAAACAAAAGTTACTAATTATGGAAAGATTGCAACAGCTATAGGACAAATGCAAAACAGAGGGGTAAAAGTAGCTTCACCACATATAAATAAAGCTAAGTTTGGTTTTACTCCTGATGAAAAAGCAAATGAAATAATATTTGGATTAAAAGGAATAAGTGGTGTAGGTGATGATGCAGCTTATGAAATAATTAATCATAGACCATATAATTCTTTGATAGATTTTCATGAGAAATTAGTTAAAACAAAAAAGGAAGTAATATTATCTACTGGTAAAAAACAAAATAAATCCTTAGTGCCTTTTGGAACAACAGTATCATTAATTAAGGCTGGAGCTTTTGATTCTGTAGAAAAGGAAAAGATTCGTGAACAGATTATGAAAGATTATTTAAGATTAAACTTCCCTGATAAAAAAACTTTAGATATGAGAGCTACTGAAAGTGTAGTTAATTTGGGGATAGTTCCACAACAATATAAATTAGCAATAAGAGTAAATGGATTTAAGAATTATGTGGTGACTAAAAATAATTTTATTAAACAAGATGAAGAGAAAAAAAGTAAACAATGGTATGTATTAAAAGGACATAATGAAATTACAACTCAAAAGACTATTAATTTTTTTGAAACATATTTTATAGATGATATGAAAGAAAATGAAGATTATTATTATAATGAACAAGGGGATATAATTTTTTCATGTAAATTAAAATCAACTGGTTTTGAAAAAGTTTTTGATAAACTTACGAAAGATTTTAAACAATGGTTAAAGTCCTCGGATTGCTTAGATAGATATAATAATTTTGTATTTAAAGAAAAATGGAACAAATATGCTAATGGAAATATATCTAAATGGGAAATGGATAGTTTATCATTTTATTACCATAAACATGAGTTAGCTAATGTAAATAAAGAAAAATATTTTATAAAAAGCTTCAGTGAACTACCAGAAGAACCTATAATTGAATCATATGGGAAATATAAAGATAGAGAATATCCAATTTTTAAACTTTACAGAATTGCTGGTACAGTGCTAGATAAAGATAAAAATAAACATATGGTAACTTTGTTAACTATTAATGGTGAAGTAGTCACTTTAAAATTTTATAGTGGTCAATTTAGTTTTTATGATAAAACAATTTCAGAACAAAATGATAATGGTGATAAGACTGTTATCGAGGAAAGTTGGTTTAAAAGAGGACAATTAATTATTGTAAGTGGTTATCGTAGAAATGATATATTTAAACCTAAAAAATATAAAGATAGTGCTTTTCAACATACTGTATATAAAATTATTGAGGTTGGAGAAAATGGAGAATTATCTTTTCAAACGGAACGATATAGAGGGGAGTAAAATTAATGAGTGAGAATATAGAAACAGGAGAAATTGTATCTTGTGAAGTAAAGATTAAAACAAAACTATATCCTAAGACAGAAACACATAAATCAGATGATTGGTGTATATTAACAGGAAAAGTTGTTCAAGTTTTAAAAGGCGAACCCAAAGTACATGAAGTATTTGACACTATAACTATAGTGGGTAATTTACCTAAATATAACTATACAGATACATATAAATTAGTAGGAAAAGAAACTTATAATGAGCAATACAAATCATATCAATATGAAAAAATGTATTTTGGTAAGCCTATGGATTTAAATAATAAAAAAGAGCAGAAAATTTTTCTTTCACATATATTAACTGAAAAACAATTTAATAATTTTTATAATACATATGAGAATCCATTTGATGTCATTCGTACAGAAGAGTTAGAGAAAATAACAAAAGTAAAAGGGATAGGAGCAAAGACAGCAATTAAAATTATAGAAGACTATAAGAATACAATTGATTATAGTGCTATATATGTAGAATTAGATGAATATGGATTAACGCAAAAAATGGTTGAAAAGTTGATTGAGCAATATGGTAGTCCTAATATAGTTATTGATAAGATAAAAGAAAATCCTTATATTCTAATTACGGAAGTAAATGGTATAGGTTGGTCAAAAGCTGATGATATGGCATTAAAAGCTGGTATGCCTATTGATTCTGAATTTAGAGTACAAGCTTTTATTCAACATATATTAGAAGAAGAAGCTCAAAAAGGGAATTCATATGTTAGTCCAATATATTTAATGGAGCTAATGTACACTGAGTTAGGTGAGATAGATAATGAAACATTAAGTAGGATAATACAAGATATGTATAAGAAAAAGATATTATGGCATAACTGTGATAAAGAAAGTAACAAAACAACAAAAGTTGGACTAATGAAATATTATAGTTTAGAAAAAAATATCTGCAACGAATTAAAACGAATAAATAATGGAATTAATATTTTTCGATTTAATAATTGGGAAACAATAATAAAAGAGACTGAGCAAAAACAAGGGTGGGAATATACAGATGAGCAAAAGACAGCAATAAAGGAAGCTTTAAAGAATCAGTTTATTATGATTACAGGAGGTGGGGGAACAGGAAAAACAAGTGTAGTTAATGGTATAATTAGTGTTTTATATAATTATGGATTTGTTCAAACTGCATTATCAGGTAAAGCTGCTTCCAGAATGGCAGAGGTTACAGGAGAAGAAGGATATACAATTCACAGATTGTTAGGGTATAAAAAGCCTCATGGATTTTTTTATAAGAAAGATAATCCAATTCCAAAAGAAATAATTATAGTTGATGAAATATCTATGTTAGGTGGAAACTTATTCTATGATTTGATTAAAGCAATAGATACAAACAGTAAATTAATTGTATTAGGAGACATACATCAATTAGAAAGTATTGGCTGTATGAACTTAGCAAAAGATATTTTAGAGAGTAAAACTTTAAAAAGTGTAGAATTAACAAAAATACATAGGCAAGCTCAAAAATCAGGAATTATCACAAGTAGTATGTCAATAAGAAATAAAATCCCTTTATATGAAAAAGGATGGATTGGACATGAAATATATGGTGAATTAAAAGATTTCGAGTTAGAAGTTTATAAGAATAAAGATGATAGTGTTAATAAATGCTTAGAATATTTTAAAAAATGCTTACCTTTAGCTACAGACATAACAGAAATACAAGTATTAGTACCTGTAAAAGATAGAGGAGAAGCAAGTGTTTATAATTTAAATAATAAAATACAAGAAATATATAATCCATCCCATAATAATAATGAGTTACAAATTTCTTTAACTAAAGATAAGAAATTTACAATTAGAGAGAATGACAAAATAATGGTTATTAAAAATAATTATAAAATTATTGATGTAACTGGTAGAAATACACCTATTTTTAATGGTCAACAAGGAATAGTAAAATCTATAGATTTAGACAATGAAATTATATATGTTGATATGCCTTATGTTAGCAATGAATTAGTAATAATACCAAAAAAATATTGGGGTAGCTTAATTTTAGGTTATGCTATGACAGTAGCAAAATCTCAAGGAAGCCAATATGAATACATTATAGGTTGTATAGATTACTCTACTCCGCCCATGATGTTAGTAAAAGAATTAGTGTACACTTTAATAACTAGAGCTTCTAAATATGGTGTATTATTAGGAGAAACAAATGCATTATATAAGGCTATGATTACAAGCTTTGTATCTACAAAACAAACATTCTTAAAACCTATGCTTGATAATGAAATAATTTAATAAAAAGCAAATAAGTGTTTGACAAATATAAAATAATTTGGTAAGATAGGATTATGAATTAAGGAAAATATAAAACTTTTAATATAAGAAGGGAGTAATTATGTTATGTTGGATGAAAGATTAACTACAAAGGAAGATGGAGAATTATCAAGCGAAGATGTATATGATATAGGTATTATATTTAATAGTGTTGATGAATGTATTAAAACTTTAAGCTCTAAATTGAATAAAAAATATGAGGAAATAGTAAATGATTTTAATGAAGAGAAATCATATCATTGTGGCTTAGATAGTTATTATGTAGTATATGATGAATATGTTGTATTTTCAACAGGTAGAGTTGCTGAAGTTAAGTTCTATTAAAATAAGAATTTTATAGTAATATAAAACAATTTAATGAGGGAGAGATTATAATGGAAAAAGCATATTTAGTACAAGAATCAAGTGAATACTATAAAGACGTACTGAAATACATACAACCTGATAAAGAACAGAGCAAATTTGTTTTTAGCTTTTTAGATAAAAATAATATACAAGCAGAAAGATATTATTTATGTGGCGATGGGTGTTGTAACAAACCATTTTTACAAGAAGATAAGGGAGATATTTCTTTATCAATAATACCAACCGATGAAGATAAAGAAAAACTAAGTAAATCATTGTGTAAACCAGACCAATATGGCTTATGTAGTTTTAAAAAGAATAGTAAAATAGGTAAAGAATTTGCACAGTATTGTATAGATAATAAGATAATTATAAATTTATTAAAACCAAGAATAGGTGATTATTTTGAATCTAAATCTCCTAATAATTTATCTTTAGGTGGATATAGACTAAGTCAATTTGAAGTAGGAGATAACCTATATGTTAAATTAGATAGTCATAAAATAAATGAAGAAACGAAAACTCCTGAAGGATTTGTTGAAATTAAGTTGAGTGAGTTTTATAAAAAATTGGAGGAATATGAAAATGGGAGATAAACAATATATTTGGGAAAGGGTTTAATGAGTTTAATGATATAATAGAGTAAGGATATATAAAGGAGCTGATATCTGTATAAAAGATGTTGGAATTACGTATATTTAGCTATGTGGGAAAAAAATATGATGAAATAGTTTAATGAAGGAGAGAAGTGAGATATGGGAACAAAAGGGAATATAGGATGGGGTATTTCAAATTACTTTAAATTACCTAATAGGAAAAGAAAACTACTAACTAAAGAGTTTTTACAAACTTTTAAAGAAGAAATAATTAAAAGAGATATTGAATATAATAAAAAGCATAATAGATCACAACTTAACTATGAAAATGAAACTTATTATAGTTTTTATGGTCAAATAGAGGGAACTGGATTGTTCTATGAAGCCTTGAAGAATGCTTGTGAGAGACATAATTTAGTTAAAGCTATTTATAAATACACTTTAAAAATGCCTTGGTATGATAGTGATTGTTTTGAAGAGGATTTGGTTTTAGAAATGGTTAAAAAGGGTGTTATTGAAAAAGGTAAAAAAGAGGATTCAGCTTTAGACTTTTGTGAAGCAGGATATATGAAAGCAAAATATAAGCTAATACAACATCACAAAGGATATAATGAAATTAAATATGGTAATTGGTTTGATGATGATAAAAAAGGCTTAGAAGCTATTTATAAGGATAGTGATTGGGAGTTAATTTGGTTAAATTAGAACTGAATAAAAGCTAAAATATATCAAAAATAATTTAATAAAAAAGGAGGGCTTTTATGAAAGGTGCTATATTAGGAGATATCATAGGTTCAAGATTTGAATTTAGTAAACTTAGGAATAACAAGTCAGAAGATTTTAAACTATTTGATAAAAAATGTGAATTTACAGATGATACAGTTTTAACTATAGCTACAGCAGATGCAATCTTAAATAATAAAAGTTTTGAACAAGCATATAAAGAGTGGGGAAATCAATATCCTAATTGCAGTTATGGTAATTCATTTAGAAATTGGTTAGAATCTGATAATGCTAAACCATATAATAGTTTTGGAAACGGTTCAGCTATGAGAGTTAGTCCTATAGGATGGCTATACAACGATTTAAAAACTGTAATGGATAAAGCAGAAGAATCAGCAATAGCAACACATAATCATATAGAAGGAATTAAAGGGGCTTCTGCTATAGCAGCTTGTGTTTATTTAGCAAGAATGAAAACTCCTAAAAAGATAATTAAAGAATTTATAGAAACGTTCTTCGATTATAATTTAAATAAAAGCATAAAAGATATAAGATCAAGTTATTTTTTCGATGAAACTTGTCAAGGAAGTGTACCAGAATCAATTATATGTTTTCTTGAAGGGAAATCATATGAAGATGTTGTTAGAAAAGCTGTTAGTCTAGGTGGAGATACTGATACTCAAGCCTGTATAGCAGGGGGCATAGCAGAAGCCTATTATGGAATACCCCTTGAATGTATGATGCAATTAAATCCTTATTTAGATAAGTATTTACTATATATTATTGTTCAATTTGATAAAGTAATAAGACGAGGCATGGTTGAAGACTATTTTAAAAACAATTTAATAAAATGATTCTTTTATCAAAAGTTTAGGAGGTGATTAAATTTAAAATGCTATATGATTGTTTTATGCAAAATCCTTTTTTAAATGGACTTGCTACTCTATGTGGTTTAATGTGGTATTTAGTCCTCTGCAAAGATATTCAAAAAGATTGGAGTAGTCATAAGAAAAGCAAAAAATATCAAGGTATATACATAGGAGATATAATTGTAAATATCATAACTCTACCATTGGGGTTAATAAAAATTTTTGGATATATAATAATTGCAATAATAAAAGGGGTATCGGCTTTAATGGAAGTTAAGATAAAAGATTGTGAACATAAAAATAAAACCAATATAATCCTAAATAATCAAGATAACGTTAAAACAGTCCCTCCAACAAATGCTCCAGCACCTCCGCCACCACCAAAACAACATTAAAAGAAGGTGATTAAAATATCAGATATTCAAGATAAAGAGTTTCTTAAAGATATGATTAATTTAGCTTTGGAAACAAAAGATAAGGAATGGTTTAATCAATTAACTAATGAATTAAATAAGTTAGAAAAAGAAGATGATACAGAAATAGATTTATTTAATCCTAAAAGTGATTACGAAGGTTATTATAATGATTTATTTGAGTATGAACATTACATATGTCAAACCGATTGTGATTTAGTGGAAGGTCAAGCTTTAGCAATTATAGATAATAAAATTTATGGCAATATAAATAATCAAGAAACTTTCAATAAAGTAGAAGTTATTGTTCAGTTAAAAGAAAATAAAACATACAAGAATGGAGATAAAATACCTAAATTAGAATTAAAAATGTGTGATGATAATCTATTATGTACTGCCTTATGGCTTTTAGGTTATCTTGGAGGACAAGCAGATGTGGAAAATTATTGTAATATCATAAAACAAGAAAATGAATTACTAGATAAAGAAGTAGAAAGTTTAAAAGAGTATAATGATTTATTAAAATCAGAATTAGGAAGATTACAAAGTGATTACTTTGCAAACAAAGAGAAAAAGAAGTTTAAGTGGAAATTTTGGAAGAAATGATTATGAAATAATTTTAAAACAAATACATAAAACTGAAAAGGGATGGGTGAAAAATAATGAACAAAATATTTGAAACAACAGGTAAAAACGAGAAGCAATTAACATTATATATATTATGTAAATCTAAAAAAGAAGTAAACCAGATTAGTAATTTTCTTTGGGAAGATAGGAGAATAGGAGAAATAATAGAACATGACATAGAAGACAATTGCTGTTATCAAGATGATAATAATAAGTATTTTTGTAAGCCTTTTAAGGAGTTAATTAAAAGTAAAAGATTAGATTTACATAAAGATTATAAGAAACCTCAGACTATACATAGTGTTTATGCTGATTTAAAATAATTCAAAAATAAATACATATACTTGACAAATGTAAAATAATTTGGTAATATAAAATAGAAAGGTTGGTAAAAATGAACAAAGGAAGTATTTATTTCAATGAGTTTAAAGACATATTTCATAATCCAGAAATGTATTTAAAAGATGATGGATTAAATTTATTACATGAACTTGCAACAGATTTCTTAACTTTAATAAAAGAAAATAAAATAAAAGAATTAGAACAAAATTTAAAAGGGATAGAGTCTGATGCCGAAGATTATAGTTTTAGTAATGATAGATGCCCAAAATGCAATGAAGAATTAATTGTAATAACAAAAAGAGATACTGAAAGACTTGAACACTTTGGAACAGAATGTAGTCAATTAATAAGTTATAGGAAGTGTCCTAATTGTGAATGGAAGGACGATGATTAGAAAAAAGAGAGGATGATTATTTGAAATCGAAAAGATTATTAGCTATTATTTGTATTTTAGCTATAAGTAATATGTATTTACTACATAATAAGAATAAAAACGAACAACAAATACATACTCAACAAAAGACAATTGAGAAAGAGCAAACTAGAAATAAAACATTAACAAAAGAGATTGATAATAAGAACATAAGGATTAAAAACATAGAAAACACAAATAGCGAAAAAGATAGGAAAATAAAGAACTTAGAAAATAGTGTAAGTAATTTAAAAAATAAAAATGAACAATTAAAAAAAGCTAGATTATCGAGAGGAGGTGATTTGTCAGGCGGTAGACAAATTAAATCAATAAAAGTATATGTGACATATTATACAAATATTGACAATGATTTAGAAGGTGGGCAATTAGATAAAAAAGGCAAGAATTTAACATCACACAATATGAAAGTTTGTGCTATGCCTAAAGATATTACATATGGAAGTATTTTAAATATAGAAGGTATGGGTAATTATAAAGTAGTAGATTCAGGTGGAGCAATACAATGGCTAAATGAAGATAAAACAGAATGTAAAGTTGATGTATTTATACCAAACGTTACAGGAGAATGGTTAATTAATAATAAAGAAAATAAAATTGCTAATGCAACTTTATATATAAAATAATTTATTAAAGGAGGATTGAATTGTGTGCAATGGTAAACATACATATTTAACATGGAGAATGATTATGGAAATAACAGAAAATCCATACTTAGAATTTAAAAATCAGAGTGGATGGACGGTTAAAAATAAGAATGGCGATATAAAATTTTATGAATTTGGAGAAGAAACTAGCAATATAGAGTTAAAAACGAATGAATCATGGGAAGTAGTTGAAAAACCTGTAGATTTTAAGCTTGTATTAAATACGGATAAAAAAGTTAAAGTAAAACATTATCTAGTACTGAATGACCCATTTTTTACTAAATATCATACATTAAAAGAAATTTTTCACAATGGTTTTAGCAGAGACTGTTCAGATGGATTTATGAGAAAGGTTATTGCGGAAGGAAAATGGTATATAGACCCCATATTATAATGAAATAATTTAATGAGGAAGTGGTTAGAATGAATCCAGTTTTCTATTTAATTGTATTTTTGATAGCAATTATTGCCTTTATATCATTAATACCTATATGCAGCAAGTTGGTAGATTTAACAAAAGCAATTTCAAATAAAATATTTAAAGATAATGAGGAGGATAAATAATAATGAATAAGAAGTTTTTATCAAGTTTAATAGCAGGAATATTAGTTGTAGGAGGAGTATTTACTATATTTAAATCAACAGAAAGAATCAAGGCAGGATATGTAGGTGTTGTTTATAGTATGAATGGGGGTGTAGAGGATAAAACATTGGGACAAGGTTGGCATTTAATATCTCCATTTAAAAAAGTTGTAGAGTATTCAGTTGCTACTGAACAAGCTTTTTTAAGTAAAGACAAAAAAGAAGGATCAGAAGATGATGATAGTTTCTTAATTCCAAGTAAAGATGGGAAAGTACTTAACATCGATCTCGAGTTCTCCTATCATTTTGATAATGAACAATTACCAAAAACATTTACAAGATTTAAAGGTCAAAAAGGGAAAGTAATCGAACAGAATTTTATAAAAGGTAAGATGAAAGCGTATGCTACAGAAGTATCTTCTAAATTTTCAGTGTTAGATATTTATGGAGAAAAAAGAAGTTATTTAAATAAAGAATTATATGAGTATTCTAAAGAAAGATTTAAAGAATATGGAATAGTTATTGATAGTGTCAATTTTACAAGAATAAATGTAGATGGACAAACTAATAAGGCTATACAAGATAGAATCAACGCACAACAACAATTAGAGCAACAAAAAATAGAATTAGAAACTGCAAAAATAAAAGCACAAAAAGATAAAGTAGATGCAGAATCTAAAGCAAAGGTAACAGAAATAGGGGCTAAAGCTGAGGCAGATGCAAATAGGCTAAAACAATCTACATTAAATAATACTATAGTAGAATATGAGAAAGTAAAGAAATGGGATGGTAAAGTACCTCAAGTACAAGGAGGAAATCCTATATTAGATATGAGAACTAATAAATAATTTAATACATAAGTTGTATATTATAGTTGATTAAAGCTATAATATACAACGGTTCAGATGGTTTAAAATATGGATTTTATTTAAACAATTTAATGAAAAATGATAGAAAGAAGGTTATATAATTGAATAGTAAGTTTTATGTAAAGTTTGATGATTCAACTAATTTCGATGATTTAATAGAAATAGGCGAAGAACTTGATATAAGTGTTTTAAAAGGGAAAACAATAAAAGATATAAAAATAATATCTGATTATGAAATTTATTTTTATTGTAAAACTGGAGAAATTTATAAAATGTATCATGAATCAGAATGTTGTGAAAATGTAAGTTTAGAAGATATTTGTGGTGATTTAAATGATTTAATAAATTCATCTATATTGATTGCTGAAGAAGTAACAAATCATGATAATCCTAAATATGAAGAAGAAGATGGTGATAGTTTTACATGGACATTTTATAAGATATCTACAGTAAAAGGACATGTTACAATAAGATGGTATGGTACATCAAATGGATGCTATTCTGAATTTGTTGATTTTATACAAGTTGAATAAATATGAAGGAGTGATAAGATGTTTGCTGATGATTTATTATACAAGATAGAAGTAGATATAACTTCTAAGGTAAAGAAAGGTTGTGACATAACTCCAGAAGAATACATAAAAGAATTTAAAGTCATATTTCCACAAATACAAGGAGATGATTTAAAAGCGTGGGAATATCAAATTAGAGGAATATTTGAAATAGTTAATACTCATTATAAAAATATTTAAGGGGGTAATAGTTTATGGAATTTAAAATTGGGGATAAAGTTAGGATCAGAGAGGATTTAATAGTAGACAAAAAATATGGTAAAACAACGCTACTTTCAAATATGGAAAGATATAAGGGTGTAGAAACAAGTGTTGTTGACATGAATTGCTTTGGGTGTTATTTATTGAAAGATAGTAACGGTTATGCTTTTGACAGTAAAATGCTAGAACCAGTAGAAGAAGAGTTTACTTTTTCAGAAGTAATAGCAAGAATAGAACCTAATGAAATTTATGAAAGTACCGTTACTTTTAGGAGACTTACATCTATACATATGAATGAATATGGTTTTCTTGAATTACGTTATATTAAAAATGATGCAAAAGGACAACCACAATTATTACTTAATGATGTTGTGTATATAGAAAGGAATCAAAGATTTAAACTAAAAGAAACTAAAAAACCCTTTACAATATATTATGTGGAACACAAACCTAACAATAAACAATATAAATTTATAAGCAATGAAAGATTAGATGTAAATAATTTTGTAGTATGTGATACTCAATTTGGAGAAGTTTATGGAAGGATTGTTTCGTATGAAGAAGATATGTTAACTGAAAAGGAAAGTAATCAACTTAAAAAATGTTGGAAAGCTTAACTGGGAAGGAGATAAAATATGGAAAAATATAAAACTTATGAAGCGATCAATATGTTATCTAACAATCCCAATTTAATATTCATAAATAGTGAAGGTCAAAAACTTCAATCTTGTAGTGATGGGTTTTTAAGTTATATAGGAGTATTAAAAATAGAAGATGTGTGGAGAATATATGAAAAACCACTTACCTTACAAGAAGTTTTAATAAGAAGTAAAGAAAAAGATTTAGTGAAATTAAATCATCCTTCAATTGAGAACATTAGTTATTTTAGGTTTTATCATAATCTTAGAGAAGTTTTAAAAATAATAGCTTCAAATGAATTTTTAAATGATAATTCATTTTCTGAAAACACAATAAAACATATACTTGTAGAAGGAATATGGTATATAAAGAGTGAAGTATGATTAAAAGGTTGATTTTATAGTAATGTAAAATAATTTAAGAATATGCATAAAGAAAGAGTGGTATTATGAAATACTATTTAACAGTTAAAAACATGAAAAATTTTTTAAATCAATTTGAAGATAAAGATTTAATTGGTTTTTGTAATTTAGATGGCAAAAATGTTTCCGAATTTTGTATGAAACCTTCTATGATATTTCCCATAAAAGTAAATCTTCAGGAATATGAAAAACTAATAAATTCTAATGGAGAAGAAATAAAAGACAATAATTTAACAGTTGTTGATTTTACTTTCAAAAATTCAGAAGATACTCTTAATGATATTGGAATTCATAAAATTTGTGAAATAGGTAAAGAAGTGCTAATAAATGATATGGTAAATAAATTACATGAAATGGGTATAGAAGATGTTGATGAATATTTAGGATTAAGTTAATAAAATAAGAAAGAAGGTGATTTTTAAAATATCATAATAACATAAAATAATTTTAAAGTAATGCATAAAAGAAAGAAGGAATTATATGATAAAAGTAATAGGAAAAGAAAATTGTCCAAAATGTTATATAACACAAAAAAGATTAACAGATAATAAAATAAACTTTCAATACATAGATTTTGAAAAAGATTTAACTGAAAAGGAACAGAATGAATATATTAATATTGCTCGAAAACAAGGGCAAATGGCATTACCGTTGTTGTTTAAAGAAAATACGCTAGTGAAAATAGAGGATATTTTATAATGAAGAATATTTTTATAACAACGCAGTTTTCTATTAGTGGAGATGGATTGTATTATCCTGCAATATCAATATATTTTAGTGGTTGTGATAAAAAAATAAAATGTGCAGATTGTCATAATCCTGAATTGCAAAAACAACGGGTTGGTTATGGTACTAATTATATAGAAGTAATTAATGATCTAGACAATAAAATAAAAGAATGGCTTACTATATATCCTGAAATATCTATATGTTATTTAGGAGGAGAAGCCTTAGCAAAATGGAACAGAGAAGCCACCTATCAAATCTCTAAACATTTCAAAGACAAATATCAAAATAAAATATGTAATATTATATATACTTGGAGATATTTAAAGGATTTACGTGAAGTAGAAGATTATATTTCATATATAGATATTGGAGTATTAGGGGATTACCAAAAACAAAATCATGTTGTTAATCAAATTCCATCATCTTCAAATCAATTTATATATGATTTTAATAGAAAAATTAAATTAAGTAATATTATTAAGGAGGACTAGCCTATGAAGTTAAATGTAACATTAGACAAAGATTTTGAAAAGAAGTTTGAGGAGTTAAAAGAAAAGTATGGAGAAGAAATATTAAAATTAGAAGGATTATCAGACGAACAGCTTGATACAACAGCTTTTTTTAATAAGTTTATTAGTAGTAATAATGTAGCAAATGCTTCCATTGATGATAATAGTAATGTAAATAATAAAAATATAAGTGTCATGATTAGTGAAAGTAGAAAACCTTGGAACAAATTATTTTCAAGAAATAAACTATATTTAGAAATGAAAGAGGAGTTTGGAAAAGAAACAGCAGATAAATGGTTAGAACTACAAATTAATGGTGCTTTATACGAGCATGATAGCCAAGACACAAGTTTTAAGCCATATTGCTATGCTTATTCTTTAAAACCAATAGTAGAAAGAGGTTTGTATTTTGCCAAAGATATGAAAGGGAAACCAGCACAACATTTAGATACCTTTAATAGTCATGTCAAAGAATTTGTGGCATTAGCAACTAATCAACAAAGCGGAGCTGTAGGAGTACCAGATTATTTAATTTATTCCTTTTATTTTTGGAAAAAAGATAGTGAAGAGCAAAATATGAATAAAGAACAAGCTAAAAAATTCAAAGAACAACAATGGCAACAAATATTGTTTAGTTTAAATCAACCATTCTTGAAAGGGCAAGAACAGTCAGCTTATACCAATTTTTCAATTTTAGATAGAGAACATATTATGGGGTTCTTTGGAATGGAGAAATTTCCAGACAACACATTAATAATTGATTATTTAGAAGAAATTATTCAATATGAAAAGGATTTTCTTGATTATGAAAAAAGATTAAGATATGAAAAATTCTTTACATTCCCTGTTATTAGTGCAAGTTTATTATTTAGAGATGGGAAATACTTAGATGAAGATATGGCGAAATTTGTTTGTAAACACAATCTAACATGGCAAGATGTTAATATATATAATGCTGAAAATGTAGATGGTCTGGCTTCTTGTTGTCGTCTTGTATCTTCTACACAAGAAATGTCAAAAGGACAGCAAGAGTTAACAGGGCATTTTAATTCAATAGGAGGCTCTTCTATATCTATAGGAAGTGCGAAAGTTAATACAATTAATTTAGTGAGAATAGCCTTGGAAACCAAAGGAGATTTTGATAAATACATAGACATATTGAAGGAAAGAGTGAACATATCTCATAAACTATTAAAAATACATAGAGATATTCTAAATAAGAATATTAAACGAGGTTTGCTACCTATTTATTCAGAAGATTTAATGGACATGAACAATCAATTTAGTACAATAGGTATAAACGGTATGTTTGAAGCTATAAAATTATTAGGCGGAATTTCTAAAAACAGTACAGGATATTATTATACAGAAAAAGGTTTAGATATGGCAAAAAAGATACTGCATACAGTAGTGGAAATGAATAAGCAAACTTTAAAAAGATATGGGTTTACATCAAATGTTGAACAAATTCCTGCTGAATCTGCTAGTATAAAAATGTGTAAAAAAGATAAAATATTATTTGGCAATCAATTAGATACTTATATATATGGTAATCAATGGATACCCTTAAATGTTCAAACCGATGTATTAGAAAGAATTAAAGTTTCTTCTGAATTAGATAAGGCATGTGGTGGAGGAGTTATGTTACACGTTAACTTAGGTGAAGGCTTTAAAGATGAAGAAGAAGCATGGAGAATGATGACGTATTTGGCGAATAAAGGTGTAGTCTATTATAGTTTTATAATGAAAATAAATGTTTGTGAATTAGATCATAGTTTTTATGGAAATATATGTCCAATATGCCACAGACCAAAATCAGATTCATATATAAAAATAGTTGGATATTTAGTAAAACAAAGTTCTTACAAATCAGAGAGAGCTAAAGAAATGGATGAGAGAGTTTTTTACAGTTTATAGGCAATATAAAATAATTTAATAAATATACAATAAATACTTGACTAATATAAAATAATTTGGTAATATAATACTTGTAGGGTTTGCACAAACATTCCTTACAAGTATATTTTTTAAAAGAGAGGAAAGATGTTAAATGAGTAAAAGGATAAAAACAGTAGAAATGAATGAATTATATTTTGCAAAGACAAAGCCAAATGCTATCATACCAACTAAGAGAGATGAAGATGCTGGATATGATATATATACTTGTGAGACAGAAACTATCGTAATAGAACCTAATTCAACTAGATTAATAGATACTGGAATAGCAATAGCTTGTAATAAAGCATATTTTCCAAAATTCTTTGATAAAGGTGGAATGGGAAGTAAAGGTATAATAGTAGGAGCTGGCGTAGGAGATAGCGGATATAGAAATGGTTATTTTGTTCCTTTAATTAACACAAACAAAGATAAAACATTAGTAATAACTACTCAAACAAAAGATGAAATAGAAAAATGTAATTATCTTAATTTAGATACAAAAAAATTTGAATGCATCTCTGATGATGAATTACTAAGATCAGCAGAAAAAGATATAAAGAGTGGTCAGCTATTATTGCATTTTCAAATAACTAATTATCCATTTAATATTAATAAGTATAATAATCAAAGAGTTGTGAAAAAAGAAGATTGTATAATAAAACCTATACATAAGGCGATAACTCAATTTGTTATGATACCTGTTCCTGAATTTAAGAAAAGAGAAATAACATGGGAAGAATTAAAAAATATTAAATCAGAAAGAGGATTAGGTAAGCTAGGAAGTAGTGGTAAGTAATGGGGATGATTAAATTCATTCCTTCTTAAAAAATAATTAAAAGGGAGTGGTTTATTGTTGAAAGAAATAACTTATGAAAAATCTCATAAAAAATTTAATGGTGTATTATATAAATTATGTAGTAAGTGTAGAAAATGGTTGCCATGTACAACTGAATATTTTTATAAAACTAATTCAAAAAATCCTAAAGGAGATAAATTGTTTCCTTATTGTAAAGAATGTAGTAAAGAAAAGGCTAGGAGTTGGAGAAGAAGGTAGACAGCTTGAATGGCAACAAAACAATAAAGATAAGATTAAACAATATAGTGAAGTAAGGAGCAACAAAAATCATACTATCACTTCAAAAGAGTGGAATATATGCAAAGAATATTTTAATAACTCATGTGCATATTGTGGTATGACTGAAAAAGAGCATAGAGAAATTTTTAATCAAGATTTACATAAAGAACACGTAGAGTGTGAAGGAGCTAACGATTTAAGTAATTGTGTTCCTGCCTGTAGAAGTTGTAATAGCAGTAAAAATATTTTTCAATTAACAGAGTGGTATAATAAAAATAACCCTAAGTTTAACCAAGAGAAATTAGATGTAATTAACAAATGGTTAAGTGAGGATTATAAAAAGATAATCAAATAACTATTTTATTCAAAATAATTTAATAAATCAAATCTATAGGAGGAATAGACAAACATGAATGAAATGGATAAAGAAGACTTAAAAGAATTTATAACAATAGTTAATAATGGTATACAAAGGTTAAATTTAGATAAGAGAGATGTTATTTCTATAATAAATAATCTGTACAACTATAACAATAAGGTAAAAATATTAGAACAAATAAATAGTTATGTAGAAGGAGATAAAACAAAGATTTGTGATATTTGTAATACAAAAATAACAGAAAAAGAATTTAAAAATAATGATGGATATTGCCATAAGTGTTTTGCCGAAATGCATAAAAGATAGTTCGTATTTCAAAAAATTATGACTATGAAAGGAAGTATAAAAGTGTTTTATTTAGGAGTGATTAAATTCAAAAACGGTAATGGAAGAGAAGTTTCTGCCAGTAGTAAAGAAATACTAGAAGCGAAAATAGACACGATCACGGATGATATTAGGGATAAAGTGATAAGGGTTAAGGTGTATAAGGCTGAAAATGTAACAGAGTTTACTTATGAAGAATAATACTAAATTTGAAATTATTATGTCATAAAGTGAGGAGGAATAAAATGGGCAAAAAATATTTAATTCTATGTAATAGGCATAATAGCATATTTGGTGGAGAATGGGGTCTATTTTGGGGATACAGAGAAAGTGAAGGTGGATATAATTCTGATTTGCGAACCGCACATAGATTTGACGAAAGTGAAATACATAGATTTAACGATAATAGGGATATACCAATACCTATAGATATCTTAGGCATACCAGAGGAATGCGAAGATGAAAAAACTATAAATGAAAACATTAATGTTGTGATTGAGAAGGGAACTTTAAATGATTTATTAGATTTAGATTTAAGACCATTACATCAAACAGGGCAATATTGCCCCAGTTGCGGTGAAGAACTCTAAAAAACAGAGGGTTAAAAATGAAGTATAAGGAGACAAAAACATATGGTTACTAAAGAAATGTATCTAGAAGGCATTAGATGTAAGGGAATATGTACATCTAATTGTAAAGATAAAAGTGATTGTTATCAGTATACTAAGGTCATTAAAAGTGATATAGAAATCAGAATGCATAATCATAAAGCAAATTAAAATATGAAAGGTGGAACTATTATGAATTTTATGGAGCAAATAATGTTAATGGAGAAATTAAGTCCGTCAGCAGATGAAATTATCAATGCTTACAACGAAAGGAAAGAGAGCTTTGAACCAGTAAATAATGAGATGTTTGAACAACATTCTAAAACTATTTTAGAAATAGTTAGTGGGGCAGGGATTGATGCAAAATATGAAAATGGTAAGGTGTTTATTACATTAGATTAAGTTGCAATTCAAAAAAAGGAGTGAAAATATGTTTGAAGGTAGAATTAATTTAATTAAAAGAAATAAACTTATACACTGTGGTATAAGAATGTGGAATGGTACTGAATATTTAATGACAAGTGTATGCAATCGTATGTGGAAACATGATGATGAAACTAATAAAGGAAATTCTTCAGAGGTAACGTGTAAAAGGTGTAAGAAAATATTAGATAAAGCAGATTCTAAAGGGCAAGTTAAATTGTAAAGTAATGCCCAATACAACTATAAGTTAACAGAACCTTTTATACAGTTTAAATTATTTTAATAAAACTTAAAAGAAAGGAAATAAATATGAAAAAGTTAATATGTTTATTACATCATCCTTTAAGACTTACAAAAACAACTGATTGTAATACAGAAGATTTTGAGAATGACAACAGAACAATTAGAATTTATAAATGCAAGTATTGTGGTAAAGATATATTAGTTACAACAAGATGTATAAACGGCAAGTTTTGCAAACCCTTCAATCATTCAAAAGATTTTAATTTTAATAATCAAAAATTCATTGAATTAATCAAATGGTTAGAAGGACAAAAATACGGATATTTGCTAGAAGATAAAAAAACTTGGGTCAACTATGGTGAATTGAATGATAAATTTCCATATGATGAAGATAAAAAGAAATGGGAATTAAGTAGAAATCGAATGATTGACAAAACTATACAAAGAATAAAAGAAATAATTATTTGAAAAAAATATGATAAAAGTTCAATTTTATAATATAAAACAATTTTAAAATAAGGAAGGGAATAAAATGCATAAAGTGTCTAAAAATTTTGATATGAATATATCATTTGATGAACTAATTAAGTGTAACAAAACTTGTAAAATAGATTTAAAGTCAACACACCATTTTGAAACATTTTCAGGAATATTAATATATGTGTCTCACCCACAAGTTAAAGAAAAATTTTCTATAGAATTAGGTGTAGATGAAGATGGAATAATGTATGAAGGTGATTATGGTTGCGAGGATAAATTCACAGAAATACCAATAGAAGAAGGATTAAAAATACTTGAAAAATATAGAGAATTTATTAATACAAAATTAGAATTAGAATGTGCTTTATTAACAAATGGTTTAAGCGATAGTTATATTCCATTTAAAATTAAGTAATGGGAGAACATGGAAAGTAATGTGTAATCATAAAAACAGAAAACCAATTATTGAATATGATAAAAAAGGCGACAAAGTTGTATATTCAACAGTTTGTCAGGATTGTTTTCAAGAATTTGTTATAAGTCCAATGTTATATAGTGAATACATAAGAATAATAAGGAGATAAGAATGAAAAAAGAAGATAAAGATTTTCTAAAACAATTACAACATGAAATGTTAACTCAAGATACTGTTGGTCAAGCCAATCCGAGATTTTGGGTTGTTATACAAGATGTAAAAATATATGGAATTGATGATGGATTTGATATTACAGGACAAACAATTTATTATGGTAGCGAAGAAATTGGAGATACTTTAGAAGCAGCTTGTGATTTTTTATTGGATTACATTTATGACAACTGTTTAGAATATACAATTAAATTTTTAAATGGATCAATATTAATTGATGGATTTGAACCAATGAATACAATAGGAGATGCTTTTGATTTTATGAATGATGAATTGCATTTAGAAAATATAAGTTTAGTTAATTATAGAATTGAGAAACAAATTGCACCAAATACAATGTTTCTAACTTTAAGAGAATGCAAAGAACATATTAAATCAAATAATTATCATTATAAAAATCCTCATCCATATGCCATGACAGCATGGAGAAGTCCACAGGTGACAAAACTTTATGAAGTACTTATGTATACAGATTGGGAAAATCTTTAGTTACAAGATAATACGTGAAGGAGAATTATATGTCAGAACAAGATATAGAATCCTATATGCAACAATTCAATGTAGATAAAGCAACTGCAATACAAGAAATAGATGAGATATTTAAAATTCAAACAAAAGAAATAGAAGAAGTGTATGAAGATATAATAAGAAGTTCTTATAGTTATAATAACATATTGTAAAAATGGAGGTATATAGATAATATGGAAGCTAAATATGAAGCTACGATTAAACTAACCGCAATAGGCGAAGTTAAAGATAAAGAGGATTTGATAGATAATCCTAAAGAACAGCTCGATAAGTGTGTTAAACAAGTTTTAGAAGATGAAATTGGTGGAAAAGTAGATATTAGTATAGATTCAAAATTTAGGGTAGAAGAATAAAGGAGAGACTTGTTATGAAAAAATATAAATGTGTAGTACATAGAACAGATGAATATGAAATAGAAATAGATGATAAACAATTGGACGAAAAATGGATGAAAAATTTTAGAGAATGTATGTTTGATTTTGATACATACGAAGAACATGCAGAACATATAGCACAAATGAGAGCTAGGTTTGGAGAGGGTTTTATAGAGGGATATGGAAATCCTCTAATTGATGGAGAAAAGCCATGGTTTTGCGATAAAGATGAGGTTAATGAAACAATTAATATCAATGTTGTTAGTGAAGATAGTCCCTATGAAACAGAAGTTGAAGTCGAAGAAATAGAATAATAAAAGAGGTGTTGGTTATAGAAAACATTAAAATAATATGTACAAACTGTAATGAAAAAGCAGACGTTATGTCTTGTAGAAGAATTAAAAAGAATGAAGTTTTAATTACCTATATTTGTCCATATTGCGGTAATGGAGATGAAGAAATCCATTATTTATATGAGGATTTATTAAATGAAAGAGAAAAGCAACTTTTGCACGAAGGAATTGCTTTGCTAATAGAAGAGGTAGAATATCAAGTTGATAAAGGGACAGAAAGTTTGAAAGAATGTAGAAGAAATAAGCTTAAAGAAATTATTCAATTAAGGAACAAAATATTATAAAATTTTAGTTTTAAACAAATATATTTTTGGAGGGAATTTAATGGAAAATCAATTACAAGAAGTTAAAAATCAATTTACAAAGGAATTATTTGAAGCAATCTATCAAGAAGTGATAACAAATGGTAATGAAGATTTATTTAGCTACTATAATTTGATTATATCAAATTTGTACAGGCATAATACTATACTCAAAGATATATCAGATAATGGATTAGCTTATATTACATACATAAATGAAGATATGGGATATACTGATGGAGATATTATTATATCCTTAAATAATAAAACGGAATATAGAATTAAACTCATATGGAAAGAAAATATGATAGGAGATTATTATGAAAATGAAGAATGTATTCTTACCCATGAATATAGAATAACACATATAAATACGATACAAACAATAACAGAAGAAAACACAGATAATACGATATTACATAAAATTAAAGCAGATACAGAAGATAGATTAAGAAATTTTAGATTACAACAGAAACAAGACAAGCTAAACAAAATGTTAGAAGAGAGAAAACAACTAGAACTGGATATAGAAGAATTGAAAAAAGAATTAGCACTTGCATCTTAATTAAAAACAATTTAGTAAAACAAAGGAGGAAATTATGTTGGAATTATTACTATTGTTCTTTTTAAAAGTTATAGACTGCTGTTTTACCACTTTTAAAACACTTCTATTAATAAGAAACAAAGACTTTTCTTCAAGTCTTTGTACAGCAATATCGCAATTTTTTTATTTAACTATACTTGTTAAAATAGCTAAAAACGATACAACACTAGGAATATTAGTGGTATGCCTAGGAGCTTTTGTTGGTTCATATATACCCAAATTTATTATAAGAAAAACTGATAAAGATAAAACATGGATTTATGAGATATTGCCACAATCAACAAAACAAAGTCAAGAAATTGCAGATATACTAAGAAACAATAACCTAGAAGTTTTCACTATAAAAGGATATAATTTTGATGTGGATAAGATATTAACTATTAAAGCATTTTCTAATAATAAAGAAGAAAGTAGCTTAATAGAAAATTTAATACCTAAGAATGCTTCTTTTCATGTAATGGAAGTAAAGAAGCAGCTAAATTTAGAATAGAGAGGACTTGATTTAATTTATGAAAAATTTTAATAAAAGAGTAAGAGAATTTATTCAGGAACACAAAATTCAAGAAGTTATAGATAATTATGATTTTAAACATGAAGCAAAGGTTTATATTGCATCTGAAGGATTATTTAGTGAGCTAGACCAAATAGGACTAGAATTAATAGCTGATATATGTGAACAAGTTAATTTAGATTATTATCTACCACAACATGCAGATTTTAATAAGAAAGATACAGAAGATTTTACTATAACAGGAGGAATGATAGCTGAAGGAGATAATGCACAACTACGAACTTGTAATTTTGTATTAGCACATCTTAAATTGCCTTTAGATGAAGGTGTAGGTGGAGAAATAAGTAGATTTAAAACTATGATAGAATATGAACCTAATAAATATAAAGGTATTGTAGGTTGGGCTGATGATATAAGATTTAAAACTAAACCTAATATTAATCAACCTTCATTTAAGAATCAAGTAGGTTATTTAAATCAATATTGTCAAGGAGAAATAGAAAATAGTTTAGGCTGTTATGAAAAGTTAGGAGATTGTTTTATAAAACTATGGGAAGTTTTCAAAGATAGTATAGAAAGTGAGGTATCAGATGACTAATCAATTAGAAATATTCTATGATATGGACGAAGTATTATATGACCTAAGTTCTTATATTATAAATAAATATAATAAGGATTTTAATGATGATATGAAACCTAATGACAATAAATCATATTGGTGGAGCGATTGTGATAGAGCCAGTAAAGAGTATTTTAAAAATTTATTATTAGAAAAGGGTGCTTTTTATAAAAGCAGCCCTGTCAATAATTCAATAAATATTGCTACAATATTACATGAAAAAGGCTTTAAAATTAAAATAATAACTTTACCTCAATACAATTCAGATTATTGTGTTAGTGAAAAAGTTAAATGGATAAAAGAATATTTACCTTTTATAAATGTTGAAAAAGATTTAATATTTACTGGAGATAAATCATTATTAGCTAGAGATAATCGAGTATTGCTTGATGACAATATAAACAACTTAATAGAATGGAAAAGAAAAGACGGGATATCTGTAGCTTTTTCTCAGCATTGGAATGACAAATGGAAAGGGTTAAGAGTAAGTAACCATAAAGAATTTTATACTCTAATTCATCAAATACAAAACAATTTAATAAATAACAATGCAGAAAAAGGTATAGATTTACACAATTTAAAATTTCATTATGAAAATAAATTACATAAAGGAGAGTGATTAATATAGCTAAACTGCACGTAATATTTGCTTGTATGGGCGTTGGAAAATCAGAAGACTTAATTAGAGAATATAATTCATATAAACTAAATAAAATGAATGTATTAGCCTTAAAGAGCAGAATAGACACTAGAGAAGGCATAGAGGAATGTTACATATCTTCAAGGAATGGAAATAAAATTCCTGCACAATGGATTGATACTGATGAAAATATTTTTACAAAAGTAATGGAATACATAGATACTGAAGGAAATATTAAAGCAATTATTATAGATGAATGTAATTTTCTTTCAGAAGAACAAATAAACCAAATATCAGATATAGTAGACATTTTAAATATAGATTGCTACTGTTATTCTTTATTAACTAATTTTAAAGGATATCTATTTAAAGGAAGTAAAAGATTAATAGAATTGGTTGACCATGATTGTATTAGATTTATGGTTACTAGAGATAGTGAAGGGAATATACCAAATGTAAATGCAAAAATTTTTAATAATAGAATAATTAAAAATGGAGATGAAATAGAAGTAGGAGATGCTCAATACAAACCAATAACAAGAAAGAATTGGAAACTAGGAATAATTAAATAAATAGACATCAATTAATAGCTCCTTGGTTTTCAGGGAGCTACCTTTATATAAAATAATTTTAAAATATCTATTTAATACTTGACTAATGTAAAATAATTTAGTAAAATAAAAGTATGGAGGGAGAAGAAAAATATGAATACTTTAATAATGGTTTACATAATTTCTTTAATAGGAAGTTTATTGTGTGGTTTGTATATGAAATTTGATATAAATCATAAAATATCAATACAAGATATTATAGTTGCATTTTGTCCAATGTTAAATTCAGTAGCAACCATATGTCTTTTTATGTGCTTAGGCTGTGATATATTTTTATTTATTAAGAAGCTTTTAGATAAATAAAAGAAGGGAAAATAAATGATGAAAGTAATAAAGGATATAATTATATATGGTCTTGTAATATTATGTTTTGCATGTGCATTTGGACTAAGTTGTAAACTTGAATAATCATTCTAAAACACAGTATTAATATAAATGAATAGTCGATATTTTTAATACATATATGAATAATAATACATAAGGGAGAGATGAATAGGATGAATATAAAAGAAATAGCTAGGGAAATGACTAGAGAGGAGTTTATAGAACGAATAGAATTTTCGAGTGGAAATTTTAAATATGGTGATAATAAATGGTTTAATTGTCCTAAAGATATAGGAGGATTAAAAGATCCAGATAGGTGCTGGGGAGTCTGCGAAGAATGTTGGAAAGATGCTATTAAAGATATTAAGTTTAAGGGGGAGAATAGTATGGAAAATAAAATAGATCATAATAGAGACTACACTATAGAAGAAATTATAGAAATGTCAGAGGACAACATATACTTATCTGATGGAGTAAAATATAAAATTTTTTATGGTAATTTATGTTTTTATTCTTATCTTAAAGAAGAGTGGATAAGAAGTGGGAATTCAATATCTGAAATATTAAGAATGAAATTCAAATTAGTTAAAAAAAATAAGAAAGTAGAGTGTATAGAAGCCATGAAAGCTTTTGAACAAGGTAAAACTATAAAAGTTAAGTATATAAATTCTTTAAATAAAAAAGAAGAAACAAAAGAATATATACCTTCTTTTGTGAGAGATGCATGGTGTATCGCTGAAGAAGATAATATAACCCCTTATTTAATAGCTAAAGGACAATGGTATATTAAGGAGGACTAATTACATAAATAAGTTAATAAAACCATTCTTTTATAACGTAAAATAATTTAACGATAGGAGTGAGTAAAAGATGACAATAGAAGAAATAGAAAAGGCTTTAGAGTCAAGCATTGCAAGAGATGAATATAATAGTAAAATGATTAAGAAAATTCAAGATGATTTTTTTAATGTTACAGTATATGATTGCACTAATCCAAATACTTTTTTGTATTATGACCATTTACTTTCTGATTCTTTTACAACAATGGAGAATCCTTATTTGGGTGGCAAATATAAAAATTGTAGAACAGAAAAAGAAATTTTACAATATGAAACAGCTTTATCAAGTTTTTGTGGGCATTCAGATACAGATATGTTGAGATCAATGTTAAGAGAAGCAAAAGAAAAACAAAAAGAAGAAGAACGTAAAAAAGCAGAAGAATTAAGAAAACAACAAGAAATCGAAAGGCAAAAACAGATTGCAGAAGAAAAGCGTATAAAAGCAATAAAAGAAAGAGAAAGAAAAAATAAACAAGATGATTTGGAAAATGAATTTTTAATAATAAATAAAAATAATGAAATAATTTTAACTGATGATTGGATTGAAAGAATATATTTAATATCAAAAATGATAGTTGATAATTCTTTTGATTTGCCAAACCTTATTAAAGATGTAAATTGGGGTGAAACATATATCAATACAAATAATGAAAAGAAATGGGAAGTTGATACATTAGGTTGTAGAGTGTATCTATATTTTCAAAATATATATTATTATTTAGGAGGAGACGACAACATTGTAAAATATAATTGTCACATGGCTTTTAGAGGCTATATAAAAGAATTAATACTTCCTAAATTCTCAGATTTTGATATTTATGAAGCAATAATAAAATTATTTCAATCTTTAACTAAAGATTATTTAAATAAACATATGCCAACTTTTCGCCATGAAGATACTCCAAAAGATAGACAAGAAGAAATAGATTATTGTTATGAATTAATACAAAATTTATTAATTGAATTATTTCAAAAAATGGATAAATTAATATATAAAATATTTGAAACGGTTTTAGAATACAACATAAATAATGAACAAAAAATTATAACAGGTATTAATAGAACGCATTTTATATTAGACGAATTTTTAGTAAAATTAAATGAAGATAAGCTACAAAAAAATAGAAAGTTTAATATTATAATCAAATATTTGAAGGATAAATATCAAATCAATATAAAATATAATAATTATTATATTAAGAAGGACACCCCAGATGAAAGTAATTACAATACTGAACTATTGTATTGGAGGTGCAAAAAATGATAAGTAAGGAAGATATTATTAAAGAAGTAGATGAGGAAGTTAATAAAATTCTTGAAAACATGTATAAAAATTGGAGTATTCAAGAGTTTACACCAGCACATACTTTATCTTATATTTATCCTGCATTATATGTTTCTAAAATGAAAAAGAATAATTTAATAAAATAAATGATTTATAGTAATCTGCAATTAAAACAAAACAATTTAGAAAGGGAATGATTATATGAAAAATAAAATTAATAAGTTTTTTAAAATATTTAGTGGCAGACCTAAAGATATAGGATTTACAGAAAGTATATCAATATTACCATTTATATCAGGATGGATTATAGCAATTTTATTAATGTTTTATGCATTTAAAACTAATAATTTATTATTTGGTTTATTTAGTTTAGTTTTCGCATGGCAAACTGGTTGGGGTATGAGCATAGAAAGAAGTTGTAAATCAGAAGAAAATAAAAATAAGTAGTGTTAAACATATTATAAATACGTATCTTGCGTTATGTATACACGAGATATTTAAAGGAAGTGAATTATATGATAAGTATTGAAGAGTTGAAAAGCAAGGAAGATATTTTAAAATTAAATAAAGGAGATAAAATACTTTTAAAATATGTAACAGGAAAAATGTATTTAATAGAAATAACTAAAATAGACCACAAACAAATAATAGGAAAATATGATACTAATTTTTCACAAGAAGTTTTTATTGACATTGAATCATTAATAAATAGAGATTTGGGTAAATATGTTGATTGTGTAGTTAAATTAAGATAAGTATATGGTTATTGAAATGAATTACAATATGAAAATATTACGAAGGAGTGAGAATAATGAAATGGGACAATATTAAAAATAAATTGATACATGAAAAGGAATATTTAGTGTGTTTAGACATAAAAAATGAAACTTATAGTCTTCAAAATTATTTTAAATATGCTGATGGTGATATTATTTTTGAAAAAGAGGGGTTTTATTATTTTGATGTAAATGAAGATGTTTTTAAATATAGTTATAGACAACCCAAGTTTTGGATGGCTATAACAAATCCGACAATATAATAATTTTACTACACAATACAAAAATATTATAAGGAGAAAATATAACTATGCTAAAAAAATGTCCACTATGCAAACAAAATATGATAGAAACTGAATATGTAGATGGAAATAAAGAATGGGAATGTTGGTATTGTAAAATAGCCTTTAAAGAGAACCTAACATTCTTAGGTAAAATATTAAGAAAAATTAGATTAATATAGAGGAGGGATAAAAAACAATGAAAGGATATTTGCCAACTGGATTAAGTAAAAAAGATTTAAAAATAGAAACTTATAAGCCTGATAAAGTAAAAGAAGATACTTTGGAGCATCAATCATATGGAGTAAAAATAACTTATGTACCTGAAAATATTGTGGTGAAAAGTGAAAAATATAAGGTTCAACTTAAAAATTATAGAAATTGTATTAATCAAATTTATAATAAGCTACCTAATATAAAAAAAGATTGTTATAATTGTAAATTCTATGATGGATTTTGTTGTATGTATAAATGTGCTTTAATAGCTATATTAAATGAAGAAGATAGTGCTAGAAATTGTAAGAATTATGTACAAGGGTTATATGATGCAGAAGAACTAGAAGAAACTGATTATAGATAATCTAGGAGGGTAAAGATGTATTATAAGAAAATGTGGGAGGAATTAAAAGAAATAATAGAATTTAGGTATGAGGGTGAATCTGAAAATATACTTAGATGGACATATGAAGCTTTGTTAAAAAACATGAATGATTTGGAAAAGGAATATGATGATTATGGAGATATGAACAAATATTGTTCTGAATGTGGTAGTAAAATGATAACCAGAAAAGGTAAGTACGGTAAATTCCGAGGTTGTTCAAATTATCCAAAATGCAATCATCATGAGTATTATAGAGAATTTGGCAAAATAAAAGATGATTCAAATGATGTAAATATAAATAAATAACGATATAAAATTTAGATTTTATATAAATAATGAAAAAGAGGGAATACATATGAAAGACATTATATTAAGTGAATTAAGTAAAAAATATCCTAATACTAAATTTGTTTTTCAACAACAAAATGATTTGTTAGTATTGTTATATGACAATGAAAAACTAGAGCATGATAAAAACTTTTTTAACTATATAATAGATTTGGCATATAAATATTTAAATAAAGATATACAACAAAAATTATCTATTGAATATGATGATTTTAAAGAAATTTAAATCAATATTTGGAGGCACATATGATTAAAAAGATATTCTCTGATAATACCAAAGATAAAATAAATAAATTTTTAAGTAATAGTGAGCTGTTAAAATATAATAAGTTTAACGAAGAACTTATTGAAATAGAAAGTTTAATTACTGAAATAAAAATGATATCTAATAAGGAAGAATTAAAATTAAAACAATTTAATAAAGAAAGTTTAATATATTTAAAATCATTACTTTTACAAGGTGAAGATTATAATACAGCTTTAAAATCTACAAGTGAGTTTCAAGAAAACTACATAAAAACGTTGCGATCATTGCCTATAAGCCAAGATACGTTTAATTTTTATTTAAAATTAACTGATAATGATATAGACCATGCCAAGAAATTAATTGCTACAAACAATGCCAAAGGTGGGATAATATGAAATTTATAAGCGCAAAAGAATTTTTAAAACAACCTAAGAAAGTACAAGAAATATTAAGAAAATGGTGGCAACCACAAATGTATGATTTGTTTTTTAGAGATTTTAGGAGCGATAAAGATACTTACTTAAACGGTGTTTATAAGAGTTGCATACAAGATAACGAAACCCTAAAAAATGCAACTAAAAACAATACATTTTTACCACTGTTAGTAGAGGGACAACTAAGACAGTTTATAGAGGACAAAACAGAAGATGGTTTGTTAATAATTACTCCTACAATTAATATGCAAACAGTTATCCAATCATTTAAAAAAGATGGATATATTGATAAAGATTATGGAGATAATTTAGGATATGATTTTTTAAAATCCTTATGGGAGATAGTTTGTAAAATAGCACAGGAAGAAGTTAATAACCAGAAACAAAATATAATATCCGAAAATGAATATAGTCTACCTGTTATAAAAGGTGGAGGACAAACAATGAGGGAAATGTATAATGAGGAATACAGATAATTAAAGGAAGTGTATATTATGATACAAAAAATTAAATGTTTACTAGGCTTTCATGAAGAAAAATGGTTAGGTTATGAATTACCCTTTTATCAACAAATATTAATGAAATGCTCTCATTGCGGTAAATATAATCTTTGGCATACAGGAAAAAATATAGACCATTGGACTAAAAACATTAATGATTTTCCTAAAGAAGTTAGAGAGTGTATTAGGAAAAATAATTTGTAAAATTTAAAAGGAGAGATGTATTTTGAAAGATAAGAACTACATAAAAGATGATGGTAAAATAAGAAACTGCTATTCAAATATTGCTAAAATGAATTTATTAGAATTAATGTATTGTAGATTGTTTTTATGGGATTGGAATATAATCTCTATATTGCTTGAAGATTTAGAAGATGTTATAGATGGATTTAAAAGTTTATTAAAGTTTATTTGGGATGTTTTAAAAATTATTCTATTACCAATAACCTTAATTGTAACTTCTACAATTATATTAAAACAAATTAAAACAAACTCCAAGGAGGAGAATATCAATGAATAAAAACAAATTAAGAGTAACGCTAACAAATATATTTGTATTTATAGGAATAGCGAGTTTAGTAATAATATTTTGGCAACTATTAGAGATATTAATAATAGGAACAATAGAAATACATATTATAGATAATATTATAGGGACTATTTTAGCAATATCCCTGTATCATAATTATCAAAATTGGATTGAAGAAGATAAATAATATAAAAAGTTAATTTTATACACAATAATTTAATAATAAGGAGTGATTTTAATTGAATATAGTCAATACAATAATACTATCCATTTTAGTATTAATAGGTTTTTATGCAATATATACTTTAATTCAAGGTATTAAAGAAGGAGATGTCTTTGTTTGTTTTATATGTGTAATAATTATATTAATAACGTTAGGATTGCCCTTAGGTGCTTTTTATGACTATACCCAAGATTCAAAAGCAACAAAAGATATAATACCAGTTGTTTTAGAAATTGAAAATAAAGAGCATAGAAACGCATATACTCAAGTTATTTCTAATGGTAAATCTACTTCTTGTATATATCATGCCGAGCAAAATAATATAATCGTAACAGATGGAGAAAATGAAGAAACCATAGATAATATAAAATTATATAATGCACTTAATAAAGGTGATAAGGTAAAAGGTTATAAAACTTTATATAAGAAAAAGAATGGCGAAATATATAAGATTAAATTAAAAGTTAAAGAAGATAATAAACAATAATTTAAAAAATAAAAAAGGAGGAAACTCAATGGAGATTTGTGAACTTTGTGGTGGAGAGATTATAATAAAAACAAAATATAGAAAAGCAAAACCTTTTGGTGAAGTATATAAAGATGTAGAGTATAAATGCCAAAATTGCGGATGTAGAGAGGGAAATTCTTATAAAATAAAATCTCCTAGCAGATATGAAATAAGAATGATTAGAGGTTTATTAGAATTAAACATATTAAAAAATGAATTGATTGTGGGTTCAATAATGGGGATTTTACTAGCTTATTAGAATTAAACATATTAAAAAATGAATTAACAAAGGAGTTGATATAATGGGAGAAGATATATTTTTAGACAAATTGACTGTGTATATTGATGGACAACCTTGTGATGCATCCATAGATAAAACGTATTTTGAGAACATAGAAGAAAATCAATCAAATAACATTCAAAATACAATAGAGTTATTAAATAAACCTATATCTATAGAATTAGCAAATGAAAGTATTAAAGCATGTAAAAGCTTTATAGAAGAACTAACATATAAAGCACAAATTATAAATCTAATAAATATTTATGATAAAACTAAAAAATTTAGAATTAAAAAGAAATTAACAAAAAGAATAAATGAGTTATTAGCTAAACCTTAAGAAAAAAGAGAAAAATTAAGGAGGTTTTAATATTGAATAAATATCAAAAACAGCTAAGTAAAAGATTAGTATTAGATAAAATGAAAATAAATAATATAAGTCATCCTAATCAAATTTTAAAAGAAAATTTTAATATTGATATAAGTAATAATGATAGCACATATAAACCTTTAAAAGAAGTTTTAAAAGAATTATCTGATAAATGGAATAGATTAATAAGTTAAAATGAAATGAAATATTGCTTTTACAACAATACAAAATAATTTAATAATAAAAGACTTTTTTATAGCAAAAAATCAAAATAAGAGTAGAAAAATTTATTTCCACTCTTATTTTGAAAAAATGTGTTTAAATGTTCAATAATTGTATATTTTTCTTATGAAAATATACTTATTGATAATTCCATTTATATTTATTATAATAACCATTTAATAAATATATATACATGAAAAACAAATGAATATTTATATAGAAATAGAAAGGAGATAATATAATGAAATCAACAAAACCAAAATTTAATATAGGTGACAATGTAGAAATTAATTTTAATATATTGAAAAAGAAACTAAGAAAACAGCAAATATATCCTCAAGCATTTATGGAAATATCTCAATTTAATAATAATTCAATAGGGCAACATGTAATTACCAGACTATCAAGAGGTAGTAATGATGTAAATTCTTATAACTTAGATGGAGATTATATGTTTGAAGAGGATGAGATAAACTTACTGCAAAATGCAGAACATATATATTATATTTATAAAATAAAGAATAAAGTTATAGAAATATTTCCTGTAACAATAAAAAACAAAGCAGAAAAATATTGTAAAGTGCATAGGGATTGGGACTTCATAGAAGGTACTAAAGTTAATACAATACAATTGAGCATCTATGAGAAGGAAAATAAACATATACCTTTTAAAATTGTAAAAAACAGAATATAAATAAATTTAATGGAGGTAATCTATATGAAAAAAATAAAATTATTTACTCATACAGATTTAGATGGAATAGGTTGTGCTATTTTAGGAATTTTAGCTTATGGAAAAGATAATATAAACATTGAATATTGTAATTATGATGATGTTAATGAAAAGGTTAAAGAATTTTATATGGGAGCAGAAAAGAATGAATATGATAAAATATTTATAACAGATATATCTGTAAATGAAAAAATAGCTACGATAATAAAACAGTATTACATAGATGAAACTTATAATCCTGATATTCAATTACTTGACCATCATCCAACAGCATTAGAACTAAACAAGTATGATTGGGCGAAAGTTCAAATAAATTTAAATGATAAAGAAAAAACTTCTGGAACTAGAATGTTTTATGACTATTTAAAAGAAAATAGATACTTAGATTCACATGCAGTAGTATATAATCAATATACTAATATAGAGACATTTGTTGAAATTGTTAGAAAATATGATATATGGCAATGGAAAGAAGAAAATTATTTAATTCCTAAACAGTGGAATGATTTATTTTATATAATGGGTAGAGAAGATTTTATAGAAAGTATACTATATAGATTAACCCACTATGATATTTTTGGATTTAGTGATTTTGATCTGCAATTATTAAAATATAAACAAAGAGAAATTGATAATTATATAAAATCTAAAGATAAAGAATTAATAGTTAAAGATATATTAGGATATAAAGCAGGTATTATATTTGGAGAGCAATATCATTCAGAAGTTGGAAATAGATTATCTGAAACACATCCCGAATTAGATTTTATAGTTATTATAAATATGAGTAAGGCAATTAGCTATAGAAACATAGGTAACAAGGTAGACTTAGGAAAAGATGTAGCTGAAATATTCGAAGGTGGAGGACATCCTAATGCTGCTGGAAGTCCAATAAGTGATGAGTTTAGAAATAAAGTAATAAATGAGATATTTAATCTAAAGTCTTAAAATAATCAAAAATCATCTCTTATTTACTCTTGAATACTCATTTATACTATGTTTTTCAAGTATAAAAATGATATAAAATCGGCATTTTAAATAAATACAAAATAATCTAATAAAATAACTTGACAAAATATAGGAATGGGGGATATAATTAAAATTGTAAATTGTTCCTATTCCTATATTTTATAATATAAAACAATTTAACAATTTAAATAAGAAGGGAGAATAAATTAATGGCAGAAAAAATAGTAGTTTTAAGTGATAAGGACAAAGCACGAAAAAGAATTAATGTGTTTCATGGTTCGGCTGAAAACCATGAAAATATGATTAAAGAATTATTAGGTAATTCAATTGATATATTTAAAAAGAACTTTAAAGAAAGAAATAACAATACCATAAAAATAATACTGCATGAATCTAATAAGCTCGAATTTATTGATAATGCTAGTGGTATTCCAGTAGAAGAGGTTGCTTCTGATGGAAGTCCCAATTATGAAGCAATATTTGAAAGAGCATTTTGTGGTAGTAATTTTAATAACTCTAATGCTACAGTTGGTCAAAATGGAATTTTTCTATATACATTAAGTATGACTTGTGAAGATATAGAGTATTTTATATCTAGACCCAATGGCAATATATATAATATAGCTTATCATAAAGGAGATAAGGTTAAAGATTTAAATATTATAGGAAAATCTAAAGAAACTTATTCTAAAATGATATTTTCATTAGACAACGAAGTATGGAACAATCCTTACTTTACATTTAACCAAATATGCAGTATAGCACAAGCACAGGCATCATTATTTAAAGTAAAAATAATAATAGAAGATAAACAAAACAACCAAATAAAAGAATTTTTTTATGAAAATGGTATAGAAGAATATTTCAATGAAATGACAAATAAAAAATCAATCATAAGTGATAACTTAGAAATAATAAAAAGTATTGAATGCAAAACAAATAAAAATGAAACTGACAAAATAGATGTAGATTTTATATTTAATTATTCAAATGATAGCGAAGATGATTTTCAAAAAGATTTTTTGAATACTGCTGATTTATTATTGCATGGAACTATACAAGAAGGTATTTTTAATGGTTTAAAAAATAGTATTGACAAATGGTTAGATAAAAACAATAAATATATAAAAAAAGAAAAACATATTACCATAGAAGATATTTCAACAGGATTGGACTATATATGTAATGTAAATAGTTTATATGTAGAATATGATAATCAGATTAAACAAAAAACATCTTGTAAACATTATAAAAAAGCTATTAAAGAAGTTATAGAAGAATATTTAGAAGTATTTTTTATTGAAAATCCAATACAAACTGAAAAAATATGTATGCAAGTATTAATTAATAGTAGAGCAAGAAATAAAGCAAATAAGACTAGACAAAATATACTTAAAAAACTAAGCGAAAAAAGCGATGGTTTTAATAGAGTAGACGGTTTAGTTGATTGTAAATATCATAATGAAAAAAGTGAATTACATATAACAGAAGGTAGAAGTGCATTAGGTTCAGCTTTATTAAGTAGAAATCCAGATTTTCAAGCCTGTTATCCTATAAGGGGTAAAATATTAAATTGTTTAAAAGCAAGTGAAAAAAATATATTTGATAATACCATAGTAATATCTTTATGTAAAATTCTTAATTGTGGAATAGAATTAAAATCTAAATTCAACAAAGATTTAAATAATTTTGATATTGATAAGTTAAAATTTCACTCAATTTTTATTGATACTGATGCAGATAAAGATGGAAAATCTATTCAAGTGTTGTTATTAACAATGATATATAAATTAATGCCCCAATTATTAATCGAAGGAAGAATTTTCATTTCTCAACCGCCAATATATGTTATAACTAATAATGAAAAAAAATACTATGCTTTTAATGATGAAGAAAAAGATAAAATATCATCTTCTTTAAAAGGTAAAATAAGATTAAATTATTTAAAAGGCTTAGGAGAAATGGATAAAATAGATATGTATAATACCGTCTTAAATCCTGAAACAAGAAAAGCTGTAAAGGTTAATGTATTGAATATAGAAGAAATGGTAAAACAATTTGATATATGGATGGATACTGATGTAGAAAAAAGAAAAGAATTTATTGTAAATAATTTATATAAATATATTACTAATAATGATTAAGAGAGGTGATTTAAATGATAGTTAATAAAGATATATCAACAATAATAGAAGACAACTCAATGGATTTTGCACAATATGTAATTAAAAATAGGGCATTACCAGATTTATATAGTGGTATGAAACCTATACATATGAAGATATTATGGAGTATGTATGAAAATAAAACTTTTAATTTTACTAAATCAGCTAATGTTAGTGGTAAGGTAATGGTATATTCTCCTCATGGAGATTGTTATGAAACTATAGTAAATATGGTACAAAATGATAGGCATATTTATAATTTAATAGAAGGTCAAGGGAATTGGGGAAGTTTTTGTTCTAGTGATATGCAATTTGCAGCCAGTAGATATACAGAATGTAAATTAAGTAAATTAGGAAAAGATTGTATGCAAGGAATAGATAAAAATATGGTTGAAATGATAAATAATTATGATGGTACTCAAAAAATGCCTAAATTTATTCCTACTCGTTTTCCTTTAATTTTGTGTATGGCTAGTAATGGTATGGCAGTTGGCATGGCTAATAATTCACCTTCCTTTAACTTAGAAGAAGTATGTAACGCAACCATATATTATTTAAGGAATGAGCCTATTCCTATATTATATCCCGATTTTGCTACAGGAGGATACATACTAAAAAATGATACAAAAATACAAAAAATAAATAAAACAGGCTGTGGAGATATTACATTAAGGGCAAAGTATGAAATCAAAGATAATACAATATTAATAACGGAAATACCATACGATACAAAAGTTACAGTGGAATCTATAATTGATAAAATAATTAACTTGTGTAAAGAAGGTAAATTAAAAGAAATTAATAATGTATTAAATTTAACTGGTATTAATGGTTTATGTATTGAAATTGATTGTAAAAAAAATACGAATATGAAAAAATTGATAAATAAGCTTTTTTTATTAACTCAATTAGAAAATAAATTTAATGCAAATATGAATGTTTTAGTTGACAAAACACCTAAGGTTATAGGTGTACAAGATACTATAAAAGAATGGTGTAAATTTAGACAACAATGTGTGGTTAATGGAATTAATCATGAAATAGAAACTTTAACGAAAGAATTACATATTTTAAAAGGATTAAAAAGCATATTACTTGATATAGATAAAGCTATTAGTATTATTAGGTTTTCTGAAGATTCTAATAAAGAACTACAAAAGGAATTTAATATAGATGAAATTCAAGCAAATTATATACTTAATATCAAATTAATTAATATAAATAAAAATTATATTGCAAAACAATTAAAAAATATTACTGAAAAAGAAGATAAACTAAAATATTTACAAGGTATTGTTGATAACAAAGAAGAAATTAACAAAATTATTATTAAAGATTTAGAAGATGTTAAAAAACAGTTTTCACAACCTAGAAGGACTCAAATAATAGAAGATAATCTAACTAATATAACAACAGAGGATTTAATAGAAGAATATAATTGCAAAATCATATATACACATGATGGGTATATTAAAAAACTTAACAAGTCTATTCCATTTGAACAACATAAGTTAAAAGATAATGACAGTATTATAGAAGAAATATCTTCTACAAATAAATCGATTTTATACTTATTTACGGATAAAGCTAATAGATATAAAATACCTTGTTACGAATTAGAAATATGTAGTTCTCCTTCAAAAACGTTAGGAGAGTACCTACACAATACATTAAAATTAGAGCAAGATGAACAAGTTATTAAAATAATCTCCATAGAAGATAAATCTAAAACAAAAGGATACATGTGTTATGTTTATGATAATGGCAGAATTGCTAAAATAGATATCGAATCATTTATAAGCGTTAATAAAAAACTTCAAAATTGTTATAATACTAAAAATCGATTATTATCTATAGACTACATTAACGACGATGAAGATGTATTAATTATATCACAAGAAGGTAAAGGAGTTATTATCAATACTAAAAATGTTAATTCTGTTGGAAGTAAAAATAGTCAAGGTGTTGTAGGAATGAAGTTATCTACTGAAAAAAAGAAAAACAAATCAATATTTTCTACAGTTATCAAAAAACCTGATTTAAATTTTACATTAGAAACTATCAAAGGTAAAAGAAAAGATTACTTTTTAGACGATATTGCACCAACAAATAAAAATAATGAACAAAGAAGTATATATGATTATTTAAAAGGGAACGGAAATAGAAATATTGAAGGTAAATTCTTAATAAATACTAGAGTAAATAATGATGATGTAATAAAAGTTATTATTCATTAATAATAAAAAACAAAAATAGGATGGTGATAAGAATATCTAAGAAAATAACATATTTGCATATTAAAAAATACATTGAGGGGAGGACATTTATGGAATCCATCATATTTTATAGCAACGGTTAGTGAGAATACAGAAGAACAAATAAGAAATTATATTAAAAGTCAGAAAATAAAATAAGAAAGGTAGGTGAATATTCATGGGCAAATCAAAAACTCCGAGTTATGTATTAACATTGCAATTAAAAACCAATAAAAGAGAAGAATCTATAATGGGAAAGCGTTTTGAAATATGTAGAAAATTATATAATTCTATACTAGGTATAGGCTTAAAAAGATTTAATGCTTTAAGTGAAAGAAAACGCTATAGAAAATTAAGAAAAGAATTAGCAGAAATTAATAAACAGTATTTTAATTGTAATGATGATAAAAAATTGAAAATTATAGAAAAACAAAGAAAAGAAAAATATAGAGAATTAAATACATTATTAGGTGAATTTAAAATCAATGAATATTCACTTATCAACGATATGACTCCAATGTATAAACCTTTTAACAAAAATATAGATAATAAAACTGCACAAGCATTATCAAGTAGGGCGTGGAAATCTTTAGAAAAATTAATTTATGGGGAAGCTAATAGAGTTAATTTTATTAAATATAATGAAATACATTCTATTGAAGGTAAATGGAATGCTAGTGGCATAACGTATAGAGATGGATACATTAAATGGAATGGATTGAAAATGTCTATAATGATTAAAAATAATGATGCTTATGCACAAAAAGCCATCCAAGATAGAGTTAAATATTGCAGAATTTTAAGAAAAGAAATTAAAGGCAAAACTAAATATTATGTTCAATTAATTTTAGAAGGAATTCCACCACAAAAAGTAAATAAACGAACAGATGAAATCAAAGGTAGTATAGGGCAAGGTAATGTTGGAATAGATATAGGTACTAGAACAATTGCAATATCAAGTAAATATGATGTTGAGTTATTAGAGTTAGCACCTAATATAAACAATATAGATAGAAAAATTAAACTATTACAGAGATATATGGATAGGTCAAGAAGAAGTATGAATCCTAATAAGTACAATTCAGATGGTACTATTAAAAGAAGTAGTAAAGATAAATGGATTTATAGTAACAAATATTTGAAAGCTAAAGCAAGAAGAAAAGAATTATATAGAAAGCAAACAGAAATTAGAAGGCAAGACCATTATAAAATGATTAATTGGTTATTAACTTTAGGTGATAAATTCTATGTTGAAGATATGAATTACCAAGGATTACAGAAACGTGCTAAGAAAACTACTAAAAATAAAAAAGGTAAGTATAATAAAAAGAAACGTTTTGGCAAAAGTTTAGCAAATAAAGCACCGAGTATGTTTTTAACTATATTAAATAATAAATTAAAATATAACGGTGAAAAATTGTACGAAATTAATACTAAAAAGGTAAAAGCTTCACAATATAATCATTTCACAGATGAATATAATAAAAAAGAATTAAAAGACAGATGGAATAATGACATAGAAATACAAAGAGATATGTATAGTGCATTTTTAATTATGAATGTTACAGGCAAGAAATTAGATAAAATAGATAGAGAATTATGTTTTAAAACTTATGATAACTTTAAAATGTTACATGATAAAGAGATAGATAGATTAAAAGAATTAAAGAGAAATGGTGTTAGGTTAATAAGTAGTATGGGAATATAAAGAGAATTAAACTATAGAAAATATAATACAAAGGTTTAGAATCGAGCCTTATACTATCGCTAATGTAACCGTTGGGATATTTGATAGTAAAAGTCTTATTGTAATTAGATGAGTCATTATATGTTGTAGTTTATAGGTTATTAGAGATAATGTAAATCCTATAAATGAGAGTATAATGGAAGTTTATATAAATAAGAACCACGCGACTTTAGTCGTGTGAGATTCAGTATATGCTTGATGATGTAGATAACAATACAGAAAAGTCGTGGAAAGATTATTTAACTATGAAAAGAGGTAATAAAGGTAACTTCATATATAATACTAGACAGAAGAAAGATAAAATAGTTAAAATGGAAATAAGAGAATAATTATTTATTTGACAAACATAAAATAATTTGATAAAATAAAGATAAATTAACCTCATTAAAATTGTTCTTTATTTATGATATTATATCCTAGGAGGTAGTTATTTTTATGAATAAGGAAACTAATGTCAGTGATTTTTCAAAATCACAATACGAATTACAAAAAATCAGTAAAGATTTGGGAGAAAAATTTAGCCAACTTGTAAATTTCAAAAATATTATTTCTGAAGCTATTCTACCTATATACAAGGAAATATATATAATTAATGCTTTCTTTTTTAAAGAACTAAAACCAATTATCAAAGAATTGAGCAATAAGAAAAAGAAAAATATATATTTTGCTACTATGTTCTTAGAAATGAATCCTATATTTTCAGATAAATTTATAACAGAAGGAGTGTTTCCTCCAATATTTTATTTTTTAGATGATATGATGGAAGATCAAATTATAGAATTCCATGAGGAATATGTAAATAAAATTGACATTAATAATGTTGTGAATAGTTCAGATATTAAAGAATATTATATTAAAGCTATAGATAATTGGATAGATGAAGAACATACAGATTGTATTTGTGATTTTATAAAAGAAATAAAAACAAATTTTATGCAAAACAAGATATATTCCACTACTCTCAACTTATTTACTTTAATGGAATATAAAATAAGAGAATCAGGATTCAATACAAACAAACCTATAGGCGAATGGAAGATTATTAACAATATTACCAAAGTATTATCAGAAAATTGTTTTAAATATAAAGAAAGTAAAGAATTAGAAAAATTATATTCAACATTTTTTAATGAAAAAGGTACATGTTATATATACAAATCTACATCAAAAAGTCCTACATTTGTAACAAGACATATTCTTCATGGAGACAGATTAGATTTAATAAATAACAAAAGCATGATGAGCTTAGTATTCTTAACAGACTGCTTATATAGAATGTTAATTAAAAAATTTGACTGAAAAGCATAAATACATCGAAAGGAAGGTTTAATTTAATATGGAATTTGGAATTAAATGCCCTTATTGTGATTATAAACATGAAGATTTTCAAAATTATATTGACACAGGAGATATGGAAGGTGAGTTTTCAATGGATTGTGAAAAGTGTAAAAAACCTTTTGGCGTAGATTTTGTTACAAAAATAGAATTCACAACCAAAAAACAATAAATATCTTTAATATGACATGATTTGAAATTTTTACGAAATAAAGGGGCGATAAATTTGAGAAGTTTAATAAATATAATCACTTCAAAATTTAAACAAAAAGAAATAGGTGATTATACCTCTGGAAATCCTTATAAACATAGCGGGCATTTATGGTGTAATGGAGTTAGATACCAACCAAGAGATGTTCAAGCCTTAATAACATATAACGAATATTCAAAGCAAAGAATTAAGGATTTAGAATCTAAGGTTAAGTCATAATTCAAAGATCAGGAGGCTATTGTATGAGTAAAAGAAAGGTTTTAAGAGCTGTAAATTGTAGTTTAAATGCAAATGGAACTATTGTGTATTTAGATGAATATGAAACTAGAGAAGAGGCAGAAAAAGCTTTAACAGAACTTGTATTAGAATATTTTGATTTTGGAATAGAAGAGGATGAGGAATAGTCACAATTCAAAGAAAGTATGTAATTTCAAATTATAGCGAAGAAGAAGTGTACAAATGATAAAAATAAGTAAAAGAAAAGTTACTGGTATAAATGACTGTTGTGACAATTGCGAGAATATAACTCGATTTAGTGATGAAGATGATGATTTTATATTAAACTATGATACTATTTATAACATCAAGTTTTTAAGTTGTTGTAATGAAATAGAATTGTGTGAAAAGTGTTTAAACGAACTTAAAGAAAAGATGGATAAGATTTTGAAACAATAAAAATATAGTAAGAAATTTGAATTTTAAACGATCCAATCATGAAAGGAGAATATTAATATGAATAGAGAAATAGTATGCCCTGCAATATATAGACATTTTAAACATTCTAAAGAGGGGGTATTAAATAATTATATGTATGTAACAATGTTTTTAAGTAAACCATTAATAAATTATGATAATATACTTAATGATTTATTTAAAACAGTTGGAGTTAATATTTTCACTGTCAAGTTAACAGAAAGAGAAACTACAATAACATTGTTTGAAAAAGAAGGACAGTATTATCATAACCCTAAAGATAGTGATGAAGATTTAATAATATATAAATCACTATATGATTGTTCAAAGTTCCCATATGCAAGACCTTTAAATATGTTTGCAAGTGAGGTAGACTATAAAAAATATCCAGACGTACAACAAAAATATAGATTTGAGATAGTAATGTATTAGTTCATAATCTGAAATTATCGTTAAGGAGTTTAAATATGGATAAATTAGTATGCCCTAAATGTGGAAACAACAAAAGCTTTTATAGAGAAATAAGTATAACAGCTAAATTAAAGGTAAATAACAAGGAAGAGGATTTAAAAACGATATATGACATAAATAAAGATAATATTGACAATTATTTTGAACCTATATATTGTGCAAAATGCAATGAAATAGTAAAATATGAGGATTGCTTATTCTAAAGAAAAGTATTTAATGAACAAAAAGCTATAGAAAATTTATTAAATACAGATAATGAATGGAGGGAATTTATATGAAAAAATATAGTGTTTATGTACCTGTAGCAGGATATATTTATAAAGAGGTTGAAGCAGAAAATGAAGAAGAAGCTTTAGATAAGGTATTTGATGAGGGATATGAGGATGATGATATTCAAGAAATGGATATGTATGATAAAATCGCTGAAGGTAATGTATGTTATTTAAATACTTCACATGCTTATGCTGAAGAAATAGACGATTAAGTCACATTTCAAAAATATTATGAAATAAAATGGAGGAACAATGAAACATAAAATTAAAATTACAGAAACTTACATCTATTATATAGATGTAGAAGCTAGTAATGAAAAGAAAGCATTAGAAAAGGCTAAAAAGTATTATGAGACTACCGAAGATGGTGTTACTGGGATTGCAGATGCTAATTCTTTTGAAGAGGTAAAATTTAAAATAAACAAAGATTAAGCTTATAATGCAAATATATCACAATAAGCAAGAGAGAAATCACAAAACTTAATATCATAACAAAAGACCTCATACTTTAATTTATAATCTTTCTCTCTTGCTTATAGTTATTATTAATAAAAATATATAGATTATACATAACTTATAAAAATACTGAAATTTTGCTCTTGAATACTCTCAAATACTCACTTATGCTACATTTTTCAAGGATAAAAATACGATAAAATCAGTATTTTAACGTAAAATAATTTTAAAATAAATAATAGGAGGGAGTAAAAATGAAAGCTATATTAAACTTTTATAATGATCCAAGGTTGTCAGAAATGCAAGAAGTAGTAAAAGGTGATTTAGTTAAAGCAAATCAACCAGCAACAGAATTTAACTTAACTAAAGATAAAGAATATGAGGTTTTAGCTGTTAATTCTATAGATTTAATAACTATTAAAAATGATAAAGATGAGATAGATATATATTCAGTTGAATATTTCTATGTTTAGCTAATAAAAATTTAAAATAACGGGGGAGAGAAATTATGATTGGTTCAAAAATGGATAGGTGTTTATGTATTTGGGGATGTGATAAACACAAAGAAATAAGACGGGGAGATAAAGTTTCAATACAATTTAAAGATAAAACTGTTTCAGGCATTGTTTTTAAAATTGGGACAAAAAATATCCAATTATATCACAATGAAATATTGAATGGTAAAATGACAACGTGGATTAATTTAAAGGAATACAAGATTGAAAATATTAAAGCTTTCGCTAAATATCCATTGAATAGTCAAAGATATGGGAATAAAAAATTATATTAAAATGATAAATTTATATTAATATAAAATAATTTAATAATGTTAATAAAGGAGTGATTAAAATAAATATATACATAAAATATTTTAAATATGTTTGTGAACATAAGAAAAATGTGTCTAAAGAGTGTGTTAAAATGTCTAAGCGATATAAAGGTAAGAATAAAAGAGATTTAATTATTCATGCTTTTACACATGATTTAAGTAAATTTAATCCTAAAGAATTTATACCTTATGCTAGATATTTTTATGGTAATTACCCTTCAGATGCAGTATTATTTAATGTTCCCTGTATACAAAATAAAGATAAAATAAAAACAAAAGAAAACGTAAAAAAGGATTTCAATAAGGCTTGGCAACACCATAAAGATAGAAACAAGCATCACTGGAATTATTGGCATGAAAGAAAATTAGAAATGCCTTTAAGGTATATTATTGAAATGATATGTGATTGGTCAGCAATGTCTATTAAATTTGGAGATACACCTCAAGACTTTTATTGTAAAAATTATGACAAAATTAAATTAAAGCATAACTCAAGAGTAAATTTAGAATTTGAGCTAGGATTGCTAGGTGAAGCAGTTGTTTTTAATATGACATGGAAAGAACTATGTGAATCTCAAGGAAAAACTATAAAAGAGGATTTAAAAAGTTTATTCAAGAAAGAGAGTGATTAAATTAATAAGTTTCATGGACGAATTGGAGGTATTAATAGCAAAATATAAAACAATTTAATAATGATGCTATAAAACTCAACTTTTATCAAAACTGAAAGGAGGAATACATATGAGATATTTATTAAGCTTACTTATGACTGGAATAATTTATTTTGTAGGTGATAGAATTACTAAAACAACCAAATCTACATTCTTTGATGAATACTTCATGGGTATTATTACAGGTATGTTAATGGTGTTTATGCATACTCTTATTACTGCTATATAAAATCTAGGAGGGCAATTAAATGAATATAAACAAGTACATAAAAATAATAAAAAAACACATATCAGAAATAAATGATGTACAAGCTATGGAACTAATAGAGAAAACTAATTATAAAAATGATACAGATAAAGAAATTATAGAACAATTAAAACATGAAATAAAGCAATTTAAGAAAGGTGGAAAGTAGTTGTATGGGAAAACTTTATTGTATATTAGGCAAATCAGCTAGTGGTAAATCTACAGTAGAAAAGATGTTAGAAAAAAAAGGTGAAAGAAGAATTATAAGTACAACAACAAGACCAATAAGAGAAGGGGAGCAAGAAGGTGTAGATTATCATTATATATCAGAAAAAGAATTTGAAGAACTAAAAAATAGCAATTCTTTATTAGAAAATACTCAGTACAGAGAGTGGCATTATTGTATTGATAAAGAATTTAATAATTTTGATTTATCTAAAAATGACTATGTATGTGCTATAGAACCACATGGATACAAACAAATAATACAGAATGTAGGTAAAGAAAACGTAGTAGGAATTTACATATATGTAGAAGACAAAGAAAGATTATTAAGGAGCTTACATAGAGAAATTCAGCCTAGTTGTAAAGAGATATGCAGAAGATATCTCAGTGACATTGACTTATTCTCCAATATAAAATCAGAGGTGGATTATTGTATTGAAAATAAATTGGTATATAATACTGTGAACGAAATATATAAAGTAATTTTATTTAATAAACCTATCATTCCTAATGGTAGCAAAGTAAAGATTAAACAAATTAACAATCCTAAAAAAGCACATCATTTAATAGAACATGTAGATAAAATAGGACAAGTTTATACAAATCATGTTGTACTAAATGGTTATAGAAAATATAAAGTATTATTTGATAGTAACGAAACTGCTTATTTCTTTGGAAATGAATTAGAAGAGATTAAATAATTGGAGGTATCAGAATGAAAATAGAAAATGTTAAAATATATGATTTGGAAGAAAGTATAGCTGCAAGTAAATATCCCATGTCAATTGACACAAATAATTGTAGTTCTGAAATAACTAATACTGTTGTAAAATTAGCTAATTGTGAAAAAGGTACAGGACATGACCAGTTTATGACAGGTATAAGAGTAGCTTTTAATTTAACTTTTAGTAATAAAGCATGGGTAGAGTTAGAGAGATACAGATTTGTTGAATTTGTATCTAGTCAAAGTACAATGCATAGAATAGCTAAATTTGATTTAAAAACTCAATATAATGAATATGTTGATAAGAGAATGATAGATATTATGGAAGAATTAAAAGATACATATAACAAGACACAAGATAAAGAAGACTATCTAAAACTACTATATAGTAACCCTATTGGGTTTGAATTAACTGCAAGGCTTACAACTAATTATAGAGCTTTAAAAACTGTTTATTCTCAAAGAAAGAATCATAGATTACCTGAATGGCGTGAATTTTGTAAATGGATTGAAGCATTACCATATTCTTATTTGATTTGTGAGCAACAAAATAGTAATGCAAAATAATTTATTAAAATACAATTAGGGAGTGATTTATATTAGTAAAACAATAAAAGATACATATTTAATAACAATTGATAGAGAGTTAATACATGAATATCACCAATACTATTTAAAAAAACATCCTACTGCAAGAACTCTACCTTTTGCAAGATTGGAAACAGTTAAATTATTCAATAAAGATGGAACTCCACAATTAACAAAAGGAGGAAAACAAAAAACGAAAAAACAAGCAATTAGTATAAAAAAATATACTATAAATGACTGTATATATGGAGCAATGAGTTTAAATGAGGTATTAACAATAAACAACCGTATGACTATGAATGACAAAAAAGATAAGTGGGGAAATTTAGGTGTTTGGATTGCTAAAAAATATAATTTAGACAACTTAAAAATTTCTAATTCTTTAGTAGAATATAAGGTTTTTAGTGAAACTCAAGCAAAGAAAGATAATGACAATCAGAGTGGCGGAATAAAATTCCTAAATGATGGTCTATTTGTAAAAAGTAAGATGTATATTGATGACAATTATAGACATATAAATCCTTTATTCATAACTTTAGACCATGATAAAAAACATCCTCGTACAGAAATACGAATATCAACCTTTAATGATGACATAAAGGATGTTTATGAAAAAATGAAAGTACATATTGAAAATTTTAAAAAAATAAATAAAAGGAGATACTTATAAAGAATATTCAAAAAAACAACTTACAATCATAATAGTAAAGTAATAAAATATAAATACAATGTTGGAGATATCATTAATACAAAAATAGAACATGAGAAATATATGGTATAATTAAATAAACATTACATATGTAAAATATAGAGAATGGAGTGAAAGAAAATAAATGATAGTTACAAGTATTATGCCATGTATAAGAGTAACAAAAGAAAATAATATGAGTGGATTTGATATGTATATTGATTTTGGAGATAGAATAAGGGTTACAGATATTGATGGGAATGTAATTGTGGGTAAAGTATTGCCAATGGAACTAGGTAAAGATGTAGAGGAAGATGATATGCTATGTTTGTTACTTGACAATGAAAAATATCACAATATAGGAACAAGCTATATAGCAGATGTAGAATTACTATAGTATACTAAGTGTAAGTAATGTTTGTAATTTAATAAAAAGTAAAAAAATAGGGTTAATAATCTAATTAATAGACTATTAACCCTAAAATTTTTCAAATAACTATCGAATAAACGTTTGACATATGAGGAAAATTATTATATAATTAAATAAAATATTGAATAAATATGATTGTAATACCAAAACTATGAAGGTAGTATTTTCAACCCCATTGATTATATCCTTCCTTATAGTTTTGGTATTATTTAATTTATTTTTATTAAGTATATAATAATTTGGTTTAATCTAATAGTTGCAACAATAATTCTATTTTTCTTATAGTATCTTCTTTTCCTTTTATATAACCTTTTGAGAAATCAAAAGTATGTGTATTATGGAATTCTGTATGTGTGTCTTGTAAATCTTTGTATAGTATTTGCATAACTTGAGTTTTAGTTATATGGGTATTAGAAAGATTATTTTTCTCAATGTTTATTTCCTTATTGTTCATGAAGTTCACCCTCTTTTGTTTATATGTATTAAGAATATGATTTTAAAATTATTTTATATTAGATTTCAAATTTATCTTTTTCTTTTTGCATTTTTCTTTTATCTTGTTTTAAATAATGATTTTTTGTGACATCCAATCCTGAATGGGATAATAAATTTGAAATAGTCTCTATAGGCATTCCAGATAACATTAAGAGCTGGCTTCCTGAATGACGAAAATCATGAGGATGTAATGTTGGAACATCAATCATTTCTCCAATTTTTTTAGCCCATCTAGTTAATGTATTAGTATCTACTTTGTCTATTTTTCCATTATATTTTGTAACAAAAACATAACTACTATCTATATCTTTTTCTTCTCTTTCTTTTTTTAGTTGTAATAATAATTCTTTAACTTCTTTTGAGAAGTATAATGTTACAATCTTGCCTTCCTTTTCCAAGACATCATCTACAGTTCTATTATCAAAATCTATTTGAGACCAAGTGACATTGCTTATTGCATTGACCCTAGCCATAGTTGAAATTGAAAACGAAGCATATACTCTTAATTGAAAATCATCTTGTTTCTCTAATTTTTTCTTCATTAATTGATACTGTTCTTTAGTTAAAAAGGTTTGTACAACAACAGGTAATCCCTTTTTTGGTCTAGGAATGAACTCCATAGGATTTTCTTTTATTATTCTTTTTCTTCTTAAAAACTTATAAAAAGCACTTAAACTAGCCATTCTTCTTTTAATTCTTTCTGTGTTATTACCTTGTTCTTTGCAATAAAATATAAATTCTTCTATATCATCTTCATTTAATTCTGTTGCAACTGGGTTAAATTGATTGATAACTAAATATCTCATCCATGCCATTAAATCACATTTATAAGAATAAATAGACTTATTACTTAGTTCTCTCATTTGCATATCTCTTTCATATTTTTTAAGCAGCTTTAAATTTTCGGTATTTATTTCATTTTGAATATTATCATCGCCAATTATAATTCTTTTACTCCTTTTTAATTCATTAGCCATATTATCATCTTCTTCCTTTTAAAATTTAATTGTCATATTGTTTTATATTTAATTCTTTATTTAATATATTATCTATATTTTCACTCTCCCAATAAGGAATTCTGATTAATTTTATATTATTATCTTTACAGTATTTATTTTTTCTTTTGTCATGTATTTGTTGTTTTTTCAATTGTTTATCATTTATAATAGGGAAATAATGAAATTCTCCATCATATTCGATTAAACAATTTAAATTAGTTCTTTCTTTATCATTAAATATAGCAAAATCAAATTTCAAATTGCCACCACCCAAGCCTATTAATCTATCAAATTCATATTGAGATATAAAAGGTATGTTATTTTTTATTAAATAATCATTGATATATAACTCATGATGAGAAACTCCACAAATTGGACATCTGTTTCCACTATCAAGAAAATTATGAGGTGTAACTTCGTATGTATTATCACATTTATTATGTTTTATTAATACCTTATCATTCATAGTTTTGTATTCGCTAAGTAGCTCATATTCTCCATTTGTTATTTCATCAATTTCTTTAAATAATTGTTCTGTATCTCGACTATATCCTTTTTTATTACAATGAGGACATTTATAGTCAGATTTTTTAATATTATAATAATTCCTATCTACCTCAAATCCACAAATATATCTAATCTTCATTTTTGTAGAATAGTTGATATATTCTTTTGATAATAGTTCTATATTATGTTCTTTTAAATCATTATAAACTTCTTCATATGTATATTTTATTGTTGCACCTGTACATTTTTTACACTTAAATAAGCCATATTTAAATTCTGCTAACGCTCTATAAAAGTCATTACCACATGAACATTCTAAATGTAATGGCTTATGGTTATCTTCATAGGTTGTACTTAGCAGTTTACAACCACTGCCACTTTCTACTTCAATATAATTTTTTATTTCTTCATAAGTATATTTTCTACCAACACCTGTAGCTTCATATGAACACTTATTACACCTTCTTTTATTTCCACTTTTAAAAGTATTAAAACTTATTTCAAATTCATTACCACATTTGCATTGAAATTTTAATTTACATAATGTCATTTTAGGCTGTTTTAAACATTTTTCTTTATAACCTTCTTTTGTTTCTAAAAATTTACAACCACTTTTAGAATTTACTTCTACAAATTGTTTAATGTCTTCATATTTAGCTCGTCTTGGATTTTCTCTACAGTTTGGGCATGTAGGATTGTCTTTAAAAACATAAAACATTCTTGAAAATTCATGATTACACTCTTTGCATTTTAATAAGACTTTAGAAAATACACCATTTCCTTTTATTATATTTATTAATTCTATATTATTTTTATCTACAAATTCTTTTATTTTTTCAGTAGTGTAAATTGTTTGGCTTTTTGGTTTATTTAATTTGTTTGATTTTTTTAATTTACAGTTTGGACAATTATTTTTGTTATTCTTAAAATTATCAAAACTTTTAATTATGATATGTCCACATTTTATACACTTAAATTCCATTTTAGTTTTTATATTAATGTACTTCTTATCTAATACCTCATAACCTTTATCTTTGGTAAAGTCTTTTACTTCTTCAATTGTATACTTTTTATTTTTCTTTCCCATATTAAATTCCTCCTCAATAAACTTTTAATTTCTCTAAAAAACATTTATAAATTTTACAAAATAAAATAGACCTAAAATTAACCAGGTCTATTCTTAGTCCATTCTTCTAAAGCATTTTCTAATTTCCTATTTTCATCAAATATAAATATCCACATTTTATTATCACTTTCAAAATGCCTACATTTAATTAAATAATTTATTCCTTTACTCTTTAAAAAATCTTTTTGTTTACCACTAAAACAAGGGTAATATCTAATGTCCATTTAAAAATCTCCTTTAAATATATATTGTCAAATTATTTTATATAAAATCTGATAAAGCTAAAATCTCTTTTTTAAATCTAATTCAATTCTTTTGATCTCACTATATTCTCTTAGACATAAATCTAATCGATAGCTCCAAAAATAGAAGTAAAAAACTTTTCCGTTTCCAATGTGCCTAGCTTTAAATTCATATTTAAAATCATGTTCTTTTAGAAACTCTTTCTGTTTCCATGAAAAACACAAGTAATATCTCATTTTTTATCACCACTTTTCTTAAAAAATATATAAAAAAATAAGCTAGTATAAAACTAACTTATAATTCATTAATAATATCTAACAATTCTTTTTTAGATTTAACCAAATATTTCCTTGTAACATTGATGTCTGAATGTCCAACCAGATCAGCTAGCGTAGCTATATCTATGTTTTTAGAAATCATTTTTCTACAATATAAATGTCTGAGATTATGATTATGTGCTTTTTCCTTATCTATTCCTGCTAATAGTGCATATTTTTTAAAAATATCATTTGCATATCTTCTTGTTATACCACCTCGTATGCCAGTAAATAGCTTGTCTCCTTTTTTAATTCTATAATTCATATACTCTTTCCATATTAATTTTAGTTTATTTGGAATAAATACATTTCTATATTTTCTTCCTTTACCTTTAATAATAATTGTATCTTTGTTAATATCATAAACTGTTAATTGGAGACATTCACTGATCCTCATTCCAGTATAATACATTGTTAAAAGTAAAGTTTTAGCTCTATAATCTTGATTTAATTCTGCTTGTTTAACAATTTTGAGAAGTTCATCACCTTCTAATACATTATCTAAGAAATTTTGGACTTGAACTTTTTCTTGGCTTATATTTATATTCTTATCACAAAATTTCATAAATATATTTAAAGCAACCATTTTTCTATTAATAGATGAAACCTTATATCCCTTATTAAAAAGAAAGTTTTTATATTTTTCAATATCTAAGTCATCAATATTTTCAATGGGCTTTTTTATATATTGGAAAAACAACACAACATCTGTAGTATAGGATTCAATTGTTTTTAAATCTTTTTTATTTTTAACTAAATATTCTTGAAAATGGCTTATGTTTTCATTCATATATTACACCTCAAGAATATTATAATATATTATGATTTTTTTAGCAATTTCTTCCCATAACTATTCTTATGGGAAGAAAATATTAAATTATATTAATTCTTTATTTATATATCCATTTAAAGTTATATATAAAACCATAAATGGATATATAATAATTATTATCAATAAAAAGCTTATCATATTTATCAAATTATTTGCATAGATTCTACTGAAATTTTTGAAATTAAAAAACAAATAGGCTACCTTTTATACTATAGTTAAATTCTACAGCCAACTTAAACTAAATAAGAAAGGTTTACATATTTTATAATTTATGTTAACATATGAGTAACATTATTATAAATATTAGCTATTTTATCCCTATTCATTTTATAAGAGAAGGAGTTAGTTTAATCCTTCTCTATTTTTCTTTTAACATTCTTATATCAAATTCATCATCACATAAGTCTATTATCCTATAATCATTACAATTGTATTTAATAGATTTATTGTTTTCATCCATATCAACCAAGTCAATATTATCTGCAACATCATTCATATCTAATTGAAAATCAGTTTCCCATATTCCACTTTCATTTTTAGTCATAGGAAACTCTTTATTGTTTAGATTTTGAGTTATTATATTTACATCATCTGCACCATATTTATTGTACCAATTTTCTAATTGAGTATTATCTATAGGCTGTCCGAGATTTAGGAAATTAGAATTAATTGAATAATAATTTTCATTTTGATTTATTAGATATTTTTTATTTGTAAACTCTATTACTTCATTGTATATTTCAAAATTATCTAACAAGCCTTTTAAACAATATTCTTTTGAATCTACTAATCCACCTATAGAAAAATTTCTATTATAATAAGAAATATTTTCATCAGTTAATTTTGTCATTTGTTCAACTGGGTTTATTAAATCATCAATATACATTTTGGATATATTATTATCAAAAGTTAATAATATATCATGCCACTTGCTATCTGTTAAAATACACTTGTATTTTAGATCGAATACAACTTGCCAAGAACCAGAACTATCTTGTTTCCCAGACGCAAACCTTATTTCTTGTGCATCCCTTAAATAAGAACACTGTAAGCTTCCACTATTTTTGTAATTATCATTTCCTACATAAAAAATAACATTCTGATTTTTCATTAAATTATTTTGAAGTCTAATTCTAAATTTAACACTCTTTTTTCCTAACGGTATTATTGAATTATTAAAATTAATACAATCAGATTCACCATTAAAACTTCTAGCATTACCATCTATTCCAACAATACTTGTTGTACCAACATAAGCACCATTATATTTTCCTGTACTATCTATGCAAATATTACCACTTGTTTCTTCAAAGTTATATTTTGCTATTAAGTTATGACTATAATCTTTTTTAGGTATATATTTTGCCACTATATCACTTCCAATCTAAACTTTAAAATTATTTTATTTAAAATGAATATTTTATATCGTTCTCTTTAACATTCTTTCATTAATATATCAAACTTACCGTTACCTATTAATTTTAATTTATCTCTCGGAGCATTTGGCTTACAATTATAAATCATTTCACATTTATTCTTTTCTAAATTATCTGTATATGCAAGTAATTTAATTTCTTCTAAGTTTTCAAATTTATTTAGTAATAAATCTTTAGTTATTAAATCGGTATCTGTAAATCCATTATTATTAAAATTATTTTCATCTAATATTTGTGATGGAGCTTGGACTAAATTATTTTGATTTAGTGTGTATAAGGCATTATTTTTATCCTGAATTAAATATTTTTTATCTGTAAATTCTATAGCTTTATTATATATTTCCAAATTAGATAGATTACCTTTATAATAATAATGCGCATAACTATAATCTCCTATTTTTAAATTATATTCGCAAGGATTATTATCATATAATACTTCGCTAGTTGATATTGGAATTGCTAAATTATTTTTATACATTTTAATAACTTTATCTTTTTTCGTAATTAAAATGCTGTTCCAAGTATTTTCATTTAAATTTGCACTTACTAGTCCATTATTAGATTCGCATAATTTATTAAGAAAAATACAATCAATTTTATTGTTTTTTATTTGTATTAATACCCCATTATCACTTGAAGAATATGAATTTGTAAATACAAAACTAAATCTTTCAACATCAGTACATTTTATATCAAACTTTATACTTAAATCATTTGCAGGAGTTATTGTTTTATTAAATTGTATATAATCACTAGTCCCATTAAAGTTTCTAGATGTTTTGCCATTTTCAACAATTTTTGTAGTACCATAATAAGTACCGTTATTGTCATTTCCACTGCTATCTCTACATATATTATCATTATCTTCAAATTCATATTGTGCTACTAAGTTTGATGAGTAATCTTTCTTAGGATAATATTTAGCCATGCTTATTTCACCTCACTTATACTCATGAAATCATTATTAAAAGGCATTTCAAATAACTTACCACTACCCAAATTCCCCTTATCAGTTCCTTTAATGTCTTGAGTATTGATATTTTTAGTTAATAAATTTAAATCATCTATACCATAAGTTTCAAAATCAGTTTTAGTTAATATTTCTTTTCCTTCTAATTCTGGAATAGATTCATAATTACCATTTTTATAAAAGTCGGATTTTATAGTATAATAATGGTTGTTTTGTTTTAGTAAATATCTTTTATCAGCAAATTCTACAACTTCATTATATATTTCTATCTCATCTAATTCGCCTTTAAACCCATATGATTTCACTGGTCTTGTTCCAATTATAAAATTTTGAGAATATATCGGTTCATTTTGTTGTATTGTGGTTGTAATATTAGGATTTATCATGTCGTCTATGAATAATTTTATTGTATCATTATCATTTGTACCATCCCAAGTAAACATTACTTGATGATATAATCCATCATTTATTGGGTTTGAAGATGTAAAGTTAAAACAAGAGGGAGATCCATCTCTAACCATAACGTTAATTTTATTTGAATCAATAAAAAACCCCAACCCCTTGTCATACACCCCTCCACTACTAGATAAATTTCCTAATATTGGAGCATATTCAATATTGTCTTTAAATTTAATTTTAAATTTAATTGTTTTCCTTCCAGTAGGGATTATAGAATTATTAAAGTTGATATAATCAATTGCAGAAGTAGACGATAAAAAATTATTAAAACTTCTAGCATTTCCATTTTCTCCTGTAACACTCGTTGTACCAACATAAATACCATTGTTACCTTTACCACTACTATCTATACAAGTTACACCACTTGTTTCTTCAAATTTATATTGTGCTACCAAATTATTACTATAATCCTTTATAGGTATATATTTTTTTATCATTTTACCACCTTTTCCTTAATCTTTTATATAATTCTTTTAAAGTTTCTATATCCATTCTTATTAAACATTCTTTATATATATAAGAAATCATCATAATTTTACTTGCAATTAATTCTCTTTTATTCATATCATCAAATCCCTTTTATCATTTGTTTAATCATTGTCGCAATAGATAATTGTATATGTACCATCCTCTATAAATTTATAATTTATAGTTTTTCCATCTTCATCAAAGTTCCATATATAATTTAGACTCGGAATATCTCTTCCCTTCATATCAACTGTAATAGATAAATTATCATTGTATAAATCATCAAAAGCATTATTCTTTTCTAAATAATATCCAAATCTAATCTTTGGACTATTATCTCTTAATATATCTAAATCTTCTATTGTTAAACTATTTACTTGCTCAATAGTTAATCCTTTATTTTCTACTTCAGACAAATTATTTATATTGATATCTATTATAGTTTTATTGTTAATATCATAACTTTTCCATGTTAATCCACTATCTAAGCTGAAAATTAATCTATTCTTAGAAACATCTCCATCACTTGCTACCCATATTATTTTGTTGATTTTATTTATACCATTTAAATTTATATCATCACTAGCTTTTACTACAGTAGGAAAATAAGTACCTGTTAATTTAATCTTGTCAATATCCCCTTCTTCATATGGTTCAATTTTATCTAAAGTATGGAATAAACTTTTATTTATATGATATTGACTTTCGATAAAAGTTTCATTCTCTTGTATTTTAATAAAAGCATCTTCTTTAATCTTATTATTTTGTTTCATTTTCCCATCAAATGTTATATCTGATACAAAATCAAAGCTAGTAAAATCCCCATTATTGAACCCACAATCATATTTAACTACATTATCTTGATCTGCTTTATACTCTAATACACTTGTACACACATTTTGAATATCTGTAGGATTTGTTAATGCAATTTGCTTAGTCTCTCCTTTTTTTATATTCAATTTAGTGTTTTTAATTTGAGAGTTTTGTACTATAGAATTAATTTTAGCTGCATAAACAGATAACTCATCTGATTTTGTAGCAATAACACCTTTATTTGATAAAGCTTTGCAAATTAAATCTTTTCTATTTATAATATCATTTGATATTTCTTCATCTGTTTTAGTAGTATAATCTATGCCAATAGAATTTCCTACTAAGACTTTTAAATTGTTCTTATTTCTATTGGCATATTGAAAAAGGTAAGCAAACATTTCCATTATAGATTTCCCTTGTAGCTCTGTTGGTAATACTGAAGAATCACCTAATTGCTTACCTATATACTGTAATGTTTTATCGCTTTTACCTAAATATAAATTTACTTCGTTGTTTTCTTTAATAAAATATATTCTACCTAAAACCACTTCTAAAGGTTTCTCTAATAAGGCTTCAAAACTAATATTCATAAACTACACCTCCTATATTTCAAATTTATTCCATGTAGATATTCCTGTCCCGCCATTAGAATTTCCTTCAATAAGGCTTCCATCAAATAATAATTTTCCATCCTCACTTGTAGTTAATTTATTTAAAGTGTCTTTATTCATATGATTATGTAAATCCGTTTTTAAAGCCATCTTATCTTCTAATTCCTTATGTGTATGATCTGTTTTAGCATAATCACTTAACTTGTTATTACTATCTTTTAAGCTGCCATCTTTATTTAGTATAGCTATGTTATCTTGGGTTGCACTAGCAACTTTATCTAATTTAGTTTGTATATCAGTTTTTCTTGCTATGTTTATATCTATTTGATTTTCAGGTAAAACACCTTTAGTTTCTACCATTAAATTTAAAGGTTCTATAATAAAATCTCTGCCCATATTATCAGCAGAAACCTCATAAGTTGGTTGCCATTTAGCACCATCATAAATGTAAAACATTTTTTTATTTTCACTTTGTTCATCAGCTCTAACAATTGCTGTATATCCTGCTTCAACATCAGGAATTTGTGTCAATTCTTCATAGGTATTTACAAACCCTCGAAATTGCATACCCTTTTGAGTTAAATCCATCATCTTTTGAATATTATCTTTTATTCCTTTTAACATATTAAGTTCTGCAACAGTAACTTCCAAGCCATCTAATGATCTAGCAATTAATTTATTATTCTTTATTTGAATAGAATTATTGTCAATCTTGTTTTCTAGATAACCTGCTGTGTCTAAAGAATTTAATTTTACTAACTCATCTTTTTTATTTATTATTTCTGTTTTCAATTTGGATATATCGCTCTTATTTTGAGTATTATCCGTTTTTAAAGTAGATATAGTAGAAGTATTTATGCTTATACTAGAATCTTGCTGAATATTTTTTTCTTTTATTGAGTTTATTTCTGTTGTATTAGCACTAATTCTTTTATTAACATATGTTAAATCTGTAGAACTGCCATTAGTTCCACCATTGGAAATTCCACCCATACTTACAAAAGGCATAAAAATCACTCCTTTTCAAATAGTTTGATTAATAAGTTAATCCATCAAAATAAAATCTACAAGCATTTTTAACTTTAATTCTATATATGCTGAGTTTATTAATAACTAATGGCATGTTTGGGGTTATTAAAGCATAAGATTTGCTATTATCAAAAGCTATATAGATTGGTTCATCTGGTGAAATAATTCTTATACCATTTATAGTTACAGGGCTATCATTATCATCATACATTTGTATTATTTCTCCATCGGTAGCTTGGTAATACCCTTCTGCATCAGCTTTAGGATATTTTGTGGATGATATAAAATAACTATGTTCAGTTAATGCTCCCATTCTAATTACCTCCTTTAATTAAAAATAAAGGGCTAGTACATAAAATACCAACCCTAAGAATTTTGTTAAAATTAACCTTTTATTTTGTTTTCACTTATTGTATTTTCTTCTATTATATTATCAAATTCTTTTGTATCAGTATCTATATTTGAGTTTTCTATTATATCTTGTGGTGCTTCATGATAAAAAAGATCATTTGTAGGTTGAATTTCTTTATTGTTTTTATCTCCCTTAAAATTATATGTAACTGTTGCTGTCATTCCTATAAAAATACCATTTATAATCATTAAATATAATTCAGATATTCTAAAAGTATTTAGCATAATAGATGTCATAATTACATTTATTACACCGACAATAACAGCTAGATATCTAGTAGGCATTTGTTTAAAAAAACTCAAATCCTTCAAAAGTTGCACAATCATTAGCGTTATTGATAAACACCCAGAAAAAGTAGCAATTTGTTGTAAATTTATAAAATCATTAACTGGCATATAAATCTCTCCTTTTTAAATTATTTTTTAATTAGATATTATTTTAATTTTTTTATGTATTCTATGACCGCTTGTGCAGTATCATATCTTCCACCACTAGAAATTAAAACCGTATCTGAAACAGGTTTCTCACTTCCACCTACCATATAAATTCTTCCTACATTATTCTTTAAATTTGTATTTGCTTTAAAATCAGCTAAACTTAATACTGGTAACTTTAATTTATCTCTCAATAAGTTAGCACCATATTCATCAACATATCCAAAGTATAATATTATATCCATTTTCTTTTCCTCCTTTTTTTCTACTGGTTTATTAGGTTTTTGTACAATAGAATCTGGTATATTATATAGTTTTACATATTGCTTACTAATAAATCCTCCATGTGGTGGATAATAAATATGTACCCAATCTCCTTCAACTTTATATACTTCAACTGATTTGTTATTAGACAACACACCTAAAATCTTAGAAGAAGTAGATTTTTGCTCTCTAACATTTAATGCACTAGCTGTAACTATTGCTGTTGGCTTAGAAGGTGAAGAGCTTGAACTAGAATTATTCCCACCTGTAGATGGTCTATAATTATTTCCTAATGCTTTTAACACACCTGTTGCTATTGCACAACCTAGTTTTTCTACATTATATTTATTACAATCACCTCTATTATCTATAAAAAATGGTTCTGTTAATACACAAGGCATATTTGTATTTCTTGTAACATACAAGCTAGGTCTTTTTACTCCTCTATTAGCAAATCCTAAAGAAGATACTACTTCATTTTGTATAGATTGTCCTATTCTAGCACTTGAATCTGAGGCAACTTCCATTTCACAACCATAAGCATTTCCATTATAGCAATTAGCATGAAAACATAAATGCAACATACTGCCACTTGAATTAGCTTTATTAACTCTATAAGATAATGATTGGCTTAAACTCATTCTTCCATTTGGTGGAGTACAATTTACTAATGTGTATCCTGCTTTTTGTAACTCTCTTACAACAACAGAACCATAGTTTCTAACAATAGAATATTCATATAATATCCCATTAGCAGAGGTATCTTCTCCTCCTTCCATATGTCCAAAATCATATGATATCATTCCTTTTGACATTACGTTATCCCCTTTCTTTTCTATTTTTGTATTTGTAAGTCTACCTAATAAGTCTAGTAATTTATTTGCGTATTGCTTATCACTAGCCCACTTACCACTTCCTAAATCTTCAACATTAATAGCACAACCTCTATCTACATATTTAAATCTAGGGTCTATCAATTGTTGTTGTGGTAAATTATTTCTGCTACAATAAGCAAAAAGATGCTGAATATGACATTCAACACCTTCATTTTTTGTATTAAATTTTAAAGCTTGTTTTCTTCCGTTTCCATCTAAAGCACCTAATCCAGCATAGTTATGCATATCTAATGTTGTTATACTTGTATCTGAATATCTAAGAAAATTAGTTTCCAAACACATTTGCACCCATGCAATTTCTAATTTAATTCCATAAATATCACAATATTTCTTATAAATATTAGCTAAGTAGGGTGCTTTAGGATTAACATTATGTAAAAACAACTCACATTGTTCTATTGTTGCTTTAGAAGTTCCCATTATCGGAGTAGCCATTTAGTATCACCTACACTTTATCATTTTAAAAAATATGTAATTACTGAACTTGCAATTGCAACCAAAGCCATGATAAATCCCCAAAATTGTTTCTTTTCATAAAATCTTTCTTCGTGATTATTTTTTTCCCCATCTGTGAAAGTATCTACTATTTTATTTAGCATTTCGTTCATTGTATTTTGTTGCTTATCCATTGTGTCGTTCATTATATTTTGCTGTTTATCCATAATCTCATTCATATTTTTTGTTTGCTCTTTTGAAGTTTCATTTATCATAACTTTTATTTCTGCTTGAGATTTCTCAATATTAGCCAATTGAATTTGTTGTCTAATATCGCTTTCTTCTAGTTTCCTAATTCTATTTTCATGGTCTTGTATTTGGTGTTCCATATCCATAATCAAAAATCTCCTTTCATATCTTCACCTCGTTTTAAAAAAAATATTTTAAAATTAAGTCATTTAAATTCATATATGTCCACAATAAACAGATGAGAAATACAAAAACTTAAATTTTCATATTTCTCAATTCTAAATCAAATATAAAGTAAATTATGTATTTTTACTATTTTTCTCAAAATTCCACTTCAGGAATGGCTTGATTTAGCCATTTATACCACCTTCAATTAATGTAAAATCACAGTTTTATATTATGTTGGTTTTTAAAATTATTTTATGTATCCTTCTTATTTTCTTCTTCATTAAATAGTTCATTAACTCTCTCTTTATAAATAGGTGGTAATGATTCTATTGGCAATCTTCCACTCTGTACTGCAACTACATACATATTAAAGAATGTAGGATTTACATACTTATCAAAAGCTTCTGTTAAATATATTTCATTCAAATTAAACACCTACCTTTTCTTTTAAAAATTTTATTTCATTTTTCAAAGAATCTATCTCACTCATAAGTAATGTTAACAACATAGTTGCACTTTCTGTATTATTATTTAAATCTACTAACTTATGTTGATTTATTAAATTATATATTTGCTTTTCTGCTTTTTCTTTAGATTTATTTAATTCCATTTGTTGTAATCCATAATTAAAATATAAGTCAAAGTTATTTTCAATTTGTTTTATTAAATTATCCGTATTATCTATATCAAAAATAACTTCATCATATTCAAACATTACTATATGTCGTCCGTTTTCTTCTTTTGTGATTTGTTTTATATTTTTTCTTAATCTAATATGCACCATATGATCTTTTATATATTGTATTTTTATTTTTTGAGGTTCAACTGTGGATTCTATTAACACTTGACCACCTTCTTTCTACCATAAGATTATAATTTAATAAGATAATGATGCTGCTATATTATACCCTACAGTACCTGAAGAATTTGTACAATTAAAGCAAAATACTCCTACACTTGAATATTTTCCATTATCTCCCCCAGATGAGAGGTGGCTTCTATCTCCATATGTTCCCTGAGCGTACAACCCTGAAGAATAAGTTCCTTTAAAATTATTTGGAACAAAACCTAATCTTTTATCATGAAATATATCTTTTATAGCTCCTTGCTGAAATTTTGTATTAAATCCTGTCCCAAATTTAAAGGCATATTCTTTTTGTTCATTTTGAAATCCTTTGTTATTAATTAATATTTCTAAAGTATCAGTTATATAAAAGCCATCTATCATTTGATAACAATTGCCAAAGAAGTCTTCAATTCCTCTATAAGAAATCTGACCATTGTTTATACAACCAGTAATATTACCTAATAAATTAGTTCCCCCTGTTTTACATGGAGTATAACTATCATTAATACCTTCACACTTAGCTCCTGACCCAATAGTCTTTTGAGAATTAAAATCTGCATATTCAATTAAATACAATAACTGTAGTGCATATCTTAAATTAAAATCTACTAATCCCCATCCATTTCCTCTTTTTTTAGTATAATCTCTAGCTGTACTCATAAAAAAATATGTTTTAGGTAAAACACTGCTTTTACTTTCTAAATTATCATTATTCAAACTAGGCAAGTAAGTATGATGATACCTATAATCTACCTCTTCAGCAATTCCACTATTATCATCACATAAATGTTTTCTATCTCTAAAGAAAGCTGGATGTACTTCATATCCATCCTTAGCTCCATCACATATCCAAAATTCTATGATATCATTGCTAACATAATATATTTTAAACCAAAATTTGGGTATCTCTACCATGCATTGCCCATTACTACCATCAATTTTATACATAGGATTTCCATAATAAGCATTAACTATCCCGTCATCTGATAGATTACATCTTCTCATACTACACCAAGGAATTAAATTATTAAAATCATTTTTACCACCTGTTATGGCGGTTAAACCAACAGCATCTCCTAATCTTTCTACTATATCTGTAGATTTTGTCCATCTTACACCATATTCTTTAAATGCTTGGGGTGTTGCAGTAACTTGTTGACCTTCTTCAATATCACAATATTGATTATTCTTATTGAATGTGAAAGCACGATAATAATATTTAACGCCATTAGTTAAATTTTCATCTATGTCACTACCTATCATATTCTCATTAGAGTATTCTGACGAAGAAGCATAAAAACTTTCACAAACAAAATCACCATCATTTATTCCAGTAGGATATCCATTTTCTTTTCTTATTATTTTTACTGTACTAAAATTTGCATCTGATGGATAAATCCATGATAAAGTTACTTCTCCATCACCACCTTTTGCAGTAAAATCACTAATAGGTTTATCATATCCATTTGCTATAGGAGTAACATTTATAATTTGAATATCCGTATCATTTACATTATTATTTGTATCATAAGTAAAGAATCTATAATAATAGGTAACGTCATTAACTACAGTCGTATCTTTATATGTAATATTATTACCCCCATACACTACTATTCCGTCTTTTATGTCTGTAGGCTTGCTGTTTTCTTTTCTTACAATTTTTATTTTTTCAAAGTCAGTATCTTTAGGATTTATCCATGTTAAAGTTATTTCTCCATTTCCTGTAGTAGCTTTTATATTTGTTACAGTTGCAGGTGGTTTAGTATCTAAAACTTTAACACTAGTAATAACTCCATCTGAGTTTTGCATTGCTCCAAAGACATTATAAATAGCAAAAGCTTTAAAATAATAGGTAGTATTATTTTTAGCTTTATATTCGAAAGTTTCTATTTTACTATCTACTATTTTAGTAGCATTTTTAGTACAATAATCATAATTGGCACTTGTTAAATCTTGTGTACTAACATATATTTCTACTTTTTCAAATTCTGTTATAGTTGGATTTTGCCAAGATAAATTTGCTTTAGTTCCTTCTATATCAGAAATGGCAGTTAAATTTTCAATCCTACCTAATTTTATAGAACCATCATTATCATTATTTCCACTTTCACCATTTCCTCCATTTTTATATAGATAATTAATTGCATTTGTTAAGTTTAATTCCTTATTTTCATTTGTTAGATTATCTATAATTTCTTTTTCAAGAGTAGATAAATTTCCAATTTTATTTAAATTAGACTCAACCTTTTCTCGAATATTACTTATGTTTTTCTCTACAGTCATGCCATCAATTGTTTTGATATCTATTGCAGATATAAGCACATCTCCTGTTTGAGTATTTACTGACTTCACCTTACCCACTTGTGATAAATCAGGCTTATTTTGTATATTATTCCATTCTATTCTATTAGCTACCTCTGCAATATCTACTATACCATCATTGTTTTTATCATACTTCTCTGTATGCATATTTCCCGAACCTTCACCGTCTTTACCATCTTTACCTTTTTCAGCTACGCAATTCCAATATTCTTTATTACTAGGTAGTATATCTTTACAATCTTTAATACACTCATAAGAACTTCCTTTAAAAGAAACTCTATTAAGCTTTTTATACTCCTTTTCAGAACTATATTCCTCACAGACAGATAATTCTTGTATTATATTATCTATCTCAGTTATTTTATTAGTCCCATTTATGATAGTTCCACCTAGAGTATCATTTATTTTTCTTGCTTCTTCTATAGTTTTATTTAATATATCATCTATGTTTTTAGCATTTACAATTGATATATTTAAAGTGTCACTTATTTCCTTTATTCCATCAACACAAGTAGATATTTTTGCATAATACTCTTCAGCGGTTTTTATAGCATTATCTATACTTGCATATGCTTCTATAGCTTCTCTTCCACCATTTATCATTTCTTGGATAGTAATAATTATATCTTCCCGTCCAGTATCATAAATCCTTGATGAAGGATATAAAACAACTCCTGTACCTAAATATTCAGCTTCAACAGTTTTATTGTTCATTTTTTCATTGAAAAATACATAACCTAATTTATAATCGACTATGTATTCCTTTTCAGCTATACTATTGTTTTCATTATAGAAATCTGTTCTTTTTTCTACTAATCCTTCAACATTTACTCTTCTAAACTTATCAGGAATCTCATCTAATATAGCTACATTATTTATTATTTTTAAATTCTCGACAGTAGGCTTAAAAGGGTCTGTAGAATCACCTTTTCTTTTTTTTATTAAAATTGGTGAAGTATCGCTAAACGTACTCATATTCTCACCTCACTTTTAAAATTATTTTATTATATGGTATATAAAAATCCTTCACTTGTCATGTTATCTCTTAATTTAGTTTTAAATTTTTCTATTTGTTTTTGAACTTCTTCTTTATTATTTTTTATTGTAGTTGTATCTAAAGGATTACAGAACAAACTACAATGTCCTGTTGTAATATTAAAATCACCATAAATCCCCATAACCATTTTATCTTCAATTATAATTTTATCATTAAATTTTATTATCTTATCTAATTCCATATTCTATTTTTCACACCCCTTAGTTTTATTTTTTTCTACAGAATTTAAATGATCTTCATATTCAATTCTGTCCTTTTCAATTTGAATTCTTGTTGCTCTATCTATTGAATCTTTTATTTCATTTATAATCATCTGATGCACTGTCATTGGTAAATTTGCTTCATCTAATGTTTTTATTATTTTATCTTTAATTTCTAAAATAACTAAATTTGTACTTTTTTGAAATCCATTTTCTGTTTTTAAATTAGACATAAAATTCACTCCTTTTAAAAAATTATTTTAAACATAAGTCCACTTAACTTTCTTTCCATGAACATAAACCGCATCTTCATCAAATTGCAAAAAAGGTCTACCATTTGCTCCACTACTTCCATTAAAAAATGCCACTCCATTGCTACTTATTAAAATATAATTGTTATAATCACTTCTTAATCGTATTATATTTCTTCCGTCTCCATAATCTCTAGCATCTATATCCGTTCCGTTCGGGAAATTAATTATTCCACTCTTAGGTTCGATTGAAATATTATCTGCAATCATCGAAATAGCACTACTATTATTTTTAATACTTAATGCTATTTGTGCCGCATTTATGTTTCCATAATCATCAACAACCATAGAAATTTTTCTATCTGTTTGATATATGTAAGAATTAAATTCACTACCTTTTACTCTATCCATGATTTCTCTATCTGTTTGAACCCTATAGCTGTCAAATGCACTACTAGATACTTTGTCAGCTATCATTTGTGCGGATTGAGTTCTCCATGAATCAAAATTATAATTTGATACTTTATCAGCTATATCTCTAGCAGTTTGCATTCTATAAGAACTAAATTCTGTATCAGCTACCTTAGTAGCTAATGCTTTTTCAGTTTCGACTTTAAAAACTCCTATTTCACCTGTTAACCCATCTATATAATCTGCTAATTCATCTGCCCTTTCTATTTGTTGATTCGCACGATTTGTTAAATCTTCAACTGCCTTATCTGTTTCATTTTTTAATTCATTCATCTTATCATCTATTAAGTCAGTTATTTTCTCACCATCACCTGTTTCTATATTATCTATATCAACTTTTATATCTGTGTCTTTATCTATTTTTCCTTGTAAATTTCCTATATCAATTATTCCATCACCATTAATGATAGTCTTAAAAAAGTTCTCACCTTCCGCTGTACACATTAAAGCCCCATTGTTAATTCTTAATCCACGTTTCTTATTTTCAGATTCCATAGAAGTCAATCCTAACTGATTAACTATAGTTGTATTATTTGTTCCAGCAAATATTTGTCTTTGTGCAGTTTTCCACGTATTATTAATTATTTCATCTAAATTATTTACAGTATCCTTTAAAGTATTTAATTTGGATGGGGTTTGATCTATTATTGCAGAAGTTGAAGAAGCATTATAAAGCAATTTAGAAAGTCTTTTTTCATCATCATCAATATCATTAACATTTGCTATAGTAATATTAATCATCATATTTTCATGAGTTATATCAAGTTCAACGATCTTCGCTTTCATCTTATCTATACCAAACTTATAATAATTAATTGTTATTACATCACCAACTTTTAATTTACTCCAATCTCTTTGGGCTTCTACAACCCTTAAAAACTGAATCATACTCAAAGTAATAACTCTTTTAGGTCGTATAAGTTTTTGAAAATATTCATTTGCTGATAAAAATAACTCTTTCTCATCTGTTATGTTATTATTTACATATGTCTTTTCTTCTCTGAAATTTTCTAATTCTTCAATCTCAGAAGGTGAGAAATTGTTATTTTCTGATAAAATAAATTTAATGCTATCTATTTGAGTTTCTATAACTTGCCTTTGTTGTTTAACAAATTTAATATCTTTTTCTCTTTGTTGAATCTGCTCAAATTTCTTAGCTTTTTCATCTAAAATAGTTTCCTTTTGACTATTAGTAGATTGAGCTATTGCTAATTTCTTTAATATAGCATCATATTCTCCATGTAAATCTGTTAACTGCATTTCTTTTTGTGTAATAGCATTGTCATATACATATTTCTTAGTGATTAGTTCTTGTAGTTTACCTTTATTTTCATTTATTTTTTTATCAAAATTTAATAAAGCCAGACACAAGTTGTCTGACATATAGTTAGAATGTTTAATTATATTATTATCTTTGTCAACTTCAAAAGGATACATAAAATAACTATAATTTGTTAGATATGTTTTTCCTGTAGGATTTATTGAAGATATTTCAGTGTTATCTTTACCTTGTACTTTTAATATAGTACATATTTCATCTGGATTTTCTTCTTCTTTAATATTCTCTAAATACTTGTTATATTGTATTAATAATCCATTATCTTCACCGTAAGTTTCTTCATCATAAAAACTTACAATTTCATTTTCTGTATCCCATACTAAAATAGCATTGAATTTTTCAGCTAATGTATAAATAGCGTCTAAGACAGATGTTTCCCCACTCATTGTGATACCACGTTTTTTAGTTTTTAAAGTTTCATCTATATGTCCCAATGACCATGTAGTATTGTGTAATATTCCTCTCTTGTTATCTAATTGATGACCATTCATTACTTCTCTAATTGTATAAGAAACAGCCTCATAATTATATAATTTTATTCCTCTCAATAAGTATTGTAAAGACCTTACTTGAACTTGCTTGGATTGATTTGCACTATCTTTAGTTAAATTAGATATTGTATACCATTCTTTGAGATTATTATATTCAAACAATATCAAATATCTATATTTTAAAATATTCCACATTGTATTTTTTATCATTTTGTTTTTTTTCTCTATTTTAAAAGGAATAGAGAAACTTAATTCATTTGTGTTGCCTAGAGTGATTTTATTGGAAACATCGTAAAAATCTTTAATCCTACCTATAGCTTCATTTTTATTCTTATATAAAGTCATTTTTATTCTAGGTGGTTTTAGATTTCTATCTACTCCATATCTTTCAAATTGATTTTCAAGCAAGTAGAAACACCTCCTTTGGAAATTATTTTGTTTATAATAATTTATATTTAGTCTTAAATCTTATAAAACAGTTTCCCTTAATTAAAAGTCTATTTTCTCCATATTTTAAAACTAAATCATTACCATTATATACATCTACAATTCCTTTGTTTTTATTACTTTCAATATGTCCACTTTCACCTTCTATATATATTTCTTCATCATTAACTAGTCCATCTCTACCGCCATATAATTTCTTACCATTATCCCAATAAGCATTTATAGCAGTTGTACTTATATTAATATTAGTTTTTTTACCTATTTCTTTATGAGTCACTGTAATTGTTTGATTTTCTAAATCCATCTTACAAAATACATTGTCTATAGTAGAATATAAAGCTTGTAAAATAGTATTTACACTTGGATCTTTTCCTCCTTCTAAAGTTACAGCAGGGTTGTCTTTAATATCATAGAAGTTGCAAGAGTAGCAATTGGATAGTATAGGAATTATATTATTAATGCTTCCATATTTTTTAGAAATTATATTTATAGTATTATTGGAAAAGCTAATATTCATTTTATCTTCATTTGTCTTTAACACATCTGTTATATATGCTATTAATGATTTTCCATTTGTGTCATCTAGCTCACTATAAATAGCATCCTTACCTTTCACCAAATTGGGAAATTCAAATTGGTTTATTTTATAATTTTGTCTTAATAATTTTTGAGTGTTTTCCCAATCATTTACTACTGAAGATATTTTATTTCCCTTACTACCTCTTTCTTTTGCTTTTATATTTATAATCTTTGAACTTTTATCATATTCAGCTCTTACATCATCATGTTCATATGTACCTTTAGAATATTCGACCCAATCTCTACCTTCTTCATTTATAGCTTTTACTATGTTTTCACATGTTTCATCTAGACTACTTCCCATTCTAATCTGGTAAGGTCTTGTTAAAGGAATATCCTCCTGAATCAATAATTTCTCTCCTTGTTTTGTAAATAAAATAACATTATAATAATAATCATATCCTTTAGCATAATATTTATCATGGATTTCCCAATAATAATCTCTTACCAATTTGGCAGTTTCATATCTATCTATTCCACCTAATCTAATTGCACCATCAATATCAAATGGAATTCCGCCTTTAGCACCTTTCTCACCTAAAATAATATCTCCATTTCTAACAATTTTTCTTAAATTTTCTTCCGATAAACCCTTTGAATCCACAAAAGAAAAACCTAATCCATTTAAAACAATCTTTGCATTTGCTAAGTCATATCCACTTCCTACAACTCTTTTCCCTTCACTATAAGAATAGAGAGGGTTGGTTTTAAATATTTTACTAGGAGTTTCTAATTCATACCAATAAGTTCCACTTTCGTGAGTTAAAATTAAACTATTGTTTTTAGTTTCACCTACATTTTTTATTCTTAATAGTTCAAAGTCAGATTGTATATACTCCTTACCTTCATATTCAACAAAAGAATCATTCTTTCTATTCTCTTGCCATTTAGTAATTAATATAATATCCCCAATTTTTGCTTCCATATTTTTATCTGTAACACCATTTCTTTGAAACATTTTATTAATATAAAACTTATTGGATGTAGAATTTATCATATCTATTTTAAAACTTCTTCCAGTTCTTTTATAGATGCTTAATTCATCACCTATATCTTGTCCTTTGATTCCTTGTGAAACAGGTTGGAACTTTCCTGTATCAGCATATCTTTCAGCAGGGATTCCTAAAAATTTTGTTAATTTGAACAGCTCAATAATCTGCTTTTCTTTATCTATTCTATTATTAACGAAATCACTTACTAAAGGTATTCTTATTCCATCTATTGTATTATCTCTTTTTTCATTTATTAATAAAGTTGCATTTTTAAAATCAGAATCAGATTCAAAATAAGAATCTAGCCTCCAGTTCGTCCAACCTTTTAACCCAGTATTCTTCGTAATTGCAACTCCTTCGTTTGATGAAGCAGTTATTTCATATTCCTGATCTCCTACTTTAATTTTACTTCCTGCAAAATCCAAATTGCTCCTAGCTATTAATCTTCCATTAGCTTGTGTCGTATAGTTTTTTAAACTAATGGGTATGTGACCATTCTTAGCTTCGTATACATCATTAAAATCGAATTCGTATACATTATTACCAATGGAAATATTATCTGAGTCTTCAATGGGAGTATTATTAAAAACTAATTTAGCTTGTGCAGGGTTAGCATCTGCACTTACATCCACTTTTATATTACTTTTATCTAGCTTTTTCCAATGACTTTTATTCCATTCTTCATCTTCATTTGTTTTAATACATTGGTATAAAATCCCACTTTTATTAACTATTGTTCCATCTATATATTTAAATCCTTGCGTCCATTGTTTAACATTTTCATTTACAATTCCATCACCTGTATCGAATTCAAATATCTTATCACCTATCGTTACGATTTCGCTATCAAATACTGTTCCTGTAAATTTTAATATACCTTTACCACTAGAGCCATTACAAAAACTTGTAACTTCTCCACTATTACTTCTATTTGTTATTTCTAAGCTACCATCACTTATTTTTTTAATCCAAATATCTGGTTTTATATCTATATCCCCATAATTTGGTATTATTATTTCTGTTCCATCCTCATTGTTTTCACTTAAATCATACGTTTCACTCAAATATTCTCTACTATAGGCATGATAAGTATTACATCTCATAGTTATGTCTAAATATCCTTGTTCTAGCCCAAAATGTGTCATTTCAACATCATCAACAGGCATAGCATAATAAATCTTTTCAGGGTCTTCAGAAAAATATAATGGCTGATAATTATCTTGATGTAACCATCTAGCCACTTCTCTAATTAATTCTTTATTCCATTTTTCTGTGAAACAAAATTGTAATTTAAGTTGTAATGGATTTCTTTCTATTCCTTGAAAATAAGGCTTATCAGCCTCTATAGTATTTATTTCTTTTATTTTCTTATTAGCTAAAAAATTTTCTTTTAATTCTGCATTATCTACAGAACCATTTATAATATTAAATTCTAAACTATCTCTACCTGCATAATTGAAATATAAACTGCTCTTTATCAAAAACCATCACCTCTCTTTAAAAAGAAAAGGATACAATTAAAATTGTATCCTTAATACTTTCCTCTATTTCTAAGAGTATTTATTATTTTAGTAGCAAAACCTTGAGCTTCATTTTCTGTTCCATACATTTTATCAATATGAAAATTTATTTCAATATTATTATTGTTACTAGTTGCCATTGCGGGTTGTAGATTTCTATTCATTCCATACCCAAAATTATTTATAGGTAAGGTATTAACAAAATTATATAATTTCTTACCTTGTTCTGCGTTAAATATAGTCTCTATTGCATTAGGATTCCCATGAAGCATAGCTTTTCCTGTAAAATCTGCAACTCCACCTTTATCATAATAACCTTTAATATCGCTCATGGTATTTGCATAATTAGCTATCTCACTCTCAGTCTGATATCTATCTTTACCAAATAACCATCTCGCTTGACTATTATAAATTTGCTCCTTACCATCCATAGTGCCACCAACAACAATGTCATTCGCTGTTAATTGAACATCCCTAACAGAATTAGTATCTACAAATTGATAACCTAATTTAGTTAGATATTTCTTAGCTGCTTTCAAATCATAACCAGTTCCATATACTTTTCCATATTTAGACTTAGGAACATAATTAGCTTTATTCATAGCATTTAAATCGATTAATGCTTTATTTCTTATTTGATTATATGTATCATTTCTATCATTTCCACCTAATCTAGTAACACCGTCTACCTGAACCTCCCATGACTAAAGTCACGGAGTTCTTGGTCAATAACACTAATGTGTTAAGTATCACCAAGCTATCCCCATAGTTCCTACGGTTCTTATATATATTATTTTTATTCTTATATCTTATTTACACACTTACATACTTACTACTTTTTTATTATTAATTATTCTTAAACCTTCATTTAAAATATTAATACTAGCATTATAATCTCTATCTATTACTAAACCACATTTCTCACAGATATATGCCCTTACTCCTAAGTCTTTAGTTTGTTGTGATTGATTGCCACAATCGCTACATAATTGACTAGATGGATAAAATCTATCTATTTGTTGATATATTTTACCGTACCATTTTGTTTTATATTCTAATTCTCTATTAAACTCAAAGAAACTTGCATCTGCTATACTTTTAGCTAACTTATGATTTTGTAATATTCCACTTGTATTCAAATCTTCCATGCAAATAATATCATAGTTATTAATAAAATCTGTAGTTAATTTTTGAAGAAAATCTATTCTACAATTATAAATTTTTTTATGATATTTGTTTACTTTTAATCTTTGTTTATTTCTATTATTGCTACCTTTTTTACGTTTACTAAGTTTTCTTTGAGCTTTTATTAATTTATCTTCATATCTTCTATAATATTTAGGATTAGAAATAACTTTATTATCACTTGTAGTTGCAAACTCTTTTATTCCTAAATCTATTCCAACTACTAAACCTGTTTTCTCTTTATTTTCTTGTGGTACATCTACACAACACAAACTAATATAATATTTACCATCTGTATCTCTTGATAAAGTAGAACTAACTATTCTACCTTGATATTGTCTTGAATAAGCTATTTTTACTTGTTTTAATTTAGGTAATTTAATTTTACAATTTTGCTTCTTATATTTACCTGTAGATGTGTATTTTATTTCTTTTTCTAATACTTCTATATTATTATTTGTATAATTGATTTTAATAGATTGATAATTACTTTTATATGATTTAAACTTAGGAAAACCACATTCTTTCTTAAAGAATTTTAAAAATGTTTCATATTGATTTTTTAGAGTATTTTGCAATACAGATTTTTCACATTGTTTAAGCCATATATTTTTCTTTTTAAGTAGTGTTAATAATCTTGACATTTTAGCAAAATTTAATACTGATTTATGATGTTTTAATCTATGTTTATTAATATTTAAAAAATAATTCCAAACATATCTTTTAGCATTAAAACTCAATTCTATTTGATTTATTTGAGTTTTATTGGGATAAATTCTATATTTAAATCCTTTTGCTATTGTATTCTTTTCAATATTTGTAGAAGTCATTTATTAACACCTCATTTTAAGACTTATATTTGCTTTTCTAAATATAATATATCATATTCTAAATTTAATGTCAACATATTTTGTTTAGGTTTATAAATATTATATATTGACTTATAAAATATATATGATACAATCTAAATAAAAGGAGTGATTTAAATGATTAGTTATAAACCATTATTTAGATTATTATTAGAAAGAGATATGTCCAAAACTCAACTTCGTGAAGCAGTTGGTTTCAGCACAGCTACATTAGCAAAAATGTCTAAAAATGAATATATTTCCATGGAAACACTTGAAAATATTTGTGTGTATCTTAATTGTAACATTGAAAATGTTATTGAATTCATACCTAAATAATTTAAATAATATATATAAGAACCGTAGGTTCTTTAATCATGTTTGAGGTATCGTTCACATAGGTTCGCTACTACCTATGCAGTTCTCTTATGAACTTCTCATACTTTCGTATGACGCACAGACTATATCTTATCCCTCATCATTACATGTTAGGGTCTACCCACTTCGGTACGCTTGTACCTACTTCCCTCAAGAGGAATAGTCGTTGAAGTTTCCTCTGTTCGAGGCTTACCTGCTGATTGCCCATTGTTTTAGTGTTTAGGATTTAACCTTGCACTATCCAATTAATTTTTTCTACTTTCGTAACTTTCACACTTAGACTTATTTCATTCTTATGTTGTAGTTTAATTAGCTTTAGGGCTTCCCAGCAATTCAAGTAGTGTTGGGTATTGTGACTAATACCACTACATACAGATTTCTCTATATGCTAACTGTTTGCCAACTAACTCATGGCTGAAGTCACGAGTATGCGTTGGCAAGTCAATCAAAGTTTACTCCACCTTTTGCACCTTTGCCACCTACAATAATATCATTTGGATTAAAATTAATATCTTTAGAATTTATTTTTGATGTATCTACAAATTCATATCCTAAAGGACTAAGCCATGCTATAGCATTTTTTAAATCTTGTCCTGTACCATATACAATTCCGCCAACAGGCTTAATTCTTCCACTTTGAATATCTGAATATAATTGTATGATTCCTGCCGTATCATATCTATTTTTCCCACCTAGTCTTATAGCACCATTTAAATCTTGTCTGTCAACACCATTAATAGCACCAGTATCTCCTACAACTATATCATCTTTCCCAAAATGTAATTTGTTTTTGTCTACAAGGCTTGTATCTATATAGTTATATCCTAAAGAACCTAATATCTTTCGAGCATTGGCTAAATCCGCCCCTGTCCCATATACATTTTTAGTTTTATTTTCTTCAAGTATTTTATCAGGGTCTTTTTTATCTATTCCATTTACTAAGTCTTGTGCTGCTTTTAATTGTTCTAATAATTCCTTTTTTATTTTGTCTCCTAGTGAAGTTAACCCTTTTCCAAATAAATCCTCAAATTGTAATAGAGCATTTTGGATTCCAATTCTCTTACCATCAATCCATTCAATATAGCCTTCAGTTAGTGCTTTTCTTGCATCTAAATTTAGATAAACATTATCTAATCTTGTGTCGATATCACGTTTTTTCTTTTCTATTTCTTTTTTCTTTTCTTCTTTCTGTTTTGTTAGAGCTTCTTTCTTTAATTCATTATTGTGCTTCATCTGTAGATCAGTCTTTTTCTTCATTTCCTCTTGTAATTGTTTTTCGTACTCTAGCCTTCTAGCTATGCCTTCTTCGCTATCATCTGTTGATAATTTGGCTATCTTTTCTTGTAATTCCGCTATAGTTTTTAACTGCTCGCTTTTCTGTTCATTATAACTATTTCGTTTTTCTGCATCATCTATTTTCTTTAACTCAGCATCTATAGATTCCTCGAAATGTTTTAAAACTTTATCTAATTGTTCTTTCGCTAATTCAGCAGTTTTAGTTAAGACTTCTCTTAGTTTATCTTCTATAGTGGACTTCATTTCAGACATTTTGTCTTTGATATCTTCTAGCTCTTTTTTATGCTTTTCTAGTTCAGTATTAGCTTTATCTAATTCAGCAGTATACTCTCTAACTTTATCTAACAAGAAATCTTTGCCATATTTATATGCTATATCATTAGTTTCTCGAATTAACTCAGTCATTCTTCTAATATTTTCTTCGTCTTGTTCTACTAGTTGCTTCTTTAATATCATTATTTGCTTGATATTTTTTTCTTCATGTAAACTAAGTCTATCTAGTTCATTTGAAATCATTTCTATATTTTCTTTATAAATCTGCTGGATGGCTTCCCATTTAGCAGTGACTAATTCTAAACTCACATCTTTGATAGTTTTAGTTACATTAAGCATTTCTGTCCCTATGTCTGAATATTTTTCGCTTAACATATGAATAGTAGTTTCATCATAAATGCCTGATTTCATTTCTTTTTCAATAAATTCTCTTTCTTTTCTTAAAGTATCTAACTTTTTAACAGTATAATCATCTATCTTAGATAAATAGTTAATATAATTAATATCATTTTTATTTTGCAAATCGACATCTGTTCTTAATTGAGTAATTGTCCTATCAATAGATTTAACTTTGTCATCAAATTCTCCTAAACGTGATTCTAATTTTTCAATATTTATTTTATTTAAATTTTCCATTAGTTCAGCATTTTTCTTTTCCATATCCATTGATTTGCCAATTAAATCCATTTGCTCGTCTATTACTGAATGGATTGATGATTCCGATCCACCAAACCCTTTCATGTACTTTTTAACTTTAGGAATATAGTCTTTTGTCTCCTTATAAGGAGGAACTCCTCCAAATTTTTCTACAGCTCCTACCCCTGCATTATATCCAGCTAATACTAAATCTAAATTACCATTATATTTTTTTATTAAATTAGCTAATTCCCTTGTGCCACCCATAATATTTTGTTTTGGATCATATGGGTTTCCAACACCTAATTCTCTAGCTGTTGCAGGCATAAGTTGCATTAGACCGATTGCTCCTGAACCACTTACATCATTAGGATTAAAATTTGACTCGGCTTTTATTACAGCTGCAATTAAAGCAGCAGAAACGCCATATTTTGCAGCAGCTTCATTAATATAATTGGAATACTCACCAGTATAATTAGATGCTGAGACTCTATTGTACCCACCACTTCCACTTACATATCTTCTAGCAGTTGCATAATCACTTCTACTATTTAAACTAGAAACTTTTATAACATCACCTGTTTTTGGAGCATGTATATATTGTCCATTCCCCATATAAATGCCTACATGATGAGGTGCTGATGGACTACCAAAAAATACAGCATCTCCTACTTGCAATTGATTTTTTGAAACAGGAGTACCTTGTTTTACTTGGTCATATGTCGTTCTGTTCAAAGAAACTCCTACTTGCTTATATACATATTGAACCAATCCAGAACAGTCAAAGTTTTCACTAGGTGTACTACCACCCCACTTATAAGGTCTTCCTAGATACTGTTGTGCATTTTTTACAACTTGTTCTCCAATACTACTACTCATACCACTAGTATATGCACTACTAACAGCCCCAAGTGAACCAGCTAATTCTTTATTAGTAGCTATTTGTTGTTTGTTTAAGGCTATTTCTTGTTTAATTAAATTTGCCTTCTCGTCTAATTTTTTTCTATATGCATCACTATTCTTATACAATCTTCCCAAACTTATATCATTTTTAGTCATTTGTAACTCTAATGATTTCAAAGCTAACTCATATTGTTTTACAGCTTCTTTAGCTTTATTAACAGCTTCACGATTTTTGTCAATTTCACCCGTATTTTCTTTTAACGCATCTGTACTTTTCTTTTCCTTTTCTGGATCTACAGGATTAAAGTCTGGAGTTTCACTAATATTCATTGAACTCGGTTGTTTAAAAATGCTATCTAGTCTCGCCATTTGTTCTTCTAACTCCACACTTTCATCTTTCAACATATCTATTTGTCTTCGAACAGGATTCATTCCTGTAATCTTTGCAGATGGAAGAACTTTATCAATAGCATCTGCTAATGGCTCTCTCTTTCTCATTTCCTCATGTAGAAAAAGTATTCTTTTCCTAGCTTCTTCATATGATATCTTAGTCATTCCTCTTTGTATTTGAGCGTGTTCTTTTGCTGCTTCTAATTTTGCCTTAGTAAGTTCTTCAACAGTCATTCCTTCGGTTTTAAGCATTTTTACTTCATCATTTAACAAACCTGTATTTTCAATTATTACATTACCTTCTTTATCTTTTGTCAAAATTAAACCTTTTACATTATCATTTAACTTTTCAGAAACGTTACTTAATTCCTTTTCTTCGGTTTTACTTTTATTTTTAATTGAACTTAATCTATTATATTCATCATATAGCCCAGCGATATAATCTTTCTCTTTTAATTCATATTCAGCAGTTTCTTTTATTGCATCTGCTACATCTGAATTGACAATTTGATTTTTTGCTTTTGCTATGTCGATTATTTTACCAGTTGTTTCATTTAGTGTTAAATTACTACTTTTAATTGATTTTTGTAATTCTTGAATTCGAATTTCGGTTTCTTTTAAATCAGCATTATTTTCTCCACTCATACCTGTCATATGAGGAGTATTTTTCATTGCCTTTTTTAATTCATCTCTTCTTTTCATTAAAGCTTGCAATTCATCTTGAGCTTTTTGAGGGTCTTCTATTGCGTTTTTTATTTCTTCCTTGTTATTCTCTCTCATTGCTTTAGTCAAATCTTCATAGCTTTTCTTTAATTTTTTATTTTCTTCTCTTAAATCTTTCTGATGTTTTATATGTTTAACTATTGCAGCAGTTGCTACACCTATAGTAACTGCAATACCTGCAAACATTAATCCTGTTGGAGATGTTATTAAAGCATTAAAAGAACTTATAGTTCCAAAAAGAGATTTAAAAGCACCTTTAAGAGATTCAACAACCCCTACTCCACTAGTCATTTTACCAAACAAACTTCCCCAAAGAACATCTATAAATTTTAAATCTTTACCTGATTTTATGATATCTATCATATACTTAAAATGTTTACCTATTAATATAATTGTTGGTAATAACACTAGTAAACTTACTTTTGTTCCTCTGCTTGAATGAATTAAGGCATCTAATACTCCTACCAATTTTGTTCCTGTTTGAAGAATTATTTTTAAGGCATCGCTAGAAATTAAAGATTGATATAGCTCTTCCCAAGCATGTTTAAGGTTCTTAACTTTCGCTTCAACAGATTCAGCATAATCTTCATTATATTTTCTTTTTGAATTTCCTGCTGCCTTATTTACCTCTTTTTGAAGTTTATTCACTTGTTCTAAATTATCCATCAGCACTAAGAAATTTTCCCTTTGGTGAGTCAAGCTGTTACTTTCACTTATAAAATATAAGCTACTGACCACAACAAATTATTTTGTTATGGCGAGATATTCGTTAAAATATCTTCTCTATGTTTTCCATAGATGTTCAGATTATACCTTATAGGCTTATTTATAAAAACAGTTCCTATTGCTATTATAATCGTTGAACCTTCATCATATATAATTAAATTATACTTAGATGCTTGGCTGCGTTTGGTTGCCCAATTTTTATATTTTTTACCATACCTAAGCCGTTATACTTAGCCATTATATATGTTTCCATAATAACTTGGTATATAAAACTCTAAGGACTTCCCCGTCAATTTAAGCATTTTTAAATATACATTACTGCATACTCAGGCACACATTTTACCTGCTAAACTTTTAGCTATATCTGCTTTTTGTAAGTCATTGAATTCTTTCCACTTTGGCTTTAACTCCTCAACAACTTGTGAGAATTCTTTAAAATGATACTTATCTTTTCTTAGTGCAACTCCTACTTTATCCAATGACTTTTCCACATTAGATATAGTTACACCATCATCAACGTTGATATTTTGTTTAATGTCTTGGAATCTTGCGAAAATTGTTTTAAAGCTTTCTCCTATAGATTCCGCAGATTTTCTTGTTGTTGCCGAAACTGTAGCCACATAAGATGCCAATGTCTCAAAGCTTACTCCTGCCATTTGTGCTGAAGATGCTGTTCTCATCATAGAGCTTGCAACTTCTTGGAATGAAGTAGCAGAAGCATTATCCAATGTTGAAATAGTGTCAATAACGTGCATCACAACTTCTTCATAACTTTTACCATCTTTCTGTGCTTGTTCAGTCATGTTACTAAAACCATTTGTTATAGCAATTAATTGTTCCGAAACCGCTTCAGTAGTTTGACCAGATATCGCTCCACCTATAGTTGAAGCCGCCAACAATCCTTTTGTCTCTTCTATGCTTCTACCAGCTCTAAGAAACTCTTCTGCACCCATTAATTATTTATAAATTAATCAATAGACTATATCATGCTTATTAGGTTAAGTCCTCGCACTTCCACCCACAGAATTTCGCTATGGATGTACTAACAGTGTTAATTCACTCTACTTCCTTATTCACATAAACAACCCTAATTACATTTATGTTATGGTTTCGATAGTCGTTTAACGATTATATATTTAAAAATAAATATAATTTCGCACAGGATTAGATTTCTCTTCCCCTGTTAGCCTATTCATTAACAAATTATTTCCCATTTGACCTTAACGTTGAATAGACACCCTAGATTTCTAGGTTCACGAGGTTTTACATGGGCAGTGTGCTTTGTCCACCCATCATTTCTAATGTAGTAGTATGTAATTGACCAGCCAATTTACTATATTCCCCTGTTAAATCAGCAACTTCTTTTTTATTCATATCAGCTATCATAGCAATATTAGTTTGAGCCTTATCTAAATTAGATATAAACCCAATACCATCTTTGACTTTGTGGATAGCTTCCATCCAAGCTGTAGTAGCTCCTATCCAAATGGGAAACTTTGTCATTGCCTCACCAATAGAAGCTAATATACCTCCATTTCCCTTTTTACCACCACTATTTACAGAGTTCTCTAATTTATCATATTCATTTTTTATAACCTTCAATTGCCTAGCGTATTCTTCAGGTTCTTTTGAATTTGCTAATTTATCCATTTCTTCTCTTAGTTTTTTTAAATCAGCTTCTTTAATTAATTTCCCATAAGAATCTGTTAATTTTTTTATTTTATTTTCATATCCTTGAATTGCCACTGGAGCATCTTTCATTATCTTTTCTTTTTTCTTCATTTCGGTGTTATTTTCTTTAATTGTTTTATTTTCAAAATTCATTTTACTAATCAAAATATTAAGTTCATTTTGAATACTTTTGCTCATAGATTCACCAGATGATTTTGTTTTATCAATTAATGTCTGTGCTTGTTCAAGATTTTTAATAAACAATTGACTTTGGCTTCCATCACCTAGTTTTATATTTTTTTCATTCAATTTATCTATGGTTTTCTGATATTGTTCTAATGTTTTTATACTTTTTTGTACATTTTCAGTAGTATTAACACCTGTATTTTCTAAAGATAAGCCTTTATTTATAACATTTTCTTTTCTTTTTATATCTTCTTTTATTTTATATGCCTGCTCAACTAATTTATTATCATTATCTACATAACTAATTTTTGCACTTTGAATTCTACCATTTCCGTTTTCACTAACCTTTAATTTAGCTATAGAACCAGTTAATTCTTCTATCTTTTTTCTTTCTTTTTCCAATGATTTAATTATTTTATCCTGATCTTGTAATCTTGTATCAGTCACAGCTTTTAATTTATCAATATACTTTCCATCATTACCTATATTTTTAAATGATTTATCTATCTCGTAATTCTTTGTTATAACATTTCCAGCTTTATCTTCATACTGAGCTAAAGCACCTATTATCTTTCCATAATCATCTTTTATAGAATTAACATTTACATTAGACCCTATATTTTTCAAATTATTTTTTATTTTATCTATTTGTTGTTCAAATTGTTTATTTACATCATCAAAAGTCTTTATAAATGTTTGACTAGACTGGTTACTAGCTTTAATAATTTCTTGCTGTAATTTATTTATTTGTTGTTGCATCTTATCTAAAGACATTCCATCAGAAAAATCTAGTTTTATTTCACTTTTTTCTCCTACTTCTTTTAATAAGTTTTGAACCTTATTATTTAATGAATCAAAACCTTCTAAAGTAAACGAAGTATGTATACCCAAACCCATTTTAAAATTCCTCCTTTCATATTTTGTTTACTTTAATTATATTTACATAATATTTTTTATGTAGATATATTAAGTAAAAATAAAAAGACATTATGAAAATGCCTTTAAATCTTAATTTTATGCAAAATAAAAAAACTCGTAACTTTAATTTTGTTAAGAGTTTTATTGTATGTTATTATCTATTTTTATTATTTGTTTGTATATAACCTCTCTATTTCTTACATTTCAATATAAACTTTACGAAATCGAAGTCTCAAGTGTTCATATAACATTTAATCTCAATTTTATTTAAACAATCTCATAAATTGGTACGGAGATATAGACACAATACTTTCACCATTTTTATTTTTAACATTAACTTCTTCAAATAAATCACAATTAATACTTACTATATATTTAGCATTTCCATCTATAGCAAGATTAATAAGTTTATCATCTGATTTATCTTCTAAATATTGTCCATCCGCTTTTACAACAATATGTTTTGCACAATTACATATGAAGAAAGACATTGAATTTGATAATTTATATGCACTATGTTTGATTTGTCTATCACTTAGTTTGTTATTTTTATTAGCTTTAAGCAAAAAGTTAGTTGGAGCTAATAAATACTCTGTTAGCACATCTTGTGAATATATCATTTCGATCTTATTCATTCTTACTAAATTCAATATCTGTTTTTCATATGTTTGTCCCATAGTTCCTGCTATCATAACACAGGTGTCAATAACAACTCTCATAATATCCCCTATCTTTTAAGTAAATTATAGATATCTCTCTCATTTAAATCAAACATTTTTTTTACTTCCTCGCCACATTTAATCATATCTTCAAAACTTTTATCCTTAGCACTTAATTTTGTATTGCCTTTAAATGAAATACTTTTTAAAGAATCGCTTCTTTTAATAGCTACTGCTTCCATATTTTCTCCCCCTGTCTTTTTTATCTTCTTATATTTAACTTTTCTAAGCTTGTACCTTTTCTTACTACTTGTCCATCTTTCTATATTCATTATTTTACCACTCCCAGTACAATATATCAATATTTTACAAAATATTCACAAGAAAAATAAGAATAAATTTTTGCAAATTTCATAATAATAGTTTCTTCAGATTATAATAAATTTATTCTTACTTATATATTACCATATTCTGTAATTAGATAAATGATAATTCGTACCAAAAATATAGACAAGATGAATGTTAAAAGTTATTAATTATATACTAAGATACAAAGTTTTATTGACAATTTTAGCGAATTACACTTCTAACACAATTATATCATCTATATATTCTAACTCAATATCTCCAAAATCATCATTCCAACTAAGCAATCCTGATTTAGAAATCCCTAATACGCAATTTTTTATATAATCTTCTCCGTCATCTGCGTTAATGCAAGCTTGTCCTGTTATGAAGATATTATAGTCATTTTCCTCTACTGTGAAATTTTCTATAGCTAATGCAATATTTTCTTGTTTTATGTATGTACCGAATAGATTAATTGTTTTTAGTTTGCGAACTAACCCTTGAATCATTTCTTCATTCTCTTTTTCATGCTTCTTAGCATTATTTATCATTTCTTGTTCCCAGTTTGTTTTATTTAACATACAAAACAACTCCCTATATTATAATATTTGCAAGGTTTGGATTAATTGGTTTGTTTTACCTCACAAATATTATAATACTACCCTTTATCTTGTGTGTCAATACTTTTATTAATATATTTTTCCGTCACTCTTTTATTAATTTAAAAATATCATCTGTACTTGTCTCTAAAACTTCTGATATTTTTAAAGCAACTTCTAAACTTGTATTGTACTTACCATTTATAATATTACTAAGAGTTTTTGAATTAATTCCCACTTGTTCTGCTAACCATACTTGTTTGATTCCTCTATCTTTCAATATTTCTTTTAGATTGTTTTTTACAGTCATATGCTTAAAAACCTCCATATAGTTTTATCTGAAACTATTATAACATATATGTTTTCAAATATTATTTTTATATAAAAACCTCTAACATATAAAAATTAGAGGTTTGAATTTAATATATATAAAGTTATTTTATTACTATATCATTACTTTCTATCGTTCTATTGCCTTCCTCTCCTTCGATTGTAACTGTACAATGCCAATTCCAACGAATATTAGCTCCAGAACTATTTTCAGCATCAACATATCCAGATACTTGATATTTGCCTCCTCCTAAATCTTGAACTAGACTTTCATCAAATTCTTGAAACTTTGCAGTTGATGAAGTTCTTATTTTATCTTCTACCATTTCTGTTGTGTTTTTATAAACACCAAATTTTTCAGCTCTAGCTTTATCCTCTTCTGATTCACTACACCCAACAAACAATCCCAAACATAAAATAAAACTTAAACACAATAAGACCATTTTAAAAAACTTTTTCTTTTTCACAATAATACCTCCAATATACAAATTATTCCATATATAATTTTATTAATATATGTATATTTTATAACAAATTGATAATATTGCCAACCTCGAAAAAGCTCTTTATATTTTATATATTATCAAATTATTTTATGTTTGTCAAATATTATTTTGCAAATTAAAAAACTCCTAGCCTTTTTATTAGCCAGAAGTTTTGTTAAATTTTACTATTAAAATATTCCTCTGAAACTTGCAATTGCTTTCTCAGTATTTCCTTCCACATATGATAATTTATTTCACCTGAGCCTCTTGATACTTTTGTTTTGAGTACTTTACCATTATCATCCTTTTTTCTGTAATAATAATGGTTAGTACTTTTATATAATTCCCAACCATCTCTATCACAAAATCTTTTTAGCTCTTTCCATTTCGGCATTTTATCATATCTCTAATTTCATCATTTTTAAAATTTTCAAATAGATTATATAAAAATTTTACTTCCTGTTTTCTTTCTTTATCTGTACCCCAATATTCAGGCTCATTCAAATAGTCTTCTACATACTCTTTTAATTCATTAATTACAGATTTAATTGCCTTTTCAAAATTATCTTCATTTACTACAATATCAAATTCCTGTAATGATAAAGTTATACTTCCATCGTTTTCTATGTATTTCATGCAATTTAAAGAATAGTCTTTACTACATGAATTAAAATTTTTCAAATTTCTTATATGCGATCTATTAGAGAACTTAGGCACATTAATTCTTCTAGGTATAGTTGCTTCCATGTTCTCTCCCCCATTCTTATTTAATTTGTACCATTTTGCTTTTATAGGCTTGTCCGAATTACTACTTGTCCATCTCTCTATATTCATTATTTTACCACTCCCAGTATGAATTATCAAGATTTTACAAAATATTCACAAGAAATATAAATAAATTTATTCTATCTATATATTACCATATTTTGTAATCAAGCAAATGATAATTCGTTCTAAAAATAAAGACAGAATGGCTATTAAAAATTGTTAATTATGCTTTAAAATACAATGTTTTTTAAGAATTTTGACAAAAATAAAAACCCATAACTTTGATTCGTTAAGAGTTTTAGATGATATTAATATTTTAATTAATGGTGTGCATTAGCTTCTACCTCTAATGAAGGTTAAATACTAACTCATATTAATACAGTATATTCCTGAGTATTGATAAGATTAGACACCACACTAATCTTAGAAAATAATTTCATATACTATTGATTTATATCTGATACAATTTTATTGTTACTTTAAATCATGTAATAATCAATGGAATATTATTTTATTATTCTTTAGTTACCGCAACTTGTTCTTCAGTCATATCATGTGCTAATTCAGCTATTAAATAAGATTTTATATCTGTTATATGTTGTCTAAAATAATTATTCTTATTATCTTCAAAAGATAAAATTCTTGATAATTTATATTCCAATTCAGCTATCATTTTTTTATTTTTAATAATAACAATTTTTTCATCAAACCCAATATAATCCCTTTCTATATACTTTTCAGTTATAGGAATAACATCACTAATGAAAAATATTGATTTTAAGTTTGTCCTACCTACATGATAGAAACAAGACCTTATGTCTCTTTTAGGATAGCTTAGATATTTTTCTATTCTACTTTTCGCTTTTTCGTCTCTATGATTCCAATTTCCTACTGGTATAGCCCAATATAAGCCATTAACTTTATTTGACTCAATTAAACATATAATAGGACGTTCTTTTGAATCGTTCCATACTCCACCACATTTTCTAATTCTCTCATATATATCTTTTTTAGCGAAATACATTGCCTTTTCTTCCATAATTCCCTCTCCAATGAAAAAGAACCTATAAAACAGGTTCTTTCCAACAATGTTTCTTTGTCGCACATTGTGAAGCGTATTTGTATCAACAATGTTTCTTTGTCGCACATTGTGAAGCGTATTTGATGAACCTTAATATTGTCACACCTATATTGTAACTTAAAGTTGATTAAAGGTCAAGGATTTTTATCCTATATTTACCAAAGTCATAATTAATTTTTCTTTAAATATACAATTTAAAATTTTAATAAAATTGATAATTTAAAACATCTATATATTTAAAGAAAAATAGGGGAAATTTATTTAATATCAATCCCCTTAGCTTTCATAGCATTCTTATAGGCTTTTTCATGTTCTTTAGTTATATATAACCTTTCCTTTGTTTTCTCATTGAATGGTCTAGGTCTTAGATATGTGTTATTTTTCTTACCTCTATATTCGTAATAAGGCATAAATCCTCCATTCGTAACAGCCACATCTAGTCTATAATTTCTTCTATATCCATCGTCTGGTGGATTCAAAGGTGTTTCATTGGTTAAGTTTATATCTATAGTATTACCATGTATAATTGGCTTACTTACCTTCATATTTTTCGTTGCTCCCAATCCACCTTTTTCTTCATATCTTCTTTCATATTCCCTAGGCTCATAAACAGAATAAACTACTTCATCAATTACTTTACTTTCAACTTTTTTAATTGCTTCTTGAGTTTCATGTTCAGCAGTAAACTCATGTGCTTCTTTAGCATATTTATATAAATCTTCCAAGCTATTGAAGTCCATCTTCTTTATCCTCTATTTTTTCTTTAGTTTCTATTTTCTTGTCATTCTCTTTTATTGTCTTATTATTTTCTTTAACTGTTTCTATGTCAACTACTTTATCCTCTTTTTTAGTCTTCTTTTTAGTTGGTTTTCTTTTGGCTTTTGGTTTAGGTGTTATATCTTTATTATCATTAACAACTATTTTAGGCATTTTAAAATCTTTATTTTCTTTTGCAAATTCATCTAATTCTTCCATTACATCGCCAACAACTTGTAAATCTTTTGTTTTTCTTAAATCATTTCTAACTTCTAATGCTCTTTGTATTCCAATATTTCTAGCTATATCTTCTAACTCATATTGAATTTCAACTACTATAGGTTCAGGATCGTCCATAACTTTTTTAAATTCTTCTATATCATTAGGGAAGCTTATACCCTCAACTAAAGTCTCAAACATATCTTTAGCAAACATCGGATGTTCTTTATAATCCATATCTATCGTAACTGTATCATTTTCTATTTTAGAATATTTACCAACCATTTTTTCTAGTTTTTCTTTAATCTCCTTAGTTGGATTTAATATATTTATTTTTTCACCATTAAATTCTAATGTTTTTCTTATTCTTGTTTGCTTCAAATCACTAAAATTTATCATTTAAAAAACCACTCCTTAAAAAATAAGGAGTATAGATTTATCTCTATACTCCTGTATATTATTATATTGTTTCAAATTATTTTGCATTACAAATTACTTGTGCAAAAGTTTTGACATGTTCGTTGTTCTTTAATTTTATAGAAAGCATTGCTTCCCCTTCTGCTACATATTCAACTTCCCCTGCATTATTTACTTTTGCTACTGCTGGTTTATCAGAAGTTATTGTAATTTGTGAATTATCTAAAGGCATAGGTGCATACACTCCACCTCTAACTCCTGATATTTTTGGAGCTATTTTCTCACCATTATTTAAAATTATTTCTGATTCTGTATAAATTTTTTGTATAGGTTCATCCTCTTTATCGACTCTTCTAATTTTTATTGTAGCATATTTATTTTTCCCAAATGCTAAAGCTTTACCTGTTAATTTAGAAGTAGATACACCATCATGTTGAAGATTTAAATCCATATTACATGTTATCTTAAATCTTGGTATAACAATTTCAACCTCTTTATAGCCATCATACCCTTGTCTTGACATTTTAAATTTCATAATTAATTCAATAGTTTTACCATACTTGTTTCCATCTATACTTATAGTATCTACTGATTCTTTTACTTGATATGTACAACGAACCATTTCTCCATCTTTAAATTCAGGTATGTTTACATTACTTCCAATTGCTGTTTTTGTTAGAATAGTTTCTCCATCTTCACTTTTAACAAAGACCTCCCCATTTATTGGTATAGCATCTAAAGTAATTTTTCCTTTTACAACCTCATGTTCTTCATCTTTATTATAAAAGTTTTCTAATTTTTTGACTATTTCTGTACCATTACATAAAGCTATAAAACCTTCTCTTACCTGAGAGTCTTCAATTTCTACAGCTATTTTCTTGGCATAGTCATAAATATATTGTGTTAAAGAACCTTCACCACCATTTATTTCTTTTTCACTTGAACTAATCTTTACATCACTCTTTATTAAAGTTTGTGCGTCAAATAATAATGCTTGAGTATTTATATCTCTACCCATTACATCACCAACTGATACTAAGAATTCTTTAGTATTATCCATATTTGTTTCCTCCTTATTATTAAATTGTTTTTAATTATGTTACGCCTTCAAATTTATCTAACTCTTTACTTGAAACAAGAATATCTTCATATCCATTTGTTTTTGGTATGTGTTGTAACCAATTTGGAATATCTTCTGCTGGAATCATTCCTGAAGCAGACATCGCCCATATCATTCTACAACTCATTAATAAAGATAATCTACTAATACCAAAATCAAATTGATATTTAGTCATTTTTTTTATTTCATCATATGATTTACATGTAGCAGCACCATAAGAAGCAATTTGTTCTTCTAATGTAGCCATTTTTTCTTTATTTCTTTTATTATGATATTCAATAGCTTTTTCAATAGCTTTTTGAACCTCTGGATGTAAATTCTTTGGTTTCTCCATATAGGCATTATTTTGTTTTAAAATTATTTCTTTTAGCTTATCAAATTCACTACCTCTTATCGTAACTGTTTTATTTCTTCCTATTTCAATTAAAATCATAGGTTTTCCAGTTTGTAAATTAGTTGCTATTGAAAATTGTTGCTCTCTAAAAACTAATTGTAATAATCTAAACAAATCTTCCAATCCAGTAGGGAATAATTTATCCCCATCTTCATTTATAGCCATGCATATGAGAATAGTATAAAAATCAAAATAAGACATGGTAAGTATTTCTGGATTATTAAAAGCCGCAGAGATGCCTTCTTTGTCTATTGTTAAAGGATACGATTTATTATAAAATTCTGCTATATCTTTCATTAAAATTGGATAAATTTTTATTCCTTTATATGTACGTGGGTCTCCCCATATATCTGTTAGATCAACTTCATTATTCATATTCATCAACTACCTAATATTCTTTATTTTAAAATCACAAGTTAGTTTTATGTAGGTGTCTTGAATTTTTCCACCTCTAACACCTTGTAATTCCAAACACGTTGCACCTTTTTGCATCTTCTCACCATCTAATAATTTTCTAACTTTATTTAAGATTTCTACACTTCTAGCTATTCTTTTACCATCGACTTCAATAGCTTCCATATCTTTATGTACATATATATCTACCATGAAATAATCATCTTCTATATAGTGATTAGGATTATCAATACCTAATCCTGCAAAATGCACATTCACAATATTTCTTGTTTCTTTTTGTATATCAAAAATATAATCATATTGATATATATTTTCATTATATAAATCCTTATAAACTATATCTTTTTCATAAGGATTCACATAAATTAAATTACCATCATCTTTATCTTTCTCATTTTGGTAGTATAAAAGCTTTTTTAGGTCTATAGCTTCATCAGGTTCATCAGCTAGTAAAATAGTAATTATTTCATAGAAGATATCATTTAGATTGTTATTCCCTGAATATTTACTCATTTTTATCAACTACTTTATTAAATTATTTTAATTTAGGTTCAACTATAAATCTAATTGGATTAGTTGTAACTAAATCTATAGTTTCTACATTATTTTTCATGTAACCTAACATTTTCTCACCGCTTAGTAACACAGTGTTAAATACCTTCTTATTAGAACCCATATCAATCATAGTTACATCATATAAGTCATTTTCATAAGATAAATCCTCTTTCATTTCTGTAACTGCCTGATATTTAGCTAATTCTGCCTTAGCTTTCTCTATAGTATCTACAGTAGTTTTATCTACTATTATTTTAATTTTGCCATCAGAACCACAACAAAAACTACCTATGCTTTTATCATCATCTAAAGCTCCGTCTTCGATTTCTGTAATTTGAGTACCGTCTTTAGTTAAAACAATAAATCCATCAGCTAATGAGGTATTTAATCTCATATTCTCATCAAGTTGTTTAGTTCTTATTACAGCTACATTTGTGTAGGTAGTTTTATCAAAGTTATCAAATTCTAGTTTATCAATTAGCTTTACTGCCATATGTATCACCCTTTCAATTTTCTAATTATTATCTCTTGTTTTCTTCCATTTACTTCATTTTGCTATGTTTTTTAGAGCAAAAATTTTAATAAAATATGAGTTTTATATTAAGCTTTTTAAAATTATTTCTTGTTGGTCAAAACTTAATCCATCTAATGTTTTACACTTAATAGTAAATTTTTCACCTATATTCTCTTGTTTCTTATGAGCTAATAAAACTATACTATTAGGTGTCTTTTCTCTGATCTTAATTAACTCATCTATATTTTCACCTATAATATCCCATTCAACTTTTCCATCAATTTTATTACCTTGAAAATCATATAGTTCTACTGTCCACTTAGACAGTTTACCAATTTTAATAAAATCATCTCCAATAATATTACAAGTACCAGTATGGACACTTGTATCTGTAACTTGTATTGGAATATTAATAACTTGTTCATCATAGCAAACTTGTATATTTGTATTACCCTTTTGTATAGTTGTTATTAATCCATTTTCTACTTTTACAATTGCATCATCCTGAACTGTATAGGTAATTTTATTTAATTCTTCTTGTGAATCTATCTCTTTATTTCCTCGGAATAATTTAGGATTTAATTGATAAGTTTTATTAACTTCTAGTTGAATAGTTTTATTATCTATTTGTAACATTATAGGTTCTTCTTTTTTAAGATGAGAGTTATCTGCTAAGTTATTTTCAAAATCATCAAGATTAGTTTGTTTCTGTTCTCTAACCATATTAAGTTGTAATAATCCATTATTAGCACCTACTTGTTTAAAAGTGAAATCATCTATTAAAGAAACTGAAAATACACTATTATAATTAAAAACAAATCTTTGCTGTAATTGTATTTTGCTTGTAAATTTGTTATATGGTATCAATACGTTCCTTTGGTCATTACTTAATGTTATTTGTTTAACGTCTATTCCATCTGAATACAATGTTGCATTAGACAAGATACAAGGAATTTTATAAATATTTTTATTATATTGTAATGTTAATACATTATTACATGGTTTAATCAATAGAGTTTTATGTGAAGGTATCGTATTTTTTTCTTCAAAATATACAATATATAATTGATTTTCCCATAAAATAATATCTCCTATATTAAGATTTTCATTGTATCTACAGCAGAGTATTTTACCATCAACATTCTGAGAATCATTAAAATGATGGTCTTGTATTGTGCATATAATATTTTCATTCAAAGAGACACTTAAATCTTTAAATTTCTCAACAGTAAATTTATTGGGTGCATCACTTAAATAATAATCAAAATTTTCTCTTTCTTGCTGTATTAATTGTTCTTGGGAGGTTATACCTGATATTATTGACTTTCTTCTATACTTATTTAAATAAGAATAATCCATTTTGAGACCTCCCTATATATACTTCAAATCATTAAATGTATAACTAATAATATAGTTTTTTAAGTTTCTTCTAGTTTTTTCTTCTAACGTATTTAATTTATCTAAAGTTTGCCAATTTGAACTTAGCTTAAAATCTCTATCCCCCAAGGATTGTCTTATAAGTTGTAATCTTTGTACTTGTGGTTGTAACCAATGTAATACCATACCTAAACTAAGTATATATATTTCCTCTAAGTCTAACTCTATTTCAAATTGTTGCTTCTCTTTATTTAAGTTCTTTATTAAGTCCTTTTTACATTTTTTGAAATCTACTATTGAGTTTTCTAAATAATTAAACAAAAAAGATTCTATGTCTTCATTTTCTAACTTTAATAGATCAGTATCATCTACCTGTGCTAAAAATTTATCATAAATTCTTTGAAATGAAGTAGCCAAAATAGCCACCTCCTTTATTCAACTACACTTAAATCTAATTGCAGCTTTTCTTCTAATAAATCTATAATTCTAATATCATATAGCTCCCTATTTTCAATCATTTTTCTAGCTTTTGAAGCCAAAATATTTCTTGCCCCTAAAGGAAGTTTTTCTAATTTCTCGGATATTTTATCTAAAGGTTGTCTGAAAAACTCTTCTAAATTTTCTATTGGTACTATTGAATTATAAAGACTCTCTAATCCTAAATATTTTATTGCAGCAGGATTATCATCTATAACTAACCAAGGTTTAAATAGAAAAACAGGTTTAGATGCTTTCATACTCAATAATTCGCCATATTCAATATATTGTTCAGCACCGTAATCATCAAAACGCCATGTTGCACCACTTCTTTCAGAAACATATGTTAATCCCCCAATTACTACACTTCTACATGTTATCATTTCATCTCTATTAGGTGGTTTTAATTCCTTTTTCTTTGTAGTTATCTTTTCTTCTTTAACATCTACATCTTCTACCTTTGTGTCTGTATCTTTAACTTCTTTTTTTGTTGCCATTTAAAAATTTCTCCTTTCAAAAATATTAAAATAAAAAAGGCTAGGAATAAATCTAGCCTTTTAAATTATTTTATATTATGCTATTTCAAAAGCACCATACATAGCATTAAATACTACACCAATTCCAAATTTCTTTTGGAATGCATATTCCATAGACATATCCATATTAGTTGTACCATCACTAACTTCTTTTATTATAGTTTGTCCTTCATTAACTAATTTTACTGGCTTTATGTTATTTGGTATTATTAATAATTTTTTGTCATTTAATAAGAAATCAAATGTATTTGCTTTATGTACTTGACTTATAGGCATACATTCTATACCATTCCAATGTGAAATTATACCTTTTAAATTTTTAGCCTCTTTCATTCCTTCAGAAATCCATTCGCTAGTAACTGTTCCTGTCATTTTATTTAAGGCAGTTCTTGTTCCAACTATAGTTATAGGAGCATTACCGCAAGCAGCAGAAACATGGTCACATATTTCTAACATTCTGCTTTCTGTAAAAGTACCTTTTTCTTTAAAAGCAGATGGTAAATAAGATGAAGCATTCATGAATGAAGTATATATTTCGCCATTAATAAAATCATCATAAGATTTCTTTACTTTATTAACAAAAGCTACCCAATCTATTCTACCAGATAAAAATCTTGCAAAATCTGTATATATTTTTGCACCATAAAATTTAGTTGGGACATTGAAGCTTTCACCAACATTTAATTTTTGTCTTCTTATATCCCAGTGATTTCCACTGAATCTACTTATAGTTAATAAACTTCTATCTTCAACATAAAATTCGTTTTTATCTCCAAAATCTAAATCTTTTCTTTCAACAAATCTTTCAAAGAACATATTTTGTCCCCAACCTTCTACTATAAGTTGGTCTATTGTTTCTTCTATAACCTCAAATATTTCATTTTGATGTCTTCTAAATGTTTTATAATCTATTTTATCTGTACCTACCATATCAACAAAAGCTTTTCTTATTACTTCACTCGAATCTTTCGCTGAGAAATTTGGTACTTGTCCTTTATAAGTATCTAAACATAATTTTGCTAATTTATTCATGTATTTTTCCTCCTTAAATTTGGTTTAAAAATTATTAAATTATTTTATTAAGCCTTTATTACTTGTACAGGTATAAACTTAACTGTTCTTCCTATATGACCAGGCATGCCTATTACAGTTGTTGTCCCTATAGTTTCTAATGGTAATATTTTACTTGCAAAAGCTTCTGTTCCATCTAAAGTTTCAACTTCTTTTAATTTAAATGAACCATTTTGAGCAACAACATAATTACCTTTCTTTGCACCATTTGATTTATCAATAACATCAACCATATCATCACTTACAGAAAATATATCTGTTTCACTTAATTCATAAGCTTTACTAGCTTCATTTGCTGGTATTGAATAATTTTCTAAAGCATAATCATTCATTGTTCTTTCTTCATAATTTATTTCTGGATTAGCTATAAGAACTATATTATCTTTTTTTATAGTTTCTGTAGTTGGTTTTACCAAAGAATAAACTTCTCTTTCACCATCTATTAGTTCACCTAAATGTCCTACAAATCCATTTTGTAATTCTTCGTTTGCTTGTACTGAATATATATGTCCCACATAACAACTTTTAACTTTATCTAATCTAACTATACCTTTCTTTTCCATATTATTTCCTCCTTAAATTAAGTTTTATTTTATTAAATTATTTTATTTAATGGTTAGCTTTACTTTTCAACATATTTGTTTAATAGACCACCATAACCATCATCTGTTTCTTCTATTTTTTCCACTTGAAATTTTACAGTTTTCTTTTCTTCTGTTAATTCTTTAGAAAAAGTCTTTTGATTTTTAACATATAATAACGCTAGTTCTTTTTCTAAATCCTCTAATTTCTGAAATTTATCAGAAGTATTTTTTAACTCATTAAACTCTTTAGTATCTTTTAATTCTTCGTATTGTGAAAATAGTTCATTCTCTGCTTGTTTTCTATCTTCTTTTAATCTTGAAGATTTAAATTCAGATAACTCTTTATTTTCCTTTTCTAAATTAGAGTATTTTTGTTTTAAATCCTTTAATTCTTCTGATAAAGAATTTATTTTTTTTGAATACTCCTCAATATTGATTTCTTCCTTTTCTTCTACAACATCAATTTCATCAGGTTCATTCATTTCTTTTTCATCAGTAGTTTTATTTTTAGTTTCTATTATTTCTTCTTCAACTACCTTTTCTTTTTCCTTATCCATTTTGTCTTCCTCACTTTCTTTCATATATTCTTTAAACATTTCCAACTTAGCTTGGATTTCTTTTGCAAAATTTTTATATGAAAACTCTTGCAACTCAACTGATGCTGAACGCATCGCAGGTTGTACATCTTTTCCTAATATACAAGCACCAAAAAATTTGAATTTTGTAAAATGAAACAATCCATCTTCACCAAAAACACCATCATAGCTTTCATGTAACTCCATTGATTGTTGTTTTTTCACATCTCTATTCATAATGTCCTGTATATCATTCCATTTATTCCATATAAGACCTTCACAAGTTAAAAAAGTTCTTTCTATACCATCATCACAAACTCTATTTTCAAATTTAGCATTATTGGTTTCAGGAATGACACCTACTGCCTGTCCTAAATATTTAATTTTGTATTCCCCATTTTCTACTGCTAACACTTCCCTATGGTCAGAGCAATCTTTTTCTCCATCACTATTGTCCTCTATATACGTTAATATAGGAGTATTAGCTAATGAGGGAACAGCTTTTTCAGTAGCTTCTTCATCAAAATAACTTCCATTTAAGTTTTCACCTAAATGCATAAGCCAAATCTTAGTTTTCGTAAATCTAGTATCTCTGATATCAAATTCTTTTAAATTTTGAAACATAATTGGAATGTTTTTACTGATTTCTTTTTTATCCATTTACCCACCTCCCTTCATATATTATTTTATTCTATCATTATTAGAATCATTCTCTCTAGTTTGTTCACCAGTTTCCTGCAAATCTTCTATATTTGTTTGTGGTTTACCAGCTTTTTTGTCTCCATTAGTAGGCTCATTAGTTTGAGTATGACTACTATTAAGTGGCAACCAATTCTCATGTAGTTTTAGCACATCATTTTCTAACCATGTATTTATTTGCATATCTATAGGAGAAAGTCCTACTAATGAACATAAATTTGTTTTTACAGGTATTCCATATTGTGCTAACTTAAAATATTTATCTATCATTTTTTGTTGATTGTTAATAGTAACATCTAAGAAACTAAATTTATACATAAATTGAGTTTTTGCAAATTTAATTTTCCTATTTACCCATCTAGCTCCTTGTTTTAATACTTTAAACACAATAGACTCATCTGTCTTTATTGATAAATCCACTACTGAGCCACTATTACCTTTTGAATTAAATAAATTTCCATTTACTCCAGCACTAGACCAAAATAAATCTTCAGCTTCAATAACTCTATCATTATTAAGAGCATCTCTTTCAAATTTAATAGAGTCGATCTTCATAGGGGTTAATATAGCACCTATTTGGTCAGGCAACATATTTAAAGCTTGGGCATAAAATTCTTTTGCTGTAGTAAAATCTAGCATAGGGGCATCAGGTTCTTTATCGCTCATTGGAATATTCATTGATAATAATTGATAATTTCCTATCTCTTCTTTTGCTTTTTTAAGCAGTTTATAATCATTAATATCATATAAGGCTTCAAATACATTTGCAAAAGGAGGTATTGGATATTCTATTTCTTCATTTATTTTAATGCAAATAGTTTTTTTACTATTTAATTCTTGATATCTGTTATTCTTCCTATCTTTTAAATACTTATTATATTTTATTTCAAACTCTTTTCCATATTCTTTTAATTTTTCTTCTCTATTATCAAAAAATGCAAAGTCAAATTGATAATTATAAACACCATCTTCTATTGAACTTATAGAACAATAATCTGGGTCTATATTTTTAATAAAATATGAAGCTTCTGTTTCATATTCGTACCCATAAAAAACATCCTCTTTAAATGCTATAGTTAATATCTTAGAAAATTCATGAGAAAGATTCATTTTATCAATTTTACTACATATCATATAATATTCTTTTAAGAACTTTTTTTTATTAATTTTTGAAATGTCTATTATTCCTGTAGGTTTAAAATCATAATAAAATAAAGACATATTAGCGAAATAGTTAATAAGTCTTTTATAATGAGCTGAATTAACATATAGAAATCTTGATATTCCCCTTAATTCTTTTTCATATTTTTGAGGATTTTGCAAATAATCTATTACATCTTGTTTTTTATATTTTTTAAAAAAACTATTTTTTTTATTATTCTTATTTAAATCATTTACTACTAAAGAAGCTAAACTAGTAAAAAACATTTGCATTTTTTGTTTCTCTTTTTCTTCTTCTGAGACTTCTGTTACTTTTATTTCAGGCAAATTTTCACCTTCTTTCTTTTAAGATTATATCAAATTATTTTACAATTAAATTTTTCTTATATTTGGTGCTTTAAAACCAAATAATTGTGACATGTTCAATTTTAATTTATTAGGTTTTTGTAAATCTCTTTCTTTTTCAGTTATATAATAATTTCCATATGCAACTGATATATATCTATCTTTTGTTCCACTTCTAGGTTCTACTAGTTTAATTTTGTTGTCTCCTGTTAATTCATAAGATAAATTTATCATTTCATTAATTAATAAATCAGTTTGCAAATTAGGCATTTCAAAATTAGCTTGTTCTTCTGGATTCGCATTATTATATTCTTTTTTCTTTGACAAATAATCCTTTGCCTCTATTGAATTTACTAGAAATTTAATTTTCCCTTTTTCTAAAGCGTTTTTCATAAAAGTATGTATTTGATGGTTTAAAGTAGCATTTGCTTTTATACTATATATTACAGGTAAAGCTTGTTTATTTTTTATTCTTTCTGCAACATTTTCATCATTAAAACAAGTCCATGCTGGATATTCATAGTCTCTTTTTTCATCATATAACACTTTTCCTAACTCATCACTTATTCCAAGCCCTGCATTTTGGGTATCTAAACAGATTACATCTGCATTAAAGTCTGTAAAAATTTGTTTTATTCTAATAGCTTGTTCTGTTGTATTTCCACCGTTAAAAGCTTCGATATAAACAGTTTGCCTTTCATAAGAATCCTTTACAGGTAAAGCCCTTATACAAGAAATTGCGGTATTATCATTTCCTTTCCTTTTAACCATAGCTATATCGACAGAAACAACTCTTAATTCCCCATCCTGTTTTGGTATATCAAATTTATTTTTTTTCTTTTCTATAAAATCTATATGTTTTCTTGGATAAAAAGCTTTTTTAATTTGTTGTTGTTTGCTTAATAAATTAAATTCATAATAAGCATTCTCAGCTCCACCAACCATAAGATTTTGATACTCCATAGCAAAAGACATATTATCTAGTTTTTTCTTTTCTTTAATTAATTGTTTTTTAGTTCTTATACCATGTTTTAATGTTATAGCATAATCAAAACCTATCAACAATGAATCTTCTGTTTTATACATCATATTAATAGCCATTTTCATGTGTTCCCACATCCAATGTGATTTATGCCATGCGGAAGATATATATATTTCCATAGGCTCTTCTTTTAAATGCTCGTACTCTTTCTTTTTCAAGTATGGTGCTGGTCTAACAATCAAAAATGGAGAAAGTACAGAATCTATAATTTCCTTTTTAATCATACGAAATTCTTCATAAATTATAACTGTCGCCCTAAGTCCTCTAGCATTATCTGAGGCTGGACACACTGTAATGGTTGACCCATTATGAAATATAACTTCCGTTTGATTGGAACTTGTTCTTACATCCTTTATTTCTCTAGCCAAATTTGGACTATTAGGTATTAATTCTTTTTGTATTTTTTCAGTTACTATTAAAGAAGCCTGACCTTTTGTAGCTGATGCAATCACAATCTTGCTATTTGGGAAAAGTATGCATCTAGCACAAGCAAAGATAGCTATTATAAATGATTTAGCCGCAGCACGGCAAGCTACTACTACAATTAAAGGATATAAATTCATCAGATAAATTAATAATTTTTGATACAAATGTAATTCTAATTGCAAATAATGTTCTACAAATCTATGTAAATTACGTCTATAGAATGTAACCCAATCTATCAGTTTTTCTTCAAATTCTTCTTTTTTACTTACCTTCTTAACGTGATTTTTAGGCTTTTTAGCTAGATTTTTAACATTCATATTCTTTTTTCTTTCATTTTGATAATTTTTGTAAGAAGCCATTATTCATCACCAGTTTCTTCATCTTCAATGTTATCATCTTCAACATTAAAGTCTTTATCAAAATCTCTTGAACCTGTTAATAAATTCTTTAAAGGTCTATATATCATTCTCTTTAAATATTCTAAAAATTCATCAAAGTCTACATATATTTTTTTATCTTCAAAGTATTCCGCAGGCTTATATTTTTCTATATCTCTTATCCACAAACCTAACGCACTCATATTTTCAGGATCATTTGCAGCATTAGCATCTTTGGGAGTTAATCCACCATCAGATAATAATTTTCTATATGTTTCCTCTAACTTGTCTACATTTTCTCCCTTTTCTCTTGACTTCATGATTTCCAGTTCTTTCAAGCATAAAAATTTATATGTTTTTTCTTCTGCTAAAGTATCGCATTTATATCTGGTAGTCCATTCAGTAAAAGCATTATCCAAAAACTCATAATCTTCAGAGGTATAATCTTTACCCCTTCCCCAAAAACGTATCATTTCTTTTGTTACTTTAAAGTCTGATTCAATTGTAACTTCAGGTATACATTTTTGCTTTTTAATGTTCTTCTTTTCAATTTCTAATTTTTCCTCTGTTTCTCCATCTTTCCATTCAGCATTTTTTGCTACTCCTCTATTTAAATTTAATCTTGTAATATAATCACCTAAAGGATTTGTAGGTTTCTTTCTTAATACTTTTAAAAAGATATCATTGAAAAATGGCTTATTTAAGTAATTTTTTAACACATCTTTTAATGCAGTAGCGTCTATATCACCATTTACATCACAAGCTAATTTTTGTAAACACTTCTTGCAAATTGGACAAATTCCATTATATAGTTTTTCATACTGTGGTAAATTACTTGAATAAAAACCAGCTTTGGTCATTTCGCCTTCGCAATTCTTACATTTTATTTTTTGTTTACTAGCCATTCTTCTTTCACTTCCCTTCCATTCTATATTCATGTAATACAAAAAGAAGTGACATAATAGTAACTTCTTTAAAATTATTCTATATTAACTTAATTCTCATTTGAACACACCACATAGATGTGTTCTATCAAAATTAGTTTTCTTTTTTTAATTCATATTTAATTTTTAAAATCATATCTAATAGTTTTTCTCTAGTCATTACAGTATTATTACTATTGGGTATTTTACTAAATTCATTTTGCAGATCATTTAAACTTTCTTTTAGAAACATATAGTTATTTATATCACCAATTTCAGGAATTGAATATATCTCAAACTCATCATAATAATTAATAAAATCATCTATTTTTAATTTTTTTAACCAATCACAATTTGCACTTTTATTAAATTGTTTAAAATCTTCTTCTGTAGTTTCATGAATACTGACATTTGCAGGAAACATTCTTCTTGTTAAAGCTTTATATCCATTGTTAAAACTATTGAATGACACAATCTGACCTGCACTAATATTCGGTATATTATAAGGTAACCTATCATCAAAAATTATTAAATCAAAATAACTTTTCAAACCTCTAGTTTCTTCGTTTTTATACCAATATATTTTAGAAGTATCTCCAGTATTATATTCTACAGTTAACGATGTAAAATAATTATTATTTATTGTGTTTGGTTGAATGTTTCTTATATTTAATTTTTTTGACAACTTCTTAATCTCTTCGATTCTCAAACAAAAATTTACAAAAAAACTATTTATAGGGCTTACATATAAAACGCTTTTAGGTCTATCTTTTAAAGTCTTACACATAGCTGTAAATGTTTTTCCTAACCCCCTTGACCAATTTACTATCACCGTAGAATTTTTATCTTCTACTACTTTTCTTTGATAATCATAAAGAAAAGTAAACTCATCATTATCAAATTTACTTTCATTAAAACTGCTTCTTTCTAACATGATACCACTCTCACTCTCTTATTTTATAAATAACAAAAACACACCAATAATGATGTGCTTTATAGTACTTACAAAAATAAATAAAGCCACTATTATTTAGACAGTAGCTTTATTTATTAATTTATTAAATTGTTATTAATTTATTCTGCATAAAATTCCTATTTTAACCTATTATTCTATTCCTTCCAAACAAAAACTCTTAAGAATCTTGCTTGCAAATTCAGTTAGAGCATGTCCCAGAACTTCTTCTTTACAATCATTATCCAATATTAATTCAACATAATCTCCTATTAAATCTGCTAATTCTAAGCAACATATATCTTCTTCATCCATTTCATCATCTTCAGTAGTTACCCATTCACTACAGCATTCACAACAATTCTTACAATCACATTCTTCTTCATAATCTATTATTTCAACCTCAAAATTGTCACCTTCTAAATAATTAAATAAGGTTGGATTATCCTCTAATATATTGTTATCTATAATGAAATAATCCCCAGTTGTTGTTTTTATTTTGCCATTGTGTTTCATTGGTGTTATACAAAAGAATTCTTTACCGAATTTTGTTACGTAATATTCATTGATATCAGATTGCAGATCAATCCCTTTATATTCACAATACTCTTCATCCCCAAAGTAATAGTTCAATATATCTGCTAATTTATAATCACAAATAACAGTTATATCATCTTCTATTTCAAATTCATCCAATACATATTCTATAAAATCATCATAATCATTTAATCTCATACTAAAATCTCCTTCAAAATTATATTTTATTAAATTGTTTTTCATATCTATTTTTTAATTTAAAATAATATCATATGTAATTCTTCTACCTTTACCTTCTTGAAAAATATCAAATATAATTCCTGCTTTTGAACCTGTTAATAAATCATCACTATACTCATCACTTCCCATAATACTAGGAGCTATTATTATCTCGCAATTATTACTAATACCATTCATAACTGTTTTATTCATTTTGTGATGTAAATGCCCTAAGTATAAATAGTCTATAAAAGTTCTATATTGCATTGATAAATTTTGTATCGCTTTTTCTATGTTTTTTATCTTATGTTTTCCAAAAATTTTATATCCCAATATGTCTAATCTAATATTTCCATCCTCATATTCAGGAATTGTTATCCTATTATTTTCAAATAACATGTCTTTTATGTACACGAACACAACTCTTTCCATATTTTCTTTAGGAAACATATCTGCTTTAGTACCTAAAGGTCTTATTTGACTATGGTTTCCTGTACAAGAGTGATGATAAGTTATCTCAATATACTTAGATAATTCATTTAAAAAATTAACTATATATCTTGCATATCTTATTATCATATCTGTCATACCCATCTGCAAACTCATTAATTGAGATACTCTTAAACACATTCCTTCTATGTTATCTCCTAAATTTAAAATATGTATATGATTCAATTTTTGCTCATTACAAACATTTAATATTTCTTCTATAATTTGATTCATTCTTTGATAAAATATATCTTCAGAATAATCATTGTTTAAGCTTGTAAATATTTTTCCAAAATGTTCATCTGCTAAAACAACCAATCCTTCTTTTTTATCATTGTTTTCTTTAATTATTGGTTTGAATTCTGGTACAGTTACTCGTTTTATAGACTTTTGTAACTCCTCAAATAATAAATCATTTCTTGATTTTTCTCTAAGAATTTTATTATACTCTACAGATATAGTTTGTTTCTTCTTTCTCTCTTCTTCGAGTTCAATTATTTTCATTTGCATTTTATTTAATATTTCTTCATCTTCTATATTATTCTTCATTTTATTTTTAAAATATTTCATTACGTTATAAGAACTAAATTCTGTTGTATTACATGCTTTTCTCAATGAATCTCTATGTATATTTAGATTTAGATAATCAATAATGCTTTGCCAATCTAAATCTTGTGGGTTTTCTTCGCATTTGATTTCTATAAGTCTTAACCCATATTCAAAATCCGTTTCATTTTCTTTTTTTAAATATCTATTCGACATTGCTTCTCTCCTCTTAAAATATTATTGTTAAATTGTTTTATATTAAAACTTTTCATCTAATAAAGATTCACATCCATTTTCACAGTAAACCACTACTGTATTAACTCCAATTCTTTCTGTGCTAAATTCATCTAATAATATTTCTCTACCACATTGATTACATTTGATTTTTTCTCCATATCTTTCTTCTATATTCATCTTTTTAGAATTCTCCTTTTAAAATATATATTATTAAATTATTTTATATCATCAAATTATCTTTAAAAATTCATCTCTTAAATCAGAATATTTGCTATTGCATGTAGCCTCTATTATTTGCTTTCTTGTATCAAAATCCATATTGGCCAATAGTAAACTTTCGTTTAATTTTTGAAGTTCTTGAATAGCTTTATTAATAGAAACAGATAAATGATTTCTTGTAGCTCTATCATTATTTTTCAAAGCATAATTTATTTCGTAAGCTTTCATATTTAATAAAGATTGATTTATTAAATTAGCTTCTCTTATGTAAAATATTCTATCATTATAATCATAATTTCTTTTCTTGCACCAATCTTCAATATATTTATTCATTTCTTTATATCCTTCTTTTTCTATTCCTCTAACTTCATTCCATTTTTCATAATTTCTAAAAGTTTTTTCTGCTAATATAAAATATCTTCTTACCTCATGGCCAATTTTATTATTCTCTATCATGGCCAACATTTTAGCCATTTCTAAAGTTAAAGTGTATTCTTCTGTTGGCCTACCGCCTTTTAAGTTATCGTCTTTTTTGACGAAAACCTCATAATCTTGATTTTCATGAAAATTATATTTTTTTATTTTTCTTTTTATCCATTTAGCAAATTCTGTTCCTGTTTTATTTTCTTTAATATTTTTTACTATCTTATTATGTAGATTCCTTCCATCTATACAGAATCCGTCTCTTTTTTGAAGTAATTCGGGAAATTTAACTTGATAATTTAATATTAATTTGATTTCATCATCAATTAAATTAAATTTCTCTTTTAGCTCCTTTTCCTCAAATACTTTAATCTTCATTTCGTTGATTTGTTTTACTTTCATAAGAACACTCCTTTTTATTTTTCTAAGTAACATATACTCACTCAATATATGTTCTAATAGTTTCTCACAAAATCTAGCAACATTTTAAAATATAAAAGACTGGGTAGCTACTCCCAGTCATCTATAATATATGTTACTAAGAAAAAGGGTGAGTGAAACCCTATTACAACATATACTTCTATATAAAATTTTCATTGGCCAAAAGTTTTAATTTTTTTATACTTCCACATAATTTGGCCGTAGTTAAAATAAACGTATTCTATCATTTCTTATTGAACTTTTGATAACTTATTATTAAAAGTTGGCCATTACAAAAGTATTATAAATTTGCAAAATACTCCTGATTAGTTTTAGAAATATATCTTATTTTGCAAATTTAGATTCATTAACAATCTCAACCTTTTCATATCCATTTCCTATATCTTTAACAATAGAATTATTTTTTATATTTACAATTCCAGCGTTACCTAATCTTTCTTGGTATGACATATTACGAAATGGATTGGCCAAACGTTGTCTGCTAATATGTTTATTTTTATTACATATTCTTTTTATACTAATCGCCTCCTATATAAAATAAAAGATGAATTTTATGATATCTACAAATTATTTTAAATTTAATAAAGAGGCAGATATAATTATCTACCTCTAATTATTAGTTTAGTCTATGCTTTCTCAAGTCATAGCTATATTACACTTTTAACTTTTTTAAAATATTCTTTTTTAATTTTATCTCTTTTTATCCATTGCTTAATGGAATCTCCATAATTAAACCATTCATTTTTTACTCTTTCTAAACTAAAATAATTATGCAGACTGTATTCATAATCCATATTGCAATTATCTATTTTATATATTAATTTTAAATTACAGTTAGAAGTAGTTAGTTCTTTCATCCGCCTTTTTAGATTCCTACTAAATCCAATCTTAACGAGGTCGGCTGCTGTATCTAATATAAAATAAACCGTTCCGTTTTTATCACTCATATAGGTTTTCTTTGCCTCTATTCTTATTATTATCTCTATAAAAATTTTCAAAATTATATGTATTTATTTCATCATATTTTTCTAATAACTTTATAATTTCTTCTTTAGAGATGTTATTTAATACTGCTCTAAAAGAATCCATATACAAATTAATTCTCTCCTTTTAAAAATCTAATTTATTTTAATTGTTTTAAAAGATTTTCAACATTATTATCTAAAGAATCAAATCCTTCTAAAGTAAATTTTGTTTTAATGTTTTTTGCTACTGACTCAGCAAGGCTATGACTATGAAAATCATCTTTACTCTCTATATTTATAGTTATATTAATTGGTCTTTGTTTTTTATCATCTTCAATAGCTTTAAGTATTCTATTCATATAATCACAAATGAGTTCTTCATATGACATGTTTATTTTTTGAGCTTTTATATGTTTACCCACGAATCATTCTCCTCTTTATCTTATTATATTATCAAATTATTTTATATAAAATCTTTGTTTTATGCCTATTCTTCTGGAATCTCTTCAACTTTGTCAGTTATTGATATTTTTACAAACTTACTATTAAATTTACTTATTAAATCCTTTAAATCTTTTTCACCTTCATCTTCTAATTCAGCTATTAACATTCCTTCTTGTAGGTTGTCCACATTTAAAGTACCTTCAATATCTAATTTATGAGTTGTTATTATTTTTTCATTTATTGATTGCTTTGCCATTTATAAAATCTCTCCTTTTAAAACATTATTTTATTTTTTTTACATCAAGTCAGCTATCTCAGCTATTTTACTTCTATAAATATTGTTTAATTCCACTTCTCCATAGAAATTTTGTCCTCTAAATACTTCAGACATTCTTTTCATTCCATTATTAGCTCCTGAAAAATTAATATCATCAACTTGTGTATTATAATCTCCATCAATAATACAAATACAATCTTGTCCTATTCTTTGAAGTGCTAGTTTCATCATATCTATACTCATATTTTGCGATTCAGTTATATAGATACCTGCTTTCATTCCAGTTGTATCATATCCTCTAATATCACTCATTGGAAGTAATACAATTTTATTTTGTTGAAGTAATAACTCCAATGCTAATTTATCTCCTAATTTACTACATAAAAAATTTCCTATGTTTGAATCTAGTAATTTTTCGTCTTTTGTACCAGGATAATATCCTAATTTTGATGCTCCTCTTGTAGCAATTGGATTAGTAAATATAATAATTTTTTCTAATTTTCCTTTTTCAAGTTGGCTAAATAGATAGCCCATAGATAAATAACTCTTACCACTTCCTGCTTTTCCTTTTACCATCGTTATTTGGTTGGTTTGAAAACTATCCAATACACACATTTGATATCTATCTAATGCTTTTAAACTTCCTAACATATTAGATTTCATATTTTTATATTCTGTAGGCATTAACTTTTCACCATTCCACTTGTAAGAATCAACAGTATATCCATTTGCATCTTTGACAATTAAATATTCATTTTCTAATAATCCATATGTATTTTTATTTAAGCCATATTGGTAAAAGTTTGCTAACTCTTCATCAGTAAACTGTTTTTCAACATATCCTCTATAATTATCTTCATTTTTATCATTTAATGTTTCTGTTTTTAAATCAAATATTTTATTAGCTATATTCCAACAACAAATATCATTGGTTATAAATAATATTTGTTCCTTATTTTCAATTTCTAGTTGTTTGGCACAAGCTATTATCAAATTGTCATTACTTGTGTCTAAATTTAATTCTTCTAATAATTCATAATGCTTGGTTTGAACAATAATACATTCATATTTATCAATATTATCTTTTAAAAATTTGGATACTTGTCTTGCTTGATATCGAACTTCTGCATCTTTATTTTTACTTACTTTTATATGTTCTAATTCATGTAATACCATTGAAGAGGTATAAAAAAAATCAATTGTATCTAATTTATCATACAACTTTAGTAAGGCATTGGTATCATAGAACTTTATTTTATCCATTTTAATACTCCCTCTCTTTGAAGAGGTGGAAAGACTATTAATCTCCCCACATACAAAGTTTTCATTATGTATATTTATACATTTTATTTTCAAATTATTTTATATTTATTATTTATGTGCTTCTTTTACTTTTTCTTTTACATCCTTAGCAAATTTAAACGCAGGAGCTACTGATGCAGGTATAGTTATTTCTTCTTTCGTTTGTGGGTTTCTACCCACTCTCTCAGCTCTTTGTCTAGTTTCAAAAGTACCAAACTTAACTAATTGAACTTTTTCTCCATTAACTAATGTTTCTTCAATACTTTCCATAAATGCTTTCAAAGCCTTTTCTGCATCCTTTTGTGTTAAACCTGATTTCTCGCTCATTTTTTCTAATAATTGTTTCTTATTCATATTTGTTTTCCCCTTTCAAGATCATCTCTTTTTAAAATTTTTATTATTTTAACCACTTTTGTGGCTTTTTTACTTTTTAAATTTAAAAATACCTTCTAGCGGTAATAAAGTCTTCTCTATCATTTATTTTAGATATTTTTACCACATCACCTGACTTTGGTGAATGTATATATTCATCATTGCCTAAATAAATTCCTACATGATACGGAATATCTTTTCTTCCAAAGAACACTACATCACCAGCTTGTAATTTATTTTTAGCTATTATATTACCTTTTTTTAATTGATCATATACAGTCCTTCCTATTTTTAGTCCTGTACTATTTTTATAAACATATTGTACTAGACCTGAGCAATCAAATCCTAATTCTGGAGTATTTCCACCCCATTTATAAGCTTTATAAGGCATTTCTTTTGCTTTTGTTATTAATCTATTTTTAAATGTTTCTCTTGTTATTTTAAAACTGTTATTTATTACTCCGTTTAATATAATATCTACTATAAATTCAAAACCATTTACGTTTTCATCTATAACTATAGGACAATCACAATTAAAATTATCTGTTTTATAATTAGAATTACATCTAATTTCTTTAATAGAAAATTTCACTGGTACTTTAAACTGATTATTTTCTAATTCTTCATTAGTTTTAACATTGAAATCATTTATTAAATTTAATATTTCTTTGTAAGATAGTATTAAGTTCTTATAAGTACCCCAATTCTCATCTTCTCTAGCCTGTACAATTTTGTCATTCAGTAAATACAATTCTTTTTCTAAATTATTTAAGTGTTTTTCAAAATTCATGTTCTTCTCCTTGATGTCGGTCATCACCCATATATTTTATTTAAATGTAAAATTATTTTACATAAAATAACGATTTTAAATTAATTATTCAATTTTTTGTGTAAGTTTATAAGGTAAATATTTTCTTAAATAATCACCTATAATATTATAATCTTTATGTATTACATTTCCAATAACTGAATAAAATATAGAACCAATAAATTCTACTTTCATATCTTTTAATATAGTTTCAAATTTATCTACATCAAACTCATCATTTTCATCTCTAATCATTTTTCTTAAACAATTTTTACAAATAGGATATTCTGAATTATCTATTTTATAAAAATCTTCTTTATTTAATTGTTTTTTACATTCTTCGCAAAATATCTTATTTTCATTGTATTCTTTAACATAGCCTCTAATATCACCAATAAATCGTTTTAATGTTATTTTTTCTAATATATTAGAAATTGCTTGTTTGAATTGCTCTAGTATATCCTCATTGGTAATAAAAAATGTGACATCATATCTTTCACCAATTGTTCTAGCAACTCTAAAATGTTCAATATAATCTTTATATTCAAATTCTATTTTATTAATACATTCTTCAATCTCTTTTTCAATTGCACATCTTATTTTATATTCATCAGTTTTCCAATAATCTATTTTATTTTTTATATTAATTCCATTTTTATCTATTATAACCTCATTATTCTCTGTAGTAAGTTGTCTATTCTCAACTTGCATAATTATTTTATCTGATGTTTGTATTATATTAGATTTGCATTTTTTATTTTCTGATAACTCATTGATTAACATTACAGTTTCTCTGTAACTATTAATTAAATTCTTATACATAGAGAAGTTCCCACTTTCTCTAGCTCTAGCTAAAGAATGATTCAAATATTCTACCTCGTTTTTTAAATTTTCCACTACTTTTTCATTAAAACTATCCATATTGATTCTCCTTCTAGCTTTCAGTAGCCACACTTTATATTTTATATAAATCCTATTGGATCATATATCTTATTCATTCCCTCTTAAAAAATAGGAGGGAGGGATTGGGTAAATATGAAATCTACCCATATCAATGAAAAAAATTATCTATTTAATTAAGTTACTTCCTATCGTTAAATTATTTTATATTTTAGCTCCTTGTATATCACCATTTTTATATTCATCTAATACAGAAAAACACATTATATCATCATCATTTATAAAAATATAGTTATGATTTTTAGCTAAACATATTCTCGACCAACCATCTTTTGAAGTTACAACTACTCCAACATCAGTATTTAATATTTTATTACTATTTTTAAATTCTATTTTCATATAATTATTCTCCCTTTACAAATACTTATATTAGCACCAGACCGTATTCTCGGCTAGACCATGCTTAATGCGTTGACTTGTACTTCGTCCACTAATACTGCACTCGGTTCGCATTGTTAAGAGGCGTAGTGGGTCAATTTAAAGTTGTCTTGATTAATTGGAGCTTTACTCCGTTGTTTCATAATGCTTATCTATTGGCGTAGATAAGACATTAAGCAATTAGATTATTTAGTAAAAAACACATGGGAAGGTAAATTATTCCCAACATTTATTTTAATAAGGTATTGGCGTACCTTATTATTTTTATAAATATGATTAAGCCGCCAAACGAAAGCATATAGGGAAAAATATATTTATAGAGGGTAGTTGTAGCTACTCTCTTGCTTAACTGCTTTTTTATAAATTCTTGATTTTATTATAACTCCATATACAAGGAATTATATATTTGCTACAAGTGTTGATTTTAAAGGGTTTGAATCATATTATTAAAAATAATCCTTGCAAAATACATGTTTTCTCGATATTTATTATATGTTTAAGTCTTTTCTTTTTACCTTTTGATACTTGTCACCAAATATATTAAACTCATATTTACCTTCAATTTTTACTAACACCTCATCTAAATTCATATTGCTTTTCTTAAAACACTTTAACACTTGTATTTTTTTAGACATAAATAATAAATTCAAGGTAAGCATTCCATACTTTTTAAACCCTAATTTGTCTTCTTTTTCATCAAAGCATTGTTTTAAAATTGATAAAATTGTTGCCTCACTAGGTAATAATTTTTTTATTTTTTCAACAGCTTCCATTTTTGCTTTTCTTTTTACTGTCTGTTTTGCTTTATTATTTAATGTACATGTTTTTAAATTTAATCCATTTATTTTTTTCCCACATTTTAAAACTATTTTTAATATTGCATTGGCACTATTAATTTGATAAATTCCTTCTAAATCTTTTGATTGAATTAATAAGTCTTTAAACTTAATATTTTTTTTACCACTCAATCTTTTGCCACCTTTAAACATCAACACATCTTGTAATATATCTAATGGTGTGTTAAATCTATCAAAGACTCTATATTCATTAGAATCTGAAACTATGTTAAAAAACTTAGGTACTATCATTTTTTTTGCTAATTGACCATACTTATCGTTTTCTTCAATATATCTAATAGATTTTATATTTTTTATTTTAGATAGCTCTTTTCCCATATTAATATTATCAAATACTTTCTTACTTTTATCAATTTCAATCTGACTCATACTAGATAACTTGCTACTTGCTTGATATAATTCATTTATAATTTCTTTTGGCATTTTTTCAAAAATGGCATTATTCATATATGAATTTATTATTTGAGACATATTTACTATTTTGCCTATGTAGTTATTACTTAAAACAATATCTAATTTTTGTAACTCTTTCATATTATATTTTTTAGGTTTTGATTTCCCTTTAACTTTGTTTATAGGTGTTGGAAAATTTTCTTCGCAATATTTTGCTTTTTCTATAAGTATTTTGTTTGGTATTATTAGATTTACATCTGAATCTGTGTCTTCTCCCTGCAATCTATCTGGCATATCATTATCATAAAAATTTACTACCATAATATTATCTGTAAAATTAAACCACTTATATTCTTTATGATATTTATTCTTAGCATACATTACATTTCCTGCATTAATATGAGGATTTCTCGAAACGCAAAATTCTTGATTATTATTATAATATTTACAATAAACTTCTCTTCCTTTCATTATAGAATTTTCTTTGTATTCTCCCATTGTAGCCAAAAGCATTTCATATGGATTAGAAACTATTGTAACATATTTTGCATCTTTAATTCGTATTTTACCTTCTTTAAGATGAGAAATATAATTCGATATCAAATCACTTTTCATTTTTTTAAATTTAGTTGTATACTGTATGTCCGAATTTACTAGTAATAAAGCATTCATTAAATCAGTATTCTCATATAAGGTGATATCTCCCTTTTCTATATCTTTTTCTAATTTTAAACTTGCTTTAGCATCACAGCCTAAATAGTTTCTAAAAACAGCTTCATCATTTTTTAATAGCATGACATATTCTCTTTCTTTTTTTGTTATCTCCATTAATTCATTATGGGTTAAATTGGGTATACTGTTTAATAATTGATATGTAAGTCTATTATAATTACCATAATTTCCTTCCTTATCACATTTAACCACTCCAAATGTATCATCAATATTATCTTTCCAATATTCATAGCATTTCTTTTTAATGTCTGATTGTTTTTCCTGTGAAAGATTATTATATTCTTCTATTGTTTGTGTTTTAGTAAATTTATAAGCAAATTTTAAGAATTTTAATGAATTAGGGGTTGTTATCAATTTAATTTTAGTCGCATCATATTCATTATTGAACATATCTTTAATTTTTTTTATTTCATTTTCTTTGAACCATTCTTGTAATTTAGTATTAAAACCACAATCTTTGAACATATCACTTCTTAGCAGCATCATCCCCTTATTTTCTTTATTGTATTTCTTAAAAACAGATTCGTCCAATAATCCCTGTCCATCTGTTAAACAATTCTGTATCTCTATTGTTTCATTCTCTGTTTTGATTTCATTATTTTTTTCTCTTGTTACACTTGCTAAACTCTTAAATTTTTTACCATATATGTCATCTATCAATAATATTTCTGTTTTTGGGTCTAATTTAATAGTATATTCTACTCCTGATGAAATTAAAGACTCATATGCAAGTAAAGAGGTTAAGTCAACTTCTTCATCTTTTTTGAATTTCAATCCTAATCTGCTTCTTTTAATTAGCATATCCTTCATACTCTTTTGTATATATAAAGCATATCCATTTTTTGCTTTCCCAGCACCTCTCTTATAAAAAACATATTTAATTCCATCCATGATAAATCCATTATTATATAAATATTTTCTTATTTTGTTTTTATTTGCTACTGTTATTCTTTTCCCTTTTTTTATATTTCCATCTTTATCTTCCCATTCCTTATTTTCATCCCAAAGAGTTAGGTTTTTGTCGAAAGTTATATTAATTATTTTTCTAGTATATTGTTTCTCATTAATTTCATAGAAAGTATTAGGGAAATATTTTTCTATCCTTATTGTTTCTAAGCTATATGGTATCGTTGCAGAAAATAATTTTATTAGATCTCTTTTTTTATAAGTTATTTTTTTATTTTCTAAAATATCTTTATATATGTAGCATCCTTCTAAATTCATTATATATGTATTTTCTGTTTTCATATATTGTGCCATCCCTCCCAAATTTAAATAAAATACTTGTTTTAATATATCTATTAAATTGTTTTATATTATATTTGAATTGTGAACATAATTCTATCCATAATAAATTAATATAGGTCTATAACCTAACCTTTTTAATCTCTTAATTTCAATAGCGAAATCTTCAACTTTCATGTAATTATCATGGTTTATATCTTTTCCGTATATAGGGAAGTTATAGCCACTTTCTTTTATCTCCTGTAGTGTGTATTTCTCACATTCATTAAAATTACTTCTGTATCCTCCAAAACTTCTTCTTTTAGCATTATCTTCTGTTTTATTCCCCCAGAATAATAATGAGCCACTTATACCTTTATGTCTATTACATACAACTACATAATTTCTTTCCATCATCATTCCCCCTTTATCAAATATTTGTATTGTGTAGTAAAATTACTATATTGTCGGATTTGTTATAGCCATCCAAAACTTGGGTTGTCTACGACTATATTTAAAAACTTCTTCATTTACATCAAAATAATAAAACCCCTCTTTTTCAAAAATAGTATCACCATCAGAATATTTGAAATAATTTTGAAGACTATAAGTTTCATTTTTTATGTCCAAGCACACCAAATATTCTTTTTCATGTATCAATTTATTTTTAATATTATCCCAATTCATTATTTTCTCTCCTTCATAATAAATTCAAATTATGTACATAATAATTAATCTAGTATATTCTCCCATTCTTTTATTTCATTATTCCAATATTCTTCTTCGCTTTCAAAATCTACTATATCAATTTCAGAATCATATTCATTATCATATAACTTTCTTTGTTCTTCGATCTTATGTAATTTTTTTTCATATTCTTCCCAAGCTTGTTTATTACCCTTGTAATCATAAATATTCTTATATTCAGCTACAACTTCTTTTATATCATCACACATACACATTATCTTGCTGCCCCTCCTTCTTCAATTAAATCTATAACTATTTGAATTTCATCTATTGTATCTGAGTATGTCCACAATACATCATCTAAACACTTATCACCTACAAATACACGCCACAGAGAGCCACCTAAATCGTCTTTATATTCCAATAGACCTTTACTATTAAATATTTCTTTTCTGCCATCTAACAATCTTATATGTACATTTTCAAATAAATTTTTGTTAATTATATCTGTTATGTAATGATTTTTTAAATCTTCTTTCTTAGATTCTAATAATCTGTAATTACATAGTTTAGAATCTCCTTTAAACTCCCCTATTACTTGTCCTTTAACTTTTAGTAATCTTTTCATATAATTTATCCCCTTTCAATTCCAATATATTTTATTAAATTATTTTATATTATTGTATTTGCTTAAATATTTCTCTATTTCTTCTGAACTTACTTTATAAGAAATACATTTACCTGAATGTTTAAGAATCTCCTTTTCTAATTTGATACTTTTAGATATATTTTGTTTTATATAATTAAAACCACCTATTGTTAACATTGTTTTCCTCTTTTCTTATATTATAACATATAATTTATATTTTGTCAAATTGTTTTATATTACTGTTTGTATTGTTCAATAAAAGTATTCCCTTCTCCTATTTCACTTAAATATAAATTATCAGTTGGTCTTGTGATTCCAACATAGAATAACCTAACTTCCTCCATTAAATCTGATTTTGTATGTGGAAATTTTCCATCCTCTATAGAAATTATAAATACATGTTTCCACTCTAATCCTTTGGAGCTATGTAAAGTCATTAATTGTACACAATCCTTATCTTTAGTCTTTTTTCTTTTATCTGTTGTATTGTATACAAAGTTTAAAAAACTCTCTATAGTGTTATTATTTTTTATAAAGGACATTAATGTTTCTAATGATTGTTTTCTATCATCAATTTCTTCTTGACTCTTATATTTATCTTCTATGTATTCCTCTATTCTAAAAGTTAATATTATATTTTTAATTAATTTATACAAATCTAATCCCTTATCTACTTGTAATCGTAAATTTTCTATTTTATTTCTAAAAGTTAATATGTTTTTCTCTTGCCATGCTTTCTTAAATTTAAACAATTCAAAAGCTTCGTAAAAACTCAAGTTTTTTTCTCCTGCAAACTGTTTTATTTCATCATACACATTATTACTTATATAAGACAAAGGATAGTTCCTAAATTTAAATATATTATCAAATGCATTATTATCATGTGGGTTATGAATTAATCGCAAATATGATAAAACAGCATCTATTTCTTTTCTTTTGAAAAACGAACTATTGTTTAATATGTAATATGGTATATCTTTTTCTTTTAATACTCCTTCTAAATAATCAGCCTGTGAATTTAATCTATACAATACGGCTATATCTTTAGGTTTTTCACCTTGTTTAATTAAATTCTCTATCATACCTCCTATTTTTACACTTTCTTCTGCTTTACTAATATTATCTATATGTTTTATTACACCATTTTCTTCCCTAATTGGAATTGAATCTGAATAATATTTATAATTACCATAGTATTGTTTTATGAAGTTATTAGAGTTTTTAACGATATTTTTACATGAACGATAGTTATAATCTAAATTAATAATCGTTGGATTTTCCCATTGATTTTCAAAATCCATAAATAATTCTGGAACTGCTCCATTAAATCCGTAAATACTTTGTCTATAATCACCTACTACCATTACATTACCATCTTTAGACCATTCATGAGTAAGCATATCTTGTATTGAACAGTTATCTTGTTTCTCATCTACAACTATATAATCCCAATGATAAATATGATTTTTATTACTTTTCAATATATCTAAAGTTATCTGCAACCAATCACCATAGTCATATTGACCATATTTTTCTTTTGTTTTTTCGTATTTTTGCCAATATGCACGATATTCTTCTTCTGTATATACCATATCAAACTTTTCATCTACTTCAAATTCATCGTTATATGTAATATTAAAGCATTTTTGATACAATATGAATTGTAATATATTATCAACATCTACTTTATCATTGTATCCGTCCTTAAATGCCATTTCTAACTGCCACTTCATGGGCTTTTTACTTAGATCATATCCTTCTTGTGCCAAAATCCTAGCACAAATTGAATGAAATGTACCAACATTCACACCTTCTATGCCTTGTTTTTTCAATCTTTTCTTTAAGTTTTCACTTGCATTATGAGTAAAAGTAATAGCTAATATGCTATTTGGTGAAATATTTTTCTCTTTAACTAATCTTTTTATCCTTTCAGTTAATATAAATGTTTTTCCTGAACCAGCACTAGCATTTACAGCACAAGCCCCATCATTAAAATCTATAGCTGTTTGTTGTTGTTTATTAGGTTTTGTTTTCATTAAGTCTTTCCTCCTTATATATCATTATTTACTACTGAGAGCCATTCTAAGGCAATATTATTATGTTTGTATAGAATTACACCTTTTGAATTATACCTACCTTAGAAACTCTCTAGTTAACTTTACCATATGTATTTTATTAAATTGTTTTAAATTCTATTCTCATTACCTTCTACTTCCTCTAACAATTCTTCTAATAGTTCAAATTTTCTATATTCTCTTTCTGTTGGTTTTTTATTAGTTGTTTGTAGTTTGTCCATTTTTAATTGCAAATCCTTTGTCTTATTTCTCATTAATCTATGCATAAATTCTTTATTTAATATTTTATATGCTAATCTTTTCGCTATATCTACATCCTTTACTTCTATCCATGCAAAAGAACTAACTCCTAATGATTTACAAAGTTCATATTTACAAATTCTTGTTAAGTCACCATGAAATAATTCATCTCTTGTACTATTCTTTTCTAATTCTTTGTAAATGATTTCATGTAAATGATTCTCTAATTCTCTTTTTTCTTTCCCATGTGTAAATAAAGTTTTAGTTATTTGATTGGTTTCCTTTTGGATGCTTTTTAAATTATCTTCTAATTGTTGATTTTTTTCTTTGATTTTATTATTATCATCTTTTAATAAATCAAAAGCATTTTTTAGTTTTTTAAAACGATCTTCTAATCCAGATGTTTTCTTTTCAATCTTCTTTAATCTTGTCTCTTTTATTTTTTCTTGAATTTGTGCTAATTCTTCATTTGACATACTTTCATAATCTAAATTTATTATTCTGTTCTCCATATATTATAAAACCTCCACATAATCATTTTTATTTGGTAAATATGTATTCATTTCATCACACCATTGTCTAACAACTTGAACAATGTTACTAAGATTATTTATTACAATATCATCATCTTTAGCCTCTAATAATGCCCTTGAATATTTAACAGGTGCTAATTTTTCTTTTATTAAATGGTCTATATCAACTACTAATCCTGATATGCTTGTTATAGATTCAATTTGTCTACTTAAATCATCTTTTTTATTAGTTAAAAACTCAATTTCATTTTTCATTTTTTCATATTCTAGTGAATCTTTTTCATATAGCTCTGCTTTTTCAGTCATTAAATTTAATCTATTCTCTATTCTATTTTTTTCAGTTTTACTAGATTCAAGTTCCTTTTTTAATTTTTCTATTTGTGTGTAATCAGTTTTATCTACTTCAACGACTTTAGGTTCTTTATTTTTTTCTTTATTATATTTCTCACTTAATTCATTAAATGATTTTTCTAATTGTTCTTTTTCACAAATTATTTTATTTAGTTCGCTTTGAGTTTGTTTTTGTGTCATTTCTTTAACTTTATCTATTCCTATTTCATTAAAAAACTCTTCTTGTTCTTCTTTTGATAATCTAGCCCATATTTTATATGCGGTTGTCGATTTTAAAGCACCTGTTTCAACTAAAGATTGTAATTCTGGTATAAGTTCATTAAGTTTTTTATAGTTTTGTAATTGTCTTTGGTCTATTCCCATTTGTTTTGCTAAATCTTCTTGAGTTTTATTTGGAGCTACGAAATTATTTCCAAGCTCCTCTCTTTTTACGAATTGATTTCCAGTAAAATTACTACCCCCATTTTTAATTCCATAAATTCTTTCTAGCTCTCTAATACATTTAGCCATTTTCATAGGATTTACATTGCCTACGCCTCTTTGCATTATGTTTGTACATATTAAATCTTCTAGTATCATATCTTCTCTTGAAATATGTAATCTTTCATTGTAATCAGGATAATGTACTATTCTACAAGGCACTTTATCTATTCCTAATTCAATTCCTGCTCTTTGGCGTTGATGACCACTAACAATTATTAATTCATGTGTTATGGGATCTTCTGTTACAACTATTCCTTCAACTATCCCTCTCCTGTTAATAGATTCTACAAAATCCTTCCATCTTTCTCCTTCCATATCATCAAAAAATTCTTTATTTCTTGGATGTGGTTTTAATTTTAATGTTTCCATCATTTGCATACTTTATCATTTCCTTTCTTTATTAAATTATTTTATATTATGCTTATATGTCCTTGAGAGTGGCTCTATTACATTTAAATTTAATTAAGATGTAATTATACATTTGAAGATTGAACCTCTTAAAATCACTCTCAATAAGTTTAAATTATATTTATTGTTTGCTATGTATCTATATTATCAAATTGTTTTATATTAGTCAAGTCTTATTATGAAAAATTTTCTATTTTATAATAAAATTATACTTTTATATATTTAAATTGTTTTAAATTTACTATAAGCTATCATATATTTCTTTTACTTGCATTACTCCATTATCATCACCAACTTTCTCTAAGTAATTGATTTTCTGTTTTAAACTTCTTTTTTTATTGCTTTTTTTCTTTTCTAAAGTTGTTTGCCCTTTTAAGTTGTTATCTTCTTTAAATCTTTTTGCATATTCCTTTAAACAATCTCTATCTTCATATCTACAGTAATAATTAACATCCTGCTTTACTTTACCCCTCACAATTCTATATCCTCCATTTATATAATCTATCAATTGTAATTGTTTTAAAATATTATTATAAGACATTATTGCTTTGATCCCTATTCCGACATCATATTCAATTTTATCAAACGAAGGATAACAAATCTTATTTTCCTTATTCATTCTCATAACTAAATAACAAAAATAGCCTGCTAATTTGAATTTATCTATGTTCTTTTTACCTTTGCAATAATCTAATAATTTTTTTATTTCATCATCATATACTATAAAAAAATTATCATCAAATACATAATTAACTTCTACAAAATATTTATCTCCCCTCTTTATTTTACTTATATCTTTTATTTGTTTGTTAAAATAAACATCTTCATAATAAGTAAAAACATTCATTTGATTTAGTTCTAATAAACAATTTTTTATTTTTTCTATTGTAACGGTTTGCTTATGATTGATACACATGCAATCTAATAAATGATAAATAGAAAAAGTGCAATAATTTCTTAATGTCATAGTTTGAATAATTAATATGTATATAAGCAAAGCTTCATTTGATAAAAGACAATTTTCTTTTAAATCTTTATTTTCTATTAACATATTATTAGATACTTGTACAAAAAAATCTTTATTCATATATTATCTATACCTTCCTCCTTTTTCACTCTAATCTTTGTTGTTCCACACAGATTAACAGAACCTACTTTCACTTCCTTTTGTTAATCCACCAGAGTTAACGAGTTAGAGTCTGCGTTAATCCCTGTGGATTGCGAAAGAGAGTGAAACAATATATACTAATATAACAATATATACTAATAGGTTAATAAGATAGACTTATAAGAAACAAAACCTTCGTACCTCAGTTTATGTTTCTTATACTTTTGCAATTCTTCTCTTTTGTTTTATTTTTCGTTTGCTTTATTTCAATATTACCAAATTGTTTTATATTAGTCAACTATTATTTTTTTTATTTTAAAATTATTTTACATATATTCTTAAAACTCATTCTAAGCTATTTTAAAGCATATTATCTTTTACTAGTCTTATTATACCTATTTCTTTTTATTTTCTCTCATATTCCCTCTAGTATAGTTCTAAATTTATAATTTAAGTTATAAGGAAGATTATCCGAATAACCTTCCCCAAAATGATTTTTTCTTTTCTGCTTCTAGTTCTTCTTGTTGCTTCTTTCTTTCTTCCATGTTATTTTTTAGCATATCAAGCATTTCTGTATCCTTTTTAGTAGCTTGTCTCTCTTTTTCATCTACATAACATTTAAATTCAGATACAGATTTGTCTAGCTTCTCAGATACTATCTCATCTACTGTTAATGCTATAGTTTCATGAAGTTTATCATTCATTTCTTGTTGAATTAGAATCCCACTCTTTTGTTTTTCATCAATTTTATTTAATAATTCATCTGAAAAAGAATTTAATTTCTTATCTATTTCTACTGATAAAGCTGACATTATAGTTTGAATAGCTAATGGATTACTAGAATCTACTACACTCTGTTCTATTTCATTTATATCAAAACCTTTTGTACTACAATATTCTGAAACCTGTTTCAATGTCAACCCATCTTCTTTAGTTAATTTTTTTATAAATTTTAATTTTTCTATGTCTATTTTTCTATATCGCTTGTTCTCTACGTCTAATAAATCTCTAAACACCCTACTCCAATATGTTATTGTTGACTTTGGAACACCTACCATTTCTGCAACCTGAGAAGTTGTATGAAACAAAGGTTCACCTCTAATAACTTTTGTTTTTGAATCTTTATTTTCTATTTCATCATCTATATCAAAGAATTCAGCGTCAATTACTTTATCTTTATTAAAGCTTTTCATATTAATCACTCCTTAAAGCAAAGTTTAGTTAAAGTATAACATATATAAATTAAAAGATATAGGTTTCTTTAAATTTATACAATCATAACTTTAACTAAACTTTGCTTTTTCTTTTAATAACTTTTAATTTACTTTACTTATATTTTTAATAACTTCTACTTTGCTTTACTTCAAATTTATAGATTTATACTATTTCTTGCTATTTTTGATGAAAAAGAAATAGTATAAATTATTTCACCTAGAATTTAATACTATATAAATGCTATTTAATTACATTTATTATGCCAATATTTTTCTAATTCACTTCTAATTTAACTATAATAAATGTTAATTATTCTTATATTTTAATTCTATTTTAAGTATTTTTTAATACCATTTATATTCTATATAAGTTCTAAGTTACTACCATTTTTATACTAGATAAATGATAAATGCTATTTTATAACACTATTGCATTTAACACTATAATATAGTATTATATTGGTAAGGTTAAATAAGTTCTAAGTTATTTCCAAATAAGTTATAATTTAAGTATAAAAGCTTTCTACATTAATCAGTTTTAGTTAAAACTTTGTTCTATTTTATTACTTAATTGATTAGAGGTGAGTTATAAATATGAATTCTGTCATATTTACAGAAAATGATTATAGGATATTAAAAGCTATAATTGATAGAAATGACAATAAAAAAGGTTTATGTAAAGGCAATGGGACTACGATTAAAGAAATTGTAGAAAAAACTCGTTTATCAGATAAAAAAGTTAGACAAACATTAAAAAGATTTGAATCATTAGAATTTGTAAGTAAAGGATTAAAAATTGTAAAAGCAGATACTTTTTTACTTACAGAAAAAGGTTTTGAGGAATTAAATAGTTTAAGAGAAAATATTTTTGGGGAGGTATAATACATGGAAAAGGAGAAAAATCTAATTATAGGCTGTGGAGGAGCAGGGAATAGACTTGCAAATACTTTAATGAATTTAGATAGGCGTTATACTACTATATTTTTAAATTCTAATATGAGTGAAATGGAAAATTTAGAACACTTCGATAGCGAAAGACGTTGTTTCTATATTCCTAACGCTGATGGTTGTGGTAAAGACATGGATAAAATGGAAGCGTTTTGTAAAGAAGAAGCTCCAAAATTTATGGTTATGATAAAAAAATTTACAACTCATAAGTATGTTACATTCTTAACTGGTGCAAATGGTGGGACAGGTGCAATGGCAACAATTATGTATTCAAAATTAATAAAAAAAGCTTGTCCAGAAAAATCTATAAACATAATAGCAACTTTTCCATCTTTAACAGAAACAAGTATTGATTTTGAGAATGCTACAAAATTTTGGAATGAAATGATTAATCTGAAGGAAAAAGGTTATATTGATTCTATAAGATATATTGATAACAATAAAGGTAGTGAAGAAGAAATTAATATAAGAGCTATGAAAGAATTAAATGAAAGTTATGATATACCAAATGGTAAGATAGATACAACTGACTCAGCTAAAGTACATTGTACAAGAGGATATAAAGTATTCTTGAAATTAGATAACAATTCAAAAGATTTGGAAAGTGCTATAGATAAATCCATTAAAGAAAGTGTATTTTATATGCCAGATAATTTTGAATGTGATAAAATTATTGGTGATATAAATATACAAGATTTTGACTTCCAATCAATAGAAGAAGAATTTGAATATTATGATTTTCATAAGTTTAATACAAATACAACTAATGATACAAAAATACTTTTAGGTGGTTGTGAATTACCTAGAGAACCTATTGAATTAGTTCGTGAAGCATTAAAAGAGACTAAAAAAAGAAAAAGAAGAAGAACTGTTCAAGAGGATTTAATTATAAGAACAGAAAATAACGAAAATAAGAAAGAAGATATAAGAACAAAGGAAAAAACTAGATTGTCAGCAGACGATCTTAATGATATGTTTGCTGATGATAGTTTTTGGGATGATTAAATAGATAACTAAATTAATAATATATATTAGGTAGGATAGTTAAATATAAATCCTACCTAAAACTTTTATTTATCTCTGTTAAATTCTCATTTATATTTTCTAATTTATTAATTATATTTTCACTATTATATTTCATTTCTGTATTTTTAAATATCATACATATTTGATTATCATTTAATCTCTCTATATTTTTCATAATATCTACAGTAGTCCAAAGCTTTAGACTATCCATCTTTTTAGCATATTCTTTAGCATTTTTATTGAAATCACTTGTAGTTATGAAGATCATATTTAAAACATTATCTGCAATAGAACTGCCTACTAATTTTTGTAGTGGCTCTCTTCCTACTAAATTACTATTCCATTTCTTACATTCAACATATGTTGTAAATCCATTCTTTTTTAAGATTATATCTTTACCCCCATCACAAGTTTTTTGGGTTGTTTTAGCTTTATATCCTAATTGTCTAAATAATTCAGCACAAAATATCTCAAATTGCCTATCATCCATAGCTTTAATTTCCTTTTGAATATCTAAATAATTATATGTTTTATTCATATAAAATATAGTTCTTTTTATATAATTAACAACTTTATATATAGCAAATATAATAAAGCTAAAAAATCCTATAATAAAGCTTAGTATTGATAAAATTATATTAAAAATACGCTTAGTATTTCTAAACGCCCTTCCAATCTTCATATCAAACACCTCTCAATTTTTATATTGTTTCCAAAATAAAAAATATTATTCAAAATTTTCATCACGTTTTTATGGCATATGTCATAGTATATAGTATAAGTTATAACACAGAGTGTAGTTACATATTCAAAAGGGAGTGGTGAGAAATTCATGAAAAATATAGATATAACAAAAATCGTATTTATTGGTTGGGGGATTTGGTTTGTATCGTATGTAAGTTATAAGATATTATCAAGAGATAAAAGTAAGCATAAAGTACATTATATGACAGTTACAAGAAGTCTGAAGAAGATTAAAAAGTTTGAAAAAGGATTTAATGATAGCTGTAATATTAAAATAAATAAATAGGGTGATGATATGACAGAAAGCACACATGAAGTTATTTTAAAGTATAAAATTTTCAATTCAAAAGGGGAGCTAGTTAAAGAATTTGATGAAAGTAAAGAAACTAAAAGTGAAAATAAAAGTAGCAAATTAGTATTAAAAGATACTTATAAAAAAGCGTTTGAAAAGATTTTTAATACTAATAAAACTTCTGAAAAGAACGAACAATCAAACCCACAAGATAATCTATTTTGGAAATTGTCTTATAAAAAGGAAGATAACAAATCTGATAAAGCTATTAAACATAGCACTAATCATAAGGAAACTAAAGAAAATAAGATTAAAAATCAAGGCACATCTAAAAATAAAATCCAAGAATATAATAAAAAAATAAAAGAAGATATAAAAGCAGCACAAAAGAGAACTGAATTTCTAAACAATTGGGAAAAAACAATGACATATACAGGATTATTTAATAAAATGCATCAAACTTTTTCACCAAATGATTTAACATTTACTAAGTTTGGTGCTGAAGCAAAACTATATATTCCTTGGGGATATAATTATAAACATTTAACAAGTGTAAGAGAAACCCTTCAAAACAATCTACAATGTACCGTTGTATTAAATTCTTATGTAAATAAAAATTATATAGATGCAAAATTTATATATACTGAAGACTGTAATAAAATTAATTTTAAGCCAATAATTGCTGAACCATATAAGCTGTTTATTGGTGTAGATGAGAGTAGTGAACCTATTTTAATTGATGTCAACTCAGAACCCCATATATTAGTTGCTGGATCAACTAGAAGTGGTAAGAATGGTACTTTAGACCATACTATAACGAATTTAATTTACAATTGTACAGAGAATGAAATCAATCTATATTTATTACAAGGTGCTAAAGGTGATATGGCTAAATATAGAAATTGTAAGCAAGTAAAAAAATTTGCATTTTGTGATGATGAAAATACTATAATGGAAATTATTAAAAATATTTACGATGAAATGAAAAAAAGAAGAAATTTATTTTTAACAACTTTGGTAGATAGTTTTAAAGACCCAAATCTTAAAGATTATAATAAAAAATTTCCAAATAAAAAATTACCTTATATCTATATAATTGTTGATGAAATAATGGCTGTTGTTTCCAAAGCAAATAAAGATAAAAAGAGTTGTCAATTTGAAGTTATGGATTTGCTAGAAAAAATTGCTGAATACGGTGGAGCTTATGGAATAAGTTATGTAATATCTCATCAAAAGCCTGAGGCAAAATTAATGCCAACTTTTTGTAAAAATATGTCAAATGTTAGAGTGTGTTATGGCTTTAATGATTCTGTATGTTCAGCAATAGTATTAGGTGATGGTAGATATGAAGCAGTAGGTTTGCCTCCTAGAAAAGCATATGTTATTTCTAAGACTTATGAGGGTTATCTATACACATTAGATTTAACAGATAATATATATAAATATGTTAAGAAAAGTATAGTAAAACCCTCTGAAACAAATAAAAAATCTGATAGCAATTCTAATGATAAAAATGATTCTAATACAAAGTTTAATGACCAAGATAAAAATAGTGCAAATAAAAAAGATGTTATAAATGCTGGAATAAAACAATTACAAGAACAAAATCAAAAAATAAAATCATTAAAAACTATTGATAAACCATCTGAAAACAATACTAAAGTCAATATTAAAAAACAAAGCAATTCTACTAAATCTCCTTATATTAAAAATGATTTCTCTAAAGTACATCCCAAAACCAAAGAAGAGCTATTAAAAGAAAATTTATCTAAAATTGAAGGTTATGTACCTTATAATCCACCAAAACCAAGGGAGTGATTCAGATGTTAACTGATAATGACAAAGAAATAGCTAAATATATTGAAGGTGTGGGTGTATGCACAGCTAAACAAATATCTAAGATATTCTATAAAGATAAAAGTCAGGGTCAAGCAATAGCAAGAAGAAGATTAAAGAGACTAGAAGAATGTGGTTATATTAGAATTACCAAATTATCTTTTTTAAATAATACTAATGCTTATATATTTAATTCTAAAGAATATAAAAATTTAAAACCTTCTTTGCATAAAATCTTACTTTTAGATTATTATGCAGAGCTATTTTATCACGATGTAGATATAGATTATTTTAAAAAAGAACAAAGTTGGTTAAATGGAAAAATAAAGAGTGATGGGTTTTTTGTTTTTGATTTTAATGGAAAACATTATTTTCAAATTGTTGAAGTTGCATCAACTAACTTTAGTCATAATACAATAAAAAAATATGAAGATTTATATAAATCAAATGAATTACAAGGATTATTTAAAGAATTTCCACAAGTAATTTTAATAGATAGTGGAGAGCATTTTAAAGATATAGATAGTAATATAAAATTCATTCATTTAAATCATAAGCTAAATAACTTTATAAAAATCTTTGATAAGTAAGTAACACCAACATATGCCATAACATATACCATACCATATGACTACAGTAATCACACTTGATACACCTATAATCAATTAGACAAGCCATTCTTAATTTCAAATATATAGCGTAGCGTAGTGGAGCTATATAAGAGGGTGTGGAGCAATGTAAAAGCACCCCGCCCTCGCAAAATAACCATCACACTTTTGGAATAATTTTCATATAATGTATTAAGCCATATTTTAATATTGTACATAAACAGAAGCTAAATACTTTTCTTAATGTAATTTTTATATAATACAAATTATTATATAAGTGTTCATTTTCAATTTTATATGGTTTTGATTGTTGGTATTTATATTGCTTATTTAATATAAAAAGAGTTGGAAGTCCTAATGAGATTTTGCTCATTTATATAATAAGACAAATATAGATATTGATAGTTAAAATTGTATTAACTTTGAAAATTAAATAGCTTATATATAATTGATTTGTGTTTGTATATATTAATTATTTTGAGTCTAAGTAATTACACAAAAGTTTATTGAAACCATACAAAAGATTTTTTTATTATACAAAGGAGAGAAAGTGATGATAGATATTTTGATAAGTATTTTAGGATTACAAATTTTTTTTATAATCCTAAAAGGTACAAAAGCAGGAAGATTGATCTATTTACTAGGAAAGATTACTAAACAAATGTTAATTTTAAATTGTAACATACTTAGATTGCTTTTAAAGAAAACAAAGGATATAAATAAAAAATTAAAAGATAAAATTTATAGTAAACAAAATAAACAAGAAAATATTAAACATAAGAAGGTTGCTAATGGTGATAATATTATAAATTTTAAAGGTTATAAGAAGAAAAAATAAGAGGGTATATGTATTCCCTCTTGTATTAAGATATTATATTAGTTTTATGATGTTTTAATAGAAAAGGGAATACATATACTCATAAGGAGGAATTGTTATGGGTAATACAAAAATAATAATTACGATGGGTGGAATGGCAGTTGGAAGTTGTCTTATAGAGAAATTATGTTCCGCATTAGGAAAGCAAGATATTGCACAAAGTATAAGTGTTGTAACTATATCACTAATGGGAGTTACAGTTGCCACTACCGCATTTAAACTTTTAGATACAGTAAGCAACTGCATGAAATAGGGTGATATTATGAATAATTTTCAGTTACTTTTAGAAATGGGTAAAGTTTATGTTGTAGGTACAGTTGTAGAGAAGACTATAAGAGCTTTTGGAAGCAATAATAAAGCAGATTTAATTAAAGCTTTTACAGTTGTTTGCTGTGGCTGTTGTATAATACTTATTTTTTTAAATAGTTTTAAAGTCGTAGATAACTTTTGGGAAGGAGTAAAATATTATGGTAATCCTGTAAACTATATGAAAGCTTTATGGATTTTTGCTAAGAATTTAGTTACTGGAGAATAAATTTAAAATGTAGATAATAAAAATATTTGTATATTATTAATTTAAATGGTTATCATAGAAATAACACACTTAACTTTTTCATGTAAAACTCCTTTAAATATTTTGTATGGTTTATTTTGTAACACATATAACTAAATATAAATTTAGAAAATTAATTTAATTTTACTAGGTTTTCGATGAAAGCTAGTATTCTCAATATGATTGAGTGATTTAGAGTGAATTTCAGGAAAATTTAATATAGAAAATATAGGAAATCGAACAAATGTATTAATATTAACATAATTTGCATTTTTATGGTAAAAATTCGCCTTATCGAAAAAGGGTTTTGAAGTGCCATAAACGTTGATATTAAAGGGTTTGTTCGATTTTGTTTTTTGTGTTTTTTATTTTTGTAGAAATGTGGACAAGCCTTGATATTATAGGATTTTGTCGAGATTTGATAGAGTAGGGAATTAAATTGTAGATTTGAAAATTTCAACTGTGTGGTGTGAGTGGAAGAGTTCGCTAGTGATAATGATTATCAATTAGTAATAAAAATGTAAAAGTACCCCCCACCTATAGTTAACATAATAACTTAGCTTAATATACATTAAGCTAAATTTTTAAACCAGTTATTACCAAATAATTCTCAAAACCAATATTTTTAAAATTATACATCTAAAATAAATATAATGATTCAAAAATAACTTCATGAGAGCCACTAAGGTTGATTTGAAATAGTTTTAGATATGATTACACCTTTGAAAATAAAATCTGTTAAAAGTCTTTAGAATTGATTTTAAGTACATAGAAATGATAAAAAATAACTTGCAAGTTGAACTGAAAAAATTGCATACTATAAAAGTAGAGTATGGAAGTTATATGTAGTATTAAATACTGTTTGATTTGTTTTCTAAAACCAGGTATTGTGATATTGATATTACATGAAATAGCATCCATGTTTTATTATATAGTTGTCCATGTCGGGTTTTGCATAACATAGTTTTTTCATAGGAAGACTTACAAAACAAAATATAAATCCAACACAACCACTCTACCACTAAATAAATACGAATCCAATAAAAAAACTAAAAAATAAACAAGAATTTAAAACATTTTTATAAAATAAAAAATCATAAATAAAAATCCATTTCAACACACCCCACCTATACACCCCATACCATACCCACTACAACCAAATACTTTACTAACAACCTTTATAACTTTACATTAATTATATATTAATAACTATTATTAAATCATATCAACACTATCTTTATTAACTACTGATACTCATGTCTATGTACTACTAACAACTATCTACCATATACACTTACATACCACAACATACTAACTAATACATCAAACTACTAGCAACACCATATCACTTAGACATATATACTAACTAAAGATATATATCAATTAATACACATATCTAATAAACAATTACTATCAAGTACCAAATTGTTTTACATAAAGAAGAATATCAAATACTATTATACATTACTAAATACACAATACTATATACCTATACACTAACTAACAACCATTATCATTTATCAATATAAAACAATTTAATCAAGGGTATCTCAAACGCTCCACGTTGTGCATAAATAAAATATAGGTATGATTATATTAGTACACATAAGTATACTTTAAACAGGCTATAAACTAATTGTATAAGATATACATTATAAATACTATCAAGCACAATGAATATAGTCAATATCATACTTGCAAATGTATAATTATAATTTAATATACATTAATTACGTATAAAAATACATTGATATATTCATATACCTACAGGGGTATAAAGCATAAAATATATTAGAAATAATTATATAAAATGGTAGAAAAAACTTGAGAAATATCAAATAATTTGGTATAATGTAATAGAAGGTTAAAGAAAGGAGGGCTTGAAAAATGAGCAAAAAAAAGAAGCCTAGTAAAAAGAATAAAGTTGACAAAGTAAATAAATGGTTATTAGTTATAAATGGCGTTATTACTATAGACCATTATTTAGACAAGATTATAGTTATTTTAGATAAATCTATAATCTTACTAGATAAATTTACTTCTTTATTCCATTAAGGTAAGGGGACTAGTTCCCCAAACCTTTTACCTAGACTTCTTTTATTAACCTCAATAATATCATACAACTTTATAAAAGTAAAGGAGGGTATTATATGAAAGATAAAAAGATACTTTATATCAATATAATATTAACTATTATTAATATTGTATTATTTACTATAGATAAAATAATATAGAGTAGTTACAACTTTATAATTTAATATATATTTTTATAGTAGTTTTATACTACTATATTTTTTTTATTTAATTCAAAACAATTTGATAAAACCATTGACAATGATATATAATAGGTGTATAATGTAATTAACGGTTAAGAAACACAGAAGGTAATCATTTCAAAATAACAAATCACACTTCAATTTAACAACTACTAGGTTATACTTAAAGCAAATAATTAATTCGTAATATATAAAACAATTTAACAAATGTCAAGGAGGATACACGCAAATGGATATAAGTAAAAAAATCTATGAAAATATAAAAAAGGAACAAGAAGCAAAATATAAAATGACAGGACAATATTTAACTGTAGAAGAAATAGAAAGATTGTTTGAACAATTATATAGGGGTTTTATAAAATGTTAAAATGGATAAAACGTATAATAATAACAGGAATAATTATAATAGGCACTTTAGCAAATCAAGGAACTGTTGGAGTAACTACAACGGTTGCTCAAGCTGAAGATAATTGCATAGAAAACGGATGGTTTTACGTTTGTGATAATGGTAGTCATATAGATATGAATGATACATATTTAAATAAGAAGTTTATATATTTTCAAGATAAGCAAACTAAAGAAATAGTTAAATTAATAGATTTAAATTAAAACAATTTAAAAGGGGTTATGTATAAAATGTTAGCAAATGTAAATATATTAGGATATAAAGGATTAGGAAAAATAATAGAAGAGAATACAAATGGCTACGATATAGAGTTACTAGAAGGAACTTTAAAAGGTCAAAAAACTTATATATCAAAAAACAGTAAAAACGAAACAATAGAAAAAGTAAAAGCATCTGCAAGAATAGAAAGAAAGGGAAGAATAAAAGAGTACGGTCATTATTCTTCAAATCATATTTACTTTTATATTACAGTTAAATCAAACTCACTAGAAACTTCAGAAAAAATACACGAATTAATAAATAACAAAATGATGGACGAGATCAAAGAGTTTCAATTTGTTGGTTGTCCTTCAGAAGATGGAAAAGGTTATAGCGATAGTCGTCTAGCTATTGAATTAGGATTATTAGAAGATATAGAAGTAATAGAAGTATTTAAAAATATCAAAAAAGATTTAGGTATCAGATAATATTATCTTTATCAATTTAAAATAATTCGATAATGTTTCACGTGAAACAATTTGATAAATAGGAGGTTAAACCATGAATAAGAAAAGATATACAACAGTACATACATATAATATATACTGCGGAAACATACCTATAAATACTATATATAAATGGGTCATATTTGATAGATTAGAAAGTAAAATAATAAAATATTTCAGAACTAAAAAGGAGGCAAATACAAAAAGAAAGGAATTATATAATATTTGATTTAGAAAATATAAAACAATTTTAAAATTTGACTATATGGTGGAAGAATATATATTTTTCTTTTTTTGTTAGCATATAGTCAAATTTTTCATATAAAAAATTTAGGAGGTATAAATTAATAATATGAATATTAAAAATTTAACTAAAGGAATGATAATTAAAAATTATAAAGAGTTATGCAAAACATTAGAAGTAAAAATTAAGGGTGGTGATGCTAAAAAAGCACAATTAAAAGAATTATCTTATTATTGTAAATATACTAAAGAAGGTCATAAATTTATTATACAAGAAATCTATAAAAAGCCTTTACCAATACAAGATAAACGATTAAACTCCAATACATATGTAGAGGAAATAGGGGATATAATTCTCGAGTATCTATATAAAAATGATACGAATAAATTATTATCATTATCAAATTTAATGGAAATATTGGGAATTGTTAACCCTTCCTACAACGTAGGATATAACAATAAGAAAGAATTAAGTGAAATATTGGAATTAAATATATTTGACTTAAATTACTTCTATGACAACACACGAAATGAATTTAAAAAGATAATTGAAAGAGCATTAAATAACTTGAAAAGTAGAAAAGTATTAGAATGGCATAGACAAATAACTTTTATAAAAAGAATTTATAATAATGATATGGAAAAATATTTTTATTCCTTTGAGGTTGCTACAGATAAGCAAGTCGAAGAAATAATAAATATTGAAAAGGAAGTAATGCAAGAATTAAATTGTAAAAATAGTAAAGAAGTATTTTTAAAGCGACTATCTAAAAAGCTATATAAAGAAGCTACAAAGCGAATTTTAAACAAATATAATGATAAAAGTTACATAGGTTATTTTCGTGCATATAAGCTATACATAGGCGATAGGGCTATAAAAATAGAGTATGATAATATAAAAGAAAAGAGAGAAAAATTAAACAGTAAAATTAAAAGTAAATCTAATAAATTATTAAAGAATTATAAATATAAAGATATGCTCATAGAAAAATTAATAGATTTATTAAAGCATGATATGAATCTAGATAGTGAAATATTAGAATTAAAAGAAAACAATAATACTAAAAAATTTATGGAAAAATTAAATTTAGAATTAAAATTGTTAAATATGAATAAAGAAAAATTAAATGAAATTGATAGAAAATATTCTGATGAAATAGACATTGAGGAATATTTATTTTACATAAATAATAATATAGAGTAAATAATACATATATTCTTTTGAGTACCCAAAAGAATCAAAAGGTAAAAGAATACAACAAATAAATTTGATTGTATTCTTTATTTTTGATTTAACTCTTATAAAAATAATCTCAGTAAATATAAAACAATTTAATAATATTCCTTGACATTATATATAAATTACTATATACTTATAAGTGTGGTAAGGAAATACAAAGCACATCAATAAAAACTCAATTCAAAAATCAAGTTGACAACTACAAGGATTAAGACAGAAAGCAATTAATTTAAAACAATTTGATAAATAAACAAAAAGGAGTTGTGTTTAAATGGTACATGTAAAATTTAAAAATGGATTATGTAAGGAATTAAATAAAAGATATTTTCAAGAAATCGTTATGGGAGCTTATAGAAAATATGTGGTAACTTATAAATATCTATAAAAGGAGGTTCAACAAAATGAATACAAATATTTTTATATGTCAATTATCTTTACATATTCAGAATAAAATTAAAGAAATGGTTATTGAATATTTAAAAAAGAACGATTGTTATACTTTAGAAAATTTACATAATATAATGGACGGTCGTTTGGAGCATTTAAATCAAGATGACTTTAGAAATCAATTTGAGGAAATAGTAAAAGCAATAGAAAAGGTATAATAGTTTAAAATGTACTTTTTATATTAAAATTAGGAGGGTTTAACATGAGTAATAAAACAATAATATTAAATAGTGTTCTAAATTATGAAACTAATTTTAAAGGATATCTTTTAAGAATATATGATAACAAAGAAGAATTTAAAAAAGATGTTATATCATCATTAAATGAGGGCGAAAAATTTTTAATAGATATTATATCATATTATAAGAATGATTTAGTAAGCAGAAACGACACCAACTCAACCATAGAACAACGAAAATGCTTAAGTGATTTAATATTGACATTAGAAGGATATCAATGTTATTTAAATGAATACAATATATAAAGTAAATAAAGCTTAGATTTTAATTTAAAATAATTTATTAATAATGGAGGATTTTTATTATGGCAAATTATAAAAAATTTGAAAATCAAGAAAATGTTTATGTTGAACAAAATATCTATAATAACAAGGAAATTGAAAGTTATGAATCAAAATTAAATTTAAATGGTACTGAAAAAACTGTTGTACTTTATTATTATGAAGATGATAATAAAAGATTTTACAGTTTGGGAACACTTGAAAATTTAGTTCTGAATACTATTTCTATTATTAAAAATGATTTATCAGATATTTTCAAATTTAAAACTGCGAATACGAGACGAAAATATATTTATAAAATCATTTGTGAAAATGAGTCTACACTCATATGTCTATAATCTATTTAAAATTTGGTTATAAAAAAATATATATAACTTAGGTTCTAATTAAAAACAATTTAATAAAATATTTTAAAGAGGTGCTAATATGTATAATCAACAATATGGAATACTATTCAAACTCAATCCAGTAATGCAATGTATTTTAGGAAAATTTTCTGGATGGGTATTAGTTTTAGAAGCTCATAACAATATAAAACCATTGAAAGAAGATGACAAAATTTTATTTACTTATAGTAAACCAACTCAATTCAATAAGCTAGTTAAACATATTAAAAAGGTTAATAATAATTTAAAATAATTCGATATTTTATTAAAAGGGAGTTGTTTAAAAATGAATAATTATATAGGAATAAATTTTACTGATGGAATAAGAGAATATCAAGTAATAGAATACATGGAACAATTTAAAATGTATAGGTTAAAAAATTATACTGATAATAAAGAAAATGAATTAATGAAAAAAGAACAAATAAATAAATATTTAGATAATAAAAGTTTTTATGATACTAAATTAAAAAAACATAAAAGCTATCTTATAAAATTTGAAGAAGAAAAAAAGAGAATAGAAGAAAAGGAAAGAAAGGAAAAAGAACAATATAATTTTTGTTATGGGTTTTGTGATAGAAAAACAGATTTACAGAAGGGAAAAATATTAAAAATACTTAATACTAAAATGTTATATAGAGAAAATATAATGACTAGAAAAGAAATAATAGAATTTTTAATGAAAAAATACAAACAAATAGCTCCAGAAGAACATTTAAATACTAATAGAATTAGTAAAAAAATTAATTTAGAATATAGAAAACTAAAAGATAAATTAGAGTATAGAATATATTTTGATAAAGAAAAAAGTGGATTTTTAGAAGTAACTAAAACAGAATATGATTATTGCAATTATTTATTGGAAAATAAACTAATCTCTTAGAAGAATAAAATAGTTTATAAATGCAAAATTATTTATTAAATCAAATAATATGGAGTTGGATTATAAATGTTAAGATTAATAAAAAGAGGTATTATAAATGCTATAATAATTACAATTTTAGGAATTATATTTTTACATACAAATGGGGTTATAGGGGTTGCAACTTCAGTAGTAGAAGCTGAAGACAACTGCAAGGAAAACGGGTATAGTTATTTTTGTACTACCACAAACAAAAACAATGTTTGGATAGATATGGATAAATCAAGAGAAGGGGACAAATTCATATATTTAAAACCTACTAAAAATAATACAGTAGTAAAGTTATTTTCTATAAACTAGCTATATTTAAGCTAGTTTTTTTATTTTATTTAAATTAATAATAAATAGCCTTCTGAGAAGCTTCATAGTCATTTTAAATTAATTGTTAATGTATTTGTATGTATAAAAATATAATAGCCTTATATTGCTTTAGAATTAATTTTATACAAAATTCATGCAAAATAAAAATAATTTAATAAACTTTCAAAAACCTATTGTAAAATAATTTAAAAGTAGTATAATTAAAAGTGTGATAGGGAATTAATAAAAAGGGGTTGTTTTGAAAATGAAAAATATTATATTAAAAAAATATGAAGAACTTAAAAACAGTAAAGAAGACAACAAAAAGGAGATTTTAGCAGTAATACAAAAGGATACTGAAAGAAGCAATAAAGCATTAAGAGAAGTTTATAAAATATTTTCTGATGAGATAGAAAGTTATATAGAAGACTTAATAACGTTAACTGTAGCTTATATATTAGTAGAAGAGGTTTAAAGCTAGTTTAATTACTAGCTTTTTTATTTTAAGATGATATAAAAGAATAATTTTATTAATAAATAATTGTTATCATTTATATTGCAATTATAAATAATTTAATAAGTATAAAATACAAAGTGTAGTAATATTAAGATATAAGCAGATAAATATACATAAAACAATTTAACAATACGCAATTAACTTAAATAGTATTGAATTAGCTTTTACAAATTGTTATACTATAGATACAGTCAAGGGGACGACATATCAAGTCAAAAAGCATTTCTTACATACTAAAGAAACTAGTTGCATACTTAGCTAGAAAATAAAGGGATATATGAGTTATAATATAAATAAGAGGAGTTGTTTTTAAATGATAAAAATTAGATTAAACTTGGAAAATAAAACCACTAAAAGCTTTTATATAGAAGGCAGAATAATAGAAACATATGATAATACTGGAATGATTGATTATGACAATGGGGAAGGAACAGAAGCGAATATCCTAAAAGACATTTTAAATAATAGTAAATATGAATCAATCGACATGTTAGAAATAGACTAAAAGCCAATATTAAATTACTATAGTTGTATTTTAGATTAAGCTATTATAAAAGCTATAGTAATTTAAATGTATTATTATAAATTAAATTAGTTTTATATTAACTATGTGAGAGTCTTAAAAGGACTAAATTAAAAGCATAGAGGTGTTATAAAGATGTTAAAAGTAACTAAAAAAGAAGTAAAAGAGTTTTTAAAAGAATGTAGAGGGGATAATCCTTTTGGATGGAAACTTTGGAGATGTGGTGCTTTTATCTATAATAATAAAGTTAATTTATTTGTAGCTTATCATGGTCAAGGACTCAATGAAGTTATATACAATGAATCTTATGACGATATAGTCGAATTTGAGGATTTGTGCGACACATATGAATATAATTTAAAAAATGCTACAAACATAGTACACGAACAAATAAAAGACATGATAGAAAATTATTTAGAAAAATAAAGGGAGTTGTTTAAAAAATGTTAAAATCTGATTTAGAAAAATTATTAAAAGGTGAGTTAGTAGAAATAAAAAACAAAAGCAACGAAATAATAGGAGCAATACAACTTGATCTGGAATGTGATATGTTTTTAGCCTTAAAATATACTGGTAAAGATTTAAAAGGCATAGATGATTATATACCACTTAATTTGTGGAATACATTAGAAGAAGCTATAAAAGAAGTTAGTATTTAAATATACTAGCTTTTTTATTTAACTTTAGATGCGGGAAGATATTATTTTGAAAAGCAATAAAAAATAAATTTTATTTATATTCCGACTTCATTAGAAAGCTTTTAAGGCTATTTAAATTATTTTAAGGTGTAATTATATCTATAAAATTTAATTTACTTAAAATAGTTTATATTAAATTTTAAAATTAAGAATAAATATTTTAAAATTAATATAAAATAATTTAAAAAAGTATTGACTTTATATAAAAAAGGGTGTAATATAATAAGTGTCAAGAGGAAATAAAAACTTACGTGCAAATGCAAAACAATTTAATAAATATAAAAGGAGTTGTTTAAAAATGATAAAAGAAACTATAAAAAATATTACTATAACAATAGATGGTACTTGGTACGAAATTACAAATAGTTTAACAAAAAATATTGAGGATTGCGGAAGTTGTGAAATTGAGACAGAACAAGAAGCAAAAACAATATTAAATGCTTTTATAGAAAATCATACTATAAAAGATGCGGAGTACAACAAAGTTGTTAAACGTGTTACATATAATTCTATAACAGACGATTTTGAGCAACTTCAAGCAGTGAAATTATACAATCTAGATACATTTATAATCCAACGTTTTAATAGTGACTTAATGTTCATAACAGAGTTGGAAACGGGTTACAAATACGAATGGGAAGTATTAGAACATTGGAAGGATAAAAACATTATAAAAGGTTTAAGATGTGATGTGTTAACAGATAAATCAACAGGAGATTGTACTAATAACGGAATAAGTTCTAAACATGATAATTTACTAATAATAGGTGAGAATATACCTAAAATTTTTGAAGCTGAAGACATAACAGAATGTGTAATATTAGATTATTACAAAAATTATATAAGATGTAAACCTGTTATTTCTAAAAATAAATGGCTTATGTTTGGAGGAAATTTTTTATATAGTAGCGACTCAAGATTTTCAACTATTAATAATTATCCTATTCCTATACATGATAGGATAGAATAACTTAAAATAATTTGTTAAAATGTAGATTTTATTAAAATTTTGGAGGTTTTAAAAATGAAAAATTTTATAGAGTATGTATATGTAATATTTGAGGATGAAGATAAAAACGTATGTGTTGTTAGAGATTGTTTAGTGAAAAATTGTGTCTTTGGTGGAATGGTAGGTAAAATAACAGAAGTAAAAAGAGGGGTGTTTACATTAGATGAATATAAAAAAGCGAATTGTTCTTTCATAGGTGCTTTAATAAATAAAAAAAGAGAGTATTTATCTACAAGGTAAATACAATATAATTAATAAATTGAAAGCAAGTTATTAATTAATGAGTTTATGCATAACAAAAAAACTTTGATAATTGATATAAAAATTTAAAAAATAAAAAAGGGAGTTGGAGAAATATGAAAAATACTAATATATTATATTTTGAAGGTGCGGGGTGCAACTATAATCCAAATGAAAAAAGTGATATAGGAAATTATAGAATAAGAACAGCTTTTATAAATAATGAAGGTAAATTAATATATTTGGAATTGGGTGGACATGAATTTAGTGACAAGAAAAAAGGAATACATTGGAAAACACATATTGACCATGCATTTTATATAACTAATGATAATGACGATAATTGTAACAATAATAGAATTAATTATAATTGGCAATATATAAGAGATAATGTTACATACACAAAGAAAAATATTGTAAAATATATTAACAAATTATGTAATACAAATTTTGATACAATGGAAGTATTGGACTTTATGGAAGATTATAGAGTACATGGAGACAACTATAAATATAATTTAATGGATAATCATATAGTCAATAGAAAGCGTACAGAAGCGAGAAAAAAAGCATATAAAGAAGTAGATATGGATTATAGGAAGAAATTAAATGAAAAATATTCAAAAATAAGTTTGCTAAAAATGGATGATGAAAGTATAACAATAAGATGTTACGCATCAAGTCAATCAATGTTAAAAGCTGGATTAACTGAGCAGGACAGAGAGAAAACAATAATTATAAACTATTAAAATAAAATAAAATTATATCAAGCAAGGAGTTATTTTAAATGAATAATAATAAAATAGACAATTATCAAAATGATTGGGATAGAATTCAAATAATTAAAAATAATCTATTTAAAGATGTAGACATAGACGACTTAATTAATTTAAGAGATACAACAAAATCAGAAGTAACAAAGAATAAAATTCAAAATATAATAAATGATATAGGCAATATGATGAATGGTATAAATGATAGTTTAGACGATTTACAGGAAGATTTGCACGACTTAGAAATGAAAGAATATACAAAAGATTGGACTATTCAAGATTATACTGAATACCATATGTCATGTAATAATATAGATTAAAATATAAATAATTATAGGAGTTATAGGAATGATTTATAATTCTATATAACAGAAAAAGTCCTGTAACTCCTATGTAAAAAAAATTTAAATAAATGGTAGGTTTTATACCTAAAACATTATCAATTTAAATTTAAAATACGGACATATATAACAGAACTTTTTGTGTAGTTCCCATAATAATAATTATAATATGAATTAAATGCCAAATTTGAGGAAGGAAAGTGATTATGAAAATATTGTATAAATCTTTATTTAGAGGTTGGGTAGAAATAACTAAAGAACAAAGGAAAAGATTAATTAAACACATGGACAATGGAATAACTGGATTATCAGGAGAAGATAAGCAAAATTATATTTATAACAGATTTATTATTGAACAATAGAAAGAGGTGTATAAAATGAAAATAATAATTGAATATACAAAAACAAATTCAAAAAAATGCTTTGAAGACATAGAAGATAAATGTTGTTTTTATAGTGGTGATGTTTTATATATGAAAATCTTACAACAAGATTTAAACTATTTAAAAATAAACAACGCAAATGCTATAAGTATTTTAAATGCAGGATTAACATTTTTCCAATCTGACGAAATAGTAAACGAAGTAATTAAAGATCGAATAAACAAATAATCTATGACGCAGTTCAAAGATATTACTAAAAACAATGATTAAAGATTAATTCATATATATATATATATATATATAATAGAAATAATTTAATAAGGTGGTTTAAATAATGTGCAATAATATATATGATATTACAGAGGTGCTTGAAATTATAAATTCCATAGAAAATTTAAATAAATACGATAATAGAAGGGGTAATCTTAGAAGAAATATAAAATTAGAAGAAAAGAAAATAAATTCTAATAGAGATAAAGAAAGTTATACAAAAGAAGAGATTTTACATATATTACAAAATATCCTGTAAAGAATAAAGTTAATTTCCTTATATAACAGAAAAATTTCTATAACTGGAGGTGTAATATGTGGGGCTTACTATATCTTATATTATTATTCCTTGTATGCTATATAGCAGCTAAGATGTAATAAATGTCAAATTTTATTTTATTGGAGGGGTAAAAATGAAATATGTAACTTTGAAGAATATGGAAAAGGCAACTCAAATGATTGCAAATAAAGGGTATGAGTGGAATAAGGCTAACCATATTGCTATAAATTTATTTGAAGAGTCAAAACGAACAGGAATGCCAGTTGAGTTTTTTATTTCAAAGATTAGGGATAATGACATGACAATACAATAAAAGAAGTATTCACTTTAAAGAAATTTAAAATAATTATATAAAAACTTATTAAAGGGAGTTGTTTTTAAATGGAAGATAGAAAATATGAAATGAGAACATTACCAAATGGAAAACAAGCAAAAGTATATACTGATGTATTAGAAAGATTAAGAGAAAGAAAAAACAAAGAATGGAATAGTTTAATAAAATCTTTAAATAAAAATTAAGTTAAAAAATGTATTTTATCTAAAAATTTTAGGAGGATTTTTTTGAAATGAATATAAATATAATAATCAAGAAAGATGAAGATATGGATGGTTTTATAGCAAATATAAAAAATGTTAATAAAAAAATTTGTGTAGGAAAAGGAAAAACAGAAATAGAAGCAGTAAAAGATGTTATAAACGTTTATGAAAAATTAATAAAAATCTATAACAATGATTCTTTTAATAGAGAATTGGTTTGGAAGGATAATGCTATAGTTCAATTAAGGAATGGTGATAAATACAGATTAAAAGATACTAAAGGAATTTTAATAAAACAAAAAACAGATGATAACACATGTATAAAAGAATTATATTGTTATTGTTATGATAGTTATTTGTATTATGGAATAAATGCACAATATGATATAATAAAAATATTTGATGAAAATAACAATATTTTAGCAGAAAGAGAACATTATAACGAATTAGATACTGCCAATTTTGTTAGAATGTAATTAAAATTTAAATAAAATGATATAAATGATAAGTTTTATATAACAGAAATTTGTCCGTAGCTTCAAGTAGTAAAATATTTGGCTCGACAGTTTATAATCTTTACTGCTAGAAAATAAAAAAGATGTTTGACAATATAAACCATATATGATATGGTTATAAATATGAACCGTAACATGTGATGTATTTAAATTTAATTATAAAATTTAAGTTATACAAGAAAAATAAAAAATACAGAGGTGTTTATGTGTCTAAATTAAAATCCAAAGAAATAGATTATATAGTAGATACTTATAAAAAATTAAAAAGTATTGAAAAAACTGCTAAAGAAACTGGATTTAGTAAAATTACAGTAAATAAATATGTAAGAGATATTTCCAGTACAGATAAAAGGTCAAGATATTGCAAAAATAGAATATTACAAATAGAGATAAATACGAACGAAATTATAAAAGAATGGAATAAACCATCTATGGCAGCTAAAGAATTAAATATTAATCCTGCTGAAATTTGTAGGGTTTTAAAAGGAGAGCTTAAACAGGCTGGTAGCTATAGTTGGAAATATAGATAACATCAACACATAGTGTATTTAAATATTATTACGTTTATTAACAAAATTGAACAGTAACACAAGGTGTATTTAAATTTTATTAAATTAATTACATATAAATAGGCGATTCTGAAATTATAGTAGGAATTGCCTATTTATTTTTGTTTTCTACTAGGAATAACTTTGTTATGAAGTTTTGTAATAGCTTTAAATTGATTCAAGGTAATTACACTTATAAAAATAAAATGTCTTAAACAAACTTAAATTGAGTTTTAATATTATATTTTTATTGGTAATAATTATAATTTAAAATAATTTAATAAACTATTGACTTATTATATTATAGTGTTATAATACTAATTATAAAGAATATATGACGATGTTTAAAGGAAGTTTTAAAAGCTATGCAAATGAGTAAAAGTGAAAATCGAACAAAAGAACAGATTAAAAGAGATGATTATTACAATTATCTTATGAAAAGATATAATTGTTATGATGCTGAGAAAATAATAGATGTCATAACAGATAAAGAAAATAACAAAAGAGAGAAAATAGAATTAACCTGCATATAAAAGTTTCCAAAAACATGTTGATAATATTTAAATATAGGTCAATAATGTAATTAAAGTATAGAATTGTATGGAGGTGTTAAAAGTGACATTTTATAGATTACAAAGCAAAGATTATGATATTAATTCAGAAAGTAGAAGTTTTTGGACTTGTTATGATTATATAGAGGAAGCAATGGAAGAAAACATAAAAGAATGGATAATAGGATTTCAACCTGATGTAAGTTGGATAGACGTAGATCAATGGGTAATACAAAATGAAGAAGTAAAAGAATTGTATGATAATTGTTCAGATATAAGTATTTTATGGAATAAATTAGTCTCAGATGGATATACACCAAGAAGAATACATGAAGGTTTAAGTTGTTATGAAGAAAACAAGAAAGAAAAATTAAAAGAGTATTTTGAATATAATAGACCAGTACAATCTTCAGATATGATTGATGGTTACAATGACACACATTATATTTTGATATTTGAAGGGGAATGCGTTGGTATAGGATTAGATTACGAAGACTTAGCAATATTTAAAAAGGAAATAAAAAGGATGTCTGTTAAAGAATTTGTTGAATCTCTAGAATAAAAATAAATTAAAATGCATATTTTATTTAAAATAATTTTTTAAAACATAGATAGCGTTGTCTATGTTTTATATTTATATAACAGAAAATTTTATATAATAATTATATCTTTAATTCAAAATAATTTAATAAAAATCTTTATAAACCTATTGCATATATTTCCCTTTATGTTATAATAAGAATTGTAAACAATATAAAACAATTTAATAATATTAAACAAAGGAGTTGTGTTCATGTTTAATATAGCTTCAGAAATATCGAAATTAAAACATTTAAGAAATAATTTTTACATAGTATATAACAATCAAGGAAAGATAATAGGATTAAGTAATAAGGTTCATAAAAAACATATTTGTAAATCTTGTTTAGAAGTCTCAGAAAAAGAGTTAAACATAATTTATATAGATATACTTACAATTAAAATAATATAAAAGGGGAAGGTTATAATGCGTAAAATAAGTGCTATTTTAAAGACTCAAGCGAGTCATCAATTTAGACAAAAGAGACAAGAAGTTATAAAAAGAATTTTAAAGCAAAACAGTACAAGTAACAAAAGTTTTCAGGAGTATTTAGATTTGTATAAATTAGCTTAATACATAATACGCAATATAAAATAATCTAATAAAGTAAAATAGAAGGGGATAAATAAAGATATGTAAAGAATATAAAAGAAAATATGAAAGTTATAGTATCAAAATTACTTACTTAAACGGTGATACGGAAGACATTAACTATAAGGGAATTAATACATCTAGCTATAAAGATATGCTTAAATTATACAAAGATGTTAAAGAAGAATATAAAAATGAATCTGTAACAATTAACTTTGTTGGAAAAACTGAAAATGGAGAATTGAGAATATTGTTTCAGAAGGAAATTATTAATAAGGATACAGAGCTAAAAGAATACGCTAAAAAAGTAGTAAATACAAATACAGAAGATATAATAAAAAATATTTATAGTAGTTTTAAAATGTTGAATGATAAAAGGAAGTATAATAATGAACAAATATCTATATGTGATAAAGAACAAGACATATTATTACATAAAATAGAACATTTTAAAAATGAATTAGGAGATGAATTAAAAATATCTATTTTTAATAAAATCCAAGAAATAAGGATACAAAGAAGAAAATTTAAAGAAGATTTAGACAAATGTGGTAAAACAAACGGCAAATTATGTAATTATATTAATCAAAAGAATGGAGGATTAACAACGGAAAAATTTGAGAATTTATTAGAACAAATATTACAATCTATAATAAATGGAAATAATAAGCAATATGAATTTTTAACAGACGAAAAAGTAGAAGAATTTAAGATCATGAAAAAGGTTAGATATAAAGATTTTAAAGATAGAATAAGATTAACAAAAGAATTACAAAAGGAATATGATAAAGTTTATTATGATAATTCAAAAATGGAAATAACTTGCTACAATAAAGCTAAGGTATGTTAATTATTACATAAGAAAAAAATTTAATAAAAATATCTAAAAGAGAAGGTAAAAGTAATGTGCTATTATTATATTTCAGAACATTTATTAGACTATTATAGAAAAAATTGCAGAAGAGATAAAAATATAGATTAAATAAATCTTTAAATGATTTTATAAACTAAAATAATTTGATAATAATGGAGGGTGTAAAATGGAAATTTTATCACAAGATTTAGAATGTAAAAAGACTATTAAAGGCGTAGAAAGGCATGAAAAGGTATATAACAGTAATAAAATAGGAACTATAAGTAATAAGTCTTATATAAAAGTAAATGCATTAGGAAAGACTTGGAGAGTTAAAAAAGAAGCACAGAATAAATGGCTAAAGGTTGCTAAAGTGGAGGATTTGATAAGAGATAATCTAAATGATGTATTAGGGGCTTTAAGTGTAGGAATAACAGGAGTATTAATATATTTTATTATGGCTATGTATTATTAAGAAAGCAGGTGTATTATGTTCAATAAGCAGCAAGAAAGATTTTTAAATATTGTATGGATAGTATGTATAATATTATTTATAATACTGTGGAGATTAGTTATAGTTATCGCTAATAAAGGTTAAGTAAAAATATTTTCTCCTATAACAGAATTAGTTACATAGTTTTAAATAGGAGGAATTAATATGAATAAAACTTTAAAATTAAAACAATTTAATAATAAAATGAATTACTATAACAAAAAAAATCCTGTAACTGTAGGCAAAAAAGTAAAAATTATATTTCATGATGCTATAGTTTTTTCAGGAACAGTAACAAAAGAAAATATAGATAAGATACAGAAGATGATAGCTAATTCGGATAATTATATTATAAAATAATTTATTTATTTTAAACAGTATAACAGCCACGGTTTTATAACTATGGGGATAACATAAATTAATATTAAAACAAAGAAAGAAGGAATGTGTTAATGAAAAATGAAGAATTGAAATTATTTACAGCTGGAAAAGTTAAAACTGGAGAAAGAGAATTTACTAGATTAATTGGCGGTTTCGGAGAAGATAAACCAATGTTTTTATTGTGGCAATGTAGTGAGTTGCTAGAATTAAAAACTAAAGCTCTAGGAGAAAATTTTACAAATAATGAAGATAAATTTCAAAAGAATATCGATTTTATTGATTTAAAATTCGCTATCGATAAAACAGATAGCGAAATAAACATTGATATTACTAAGTTTTTGAAAGAGGTAGGATATTCACAAAATAAGTTAAATGCAACTAAAAGATGGTTGGCTTTCAGTTTTTCAGGAATGATGAAATTGGTTAAAATAGCTACCACAAAAGAATCTTGGGAAATATATGATAGATTTTTAGAGGATTATTTCAAAACTAAAGCTGAAAACAAAGTCATGAAAAAGACATTAAATGAGGAAAAAGAATTTTTAACAGAACGTAAAAAATTTATTTTGGGCAGTATGTTTATGGAACAAGATGAACAAAAAAGAATGGATTTATTTAGAGAAAATGAAAAAATATCAAATAGAATTAAAGATATAGATGTGGTTTTGAATAAAGAAAAAGTAATACAAGAGTTGCAACCTAAAATTAAAATAGCAGATTCAGTTACAAATACAAATAATTGTTATGATCTAGGTGTGAGTTTTGTTGTAAATACTAGAAAGGAGTTTTATATTTAAATGGATGCAATATTTTTAGATAATCTACCAAGGCAAAAAGGATTTGGTGCAAATAAAGATAAAGTTTTAATTGATTGGAAGAAATCAGTCAATTATAATATTATATTCAAATATAATGGTAAAAATGGTAATTTTCATATAGTTGGTTATATTCCAAAAGAACAGAAACTTATATTGGAATATGATTCAAAACAATATATAACAAAAACAAAAAATATAATTAATTGTAATTTAAATACTATTTTAAATCCTAAAAAAGTATTTAAATTTAGATATAATATAAATAACGTTATTAAAACAGAGAAAAGTGATATAAAAATTTTAGAACAAATGAAAATAAAACAAAATAATGGTATAAAAATTAAATCATATAAATACAAATGCTTGAATTGTGGAAATATAGATATTATCACTGAAAGTAATATATTACTTAATAATGGGTGTAATGTATGTTGTAAACCACCTAAAAAAATTTTAAAAGGGGTTAATGATATAGCTACAACACATCCATATTTAATAAAATATTTTGCAAATAAAGAAGATATTTTTAATCATACGTACGCAAGTAATAAAAAAGTTTTAATGATTTGTCCAGATTGTGGATATAAAAAAAAGATGCAAATAAGTAATTTATATAATCAAGGATTTAACTGTAATAAATGTGGTGATGGAGTATCATATCCTGAAAAAATATTATTTAATATCTTAAATCAAATAAGCATAAAATTCAATTGCCAAAATATGTTTGAATGGAATGCTAATAGAATATATGATTTTTATATACCATCATTAAACTGCATAATAGAAACACATGGAGAACAACATTATAGATATACAGGAAGGGGTCGTTCCTTAGAATTAGAACAAGAAAATGATAAATTAAAGGAACAATTAGCCAAAGAAAATGGAATAGAACATTATATAGTGATTAATTGTAGAAAAAGCGAATTAGAGTTTATTAAACAAAATATATTAAATAGTAAACTAAATGAACTATTTGATTTAAGTAATATTGATTGGAATCAATGTGAAGAATTTGCTTGTAGTAGTTTAGTTAAAAAGGCTTGTGATTTGTGGAACGAAGGAACAGAAAATATATTAAAAATAAGTAATATATTAAAATTAGACAGGCATACTATAAGAAGATATTTAATAAAAGGAAATAAATTAAATTGGTGTGATTATAATGATAACATTGCAGAAGAAAACAGATTGAAAAATTGTAGAAAGAAAAGAATTAAAAAAGTAAAATGTATTACATTAAATAAAATATATGACAGTTTAATAGAGGCAGAAAAGGAGCTAGGAGTATCTTATACTAGTATATCAGCGTGTTGCAATAACAAAAGAAAATCAGCAGGAGAATTAAAAAATAAAACAAAATTATTTTGGGAATATGTCGAGGAATAATATTAGGTACTTACTAAAATTTTGAATATAAAAAATATGGGAAGAAACAATCTATTTAAATGGTTAAAAGATAAGGAAATATTAATGGATAATAATGCACCGTATCAGCGTTATATGAAGTATTTTAAAGTTATTACAGTAACTAATAGATATACTAATATGGCAAATAATAAAACACTATTAAGACCTAATGGTGTTGAATACATAGTTAAAAAATTAATAGATGATAATAAAATAATAACTAAGCCAGTTAATGAAATACTAGAAGAATTAGAACAAACAGCTTAGTAATACATATATAAAACAATTTAACAATTTACATATATAAGATTATAATGAAAGGAGGTGATTATTTTTTTGAATAGTTATAATTTAAAAACCATAGAAAATACATTAAACAAAATTCATCCAAAACAAATAATAAATAAAGTGGGTTCTTTTTCTATAACACTTCATGAGGCGAATTATGAATATACAACTGTTAGAGGAAATAAAAAACAAGGAACAAAGTATTTTCTTTTAAATACTTTAAATCCTCAAGCTAATATAGAAAAGGAGCTAAATGGATGGGTAAATAATTATAATAACGAAAATAAACATAGACAAATATCAAATGTAAAGTTTCTTGATAGTCAATGTTTAGGATTTATAAATATATAATAACTTAATAGTTTCATTACTTCATATCCTGTGATACAGGTTGTCATAGTCTTATAATATATTAGCCATATATTATAAAATGAAACAAAATAGGTTAAAGACGTAAAAAGGCACACCTTAGCAAAGCTAAATTAATTAAATAATACATCGAATGATTCGAGAAAATTAATTAATTAAGAATGTTTTTATCCTTACTTAATTCTAGGCAATTTGAATTAAGTAAGGTGAAGGATAATGAAACCAATATTTGAAAAAGAAAGATTGTTTTTAGAAGAATTATTAAATATACAAATACCACAAAATTGTTGGAGAGATGGAAGTAAAATTTATATAAACTATGATAGTAGATTTGTAATAAGATTCAAGGTCGAAGATGGAAAATGTTTTTTAATTAAAAACTTAATAAAAAATATAGATAAAAAGAAAATTACTATAGAATATAAAAAAGGAAATAAATTAATAGAAGAAGATATTATTAATTTAACACATGAAGAAGAATATGCGATCAAAGAAAAAGAAATCTTAGAGTTAGAAAAAGAAAGTATAGATAAAACAATAGAATATATTAAAAGATATCCAGATTATAATATTAGAATAGGAGATTCTACAGGTAAAGATTCAAAAGCAGTGAAATATATTTTAGAAAATAAAGTTTTCCCAAAATTAGATATAACTAAAGGAGATTATGTAATAGACTTTTTCAATTCAAGTAATGAAATTGCTGAAACATATAAGAACATAAAACAAGATAATAATAAAAACAGATTAGAAATACATAATCCAAATATGGGTTGGCATCAATGGATAAAATCAAAAAAGAAATATTACATTCCATCAACAATGAGCAGAAATTGTTGTGATGCCTTTAAACATGGAAAAGTAAAAAAGATTTTAGACAAAAATAAAAATTATATAACTTTTTTAGGTATGAGAAAATATGAATCAGCAAAAAGAGCTGATTATGATTGGGATTTGAATGAATGTATGAAACAGAAAGGTAAATGCGATACTCCTGATAATTGGAAAAGATTTTTATCAATAGTAAATTGGAAAGATGAAGATGTCTGGCTATATGTATTACATAACAATTTAAATATAAACACTAGTTATTTTTATGGACTAAACAGAGTGGGGTGTCTTCTTTGTCCTTATCAATCTAATTTTACAGATTTAATTATACAAAGATTCTTCCCTAGTTATTGGAGTAGATGGGTTGAAATATTAAAGAAAAATTATGAATTATATGGAGTAGAAAAAAGATTAAAATGGACTTTGGAAGAGTGGATCAATGGAAGATGGAAGCAGGCTACTTCAAAAGAATATGAAATAACTCGATTAAAACCTACTAAAGAAAGAATAAAACAATTAGCTAAAATCAAAGGAGTATCTGAAGCTATAGCAGCTAAATATTTTAATAAAAAATGTGAATGTGGTAAAAAATTAAATCCAGATGAAATTGCTATGTTTCTAAAAATCAATGGTAGATTTGAAAATGTAGAAGATAATAGAGGATATTTATGTAAGAAATGCTTATGTGAAAAAGAAAAATGGAAAGGAAAAGAATATAGTCAATTGGTAAGAAGGTTTAGAGAGCAAGATTGTAATTTGTTTTAATACGTTTTTAGTATTTTATGGTATAATTGAATTATAACAATATTCGATAAAATATTAGGGAGATGGTTTTATATTGTCAACAATAATAGATACCATTTTAGAAAAGATTAAATCATTAAGAATTGTTGCTATAATATGTGCTTTATTTACAAGCATATGTATCTTTAGTAGTGATTATTTTTTAAATAAACTTGGAATTAAAACTTTGGTCACAAATTATAGAATGTATATTGGTATAGGATTTATAATATCAATCATATATTTATTAATTGAATTATTTTCAAAAATATGCAATATTGCAAAAAATAAAATCAAACAACAATGGAATTTACAATCTATGAGAAGACATTTATATAATTTAACTAATGATGAAAAGCGTATTTTAGCATATTACGTTATAAATAAAACTAAAACTCAAAAACTTAGTTATACAAATGGAACTGTTAGAGAATTGGAATTATTAAAAATTATTTTTAGGTCATCAAATATCAGTTCTTATGGTATGTTATTTTCTTATAATATTCAGCCTTGGGCGTGGGAGTATTTAAATAAACATGGTGAATTATTAGAACCAGAATTGAGTTTCTTAGAAAACAATAACAATAATAATATATCCTCACATTTCTAAGAGTGATAATTTATCTTTTTATCACTCTTAGAAATTGCATTAAAAAGATAGTTTTAATTTAAAATAATTTAATAAAATATTGTTTTAATTAAATAAGTGTGATATACTAAATATAACAAGTTAAAGAAATAATTTGATAAGATGGAGTGGATAAAAATGAATCACGTTTATGTTATATTATATAATAATTCAGTAAGTAGTACAGGATATAATACAATAGTTGGAGCTATAAACTTTATTGAAAACAGAAATAACAAGCCTATGCAGAAGAAGGGTAAAGGTTGGTTATGGATAGATTCTAAGGGAAATGAATATAAAATCAAAGAAATAAAAATTGTATAGGAGTATTAGCTTAGGCTAATATTCCTATACAATATATGAGGAGATGTTCATTTGTGAAATTATATTGTAAAAAATGTGGAATAAAATTAAACTTAAAAAATATAGATACTACATCAGTAAATATAGATGGAAGTAAAATAAAAAGAATGTGTAAAAAATGTTCAAAGATATTAGAATCTGAACTGAAAAACAAATATTTTGCTCAAGAATATAAAATGAATAATATTTATAGCAAAGATGGTAAATATGTTCCTTATTGGGGATGTAATTATTATTTTAAATCATTAGAAGATTGTAAAAAAAGAATAGACAATAAAAATATTGCTTGTGTAAATATGAAGGACTTTTACCTACTTAATGAAATAATGAAAACTGGAGATGATTAAAATCAGATGGATTTTTGTTGTAAATTTTGGCAATGAAAATTATAATTATAAGAACAGTAAGAATTTAAAATCGAGGAGGATTTAAATAATGGAAATTAAATTTATCTATATTGATTCAGATGATATAACAAATGAGATAGAAGAATTGCTTGATAAAGGTTTGATAAAATATTTTTATGGGAAAGATAACTGTGAACCAGAATTTATATTTTTAGCTGAAAATGAAGATATTATAAAAGATACTTTAATACAAAATTTCTTTATTAAAGATATCATAGAACAATTATTTATTATTTTTGAAAATATGTATATAACTGTAGAAAAAATATGGGAGAATAAAGCATATGTTTCATCTGATAAAATAATTAACTTAATAGATAATGATTTATATAAGTATATATCAGAACATAAACAAAAAGAAATTTTTAATTCAGAAAATCCTTTCAATAAACTTGAAACTATTTTTAATGAAATTGGAAGAGAGCAACTTAAAATAGAAATAAAAGAATTACTAACGGAAGTAGATAATGCAGAGTTTATATAGCTATAGAATGAGTATAACAGCCATAAAATCATAAGTGTGGTTGTTATACTGTATATAAAAGAGGGTTTTTATTTTAATATAAAATAATTTATCTTATATTAATAATTATAAATCGAAGTTTAGAGGAGTAGAATATGTGTAAATCAATATATATCAAAAATCATAGCAATAATTTATCATATAATGATTTTACAGAACATTTTAAATTAAAAGAAATTAAAAATAATAACTACATATGTTGTTTTCAAAATAAAGATATGATAGTAAAAATTGAGCCTAATATAGTTGAATTTTTACTATATGATGGTTCAAACAGAGAAATTCAATATAAAATTAAAAAATATTTTTTTAATAAGAAAAATTCATAGATATTTGAAGTACATTTATAATGGCCAATTTTAATAATGAGAATTCATAAGAAGCTCAACAAGAGATGGTAAAAATGCAAATAAGTTTGTTTCAGCTACGGCCAAAATAGGTATTGTAGCTTTAATATATGAAGCAACAGGTTATCTGGCCGAAAGAAATTCTAAAGAAACATAGCATATGTTTGGCCAACTTACTAATTAATAAGTTGGCCAAATTATATAAGAATATAACTGAATTAAAATCTTGGCCAATGAAAAATTATAAATAAAAAGGAGTTGATAAATAAAAAAAGGTAACTAAAAATAATTTAATATAAAATCCTTCTTTTATCATGCCTTAAAATAAATATTAAATAATTTAAAATAATTTAATAAAAAGTGTTGACATTGTATTCTTTCTATCATATAATATACATAACGAAACAAATATAAAACAATTTTAAAAATAAATGGGGTTGAAAATAAATAAAACAAATAGAAGGGAAGGATATTAGATGTTAAAAACTATATTAAAAAGAGGAGAAATAATTGAAGTAGATTTTGGACAAAACTTAGAGAAGGGTAAGCAAATCGGGAAAAGACCTTGTATCATTGTTGCTAATGACATGTGTAATAGATTTAGTCCAGTTATACACGTTGCACCTTTTACATCAAATTTAAATAAGAAAAAAATAGGAACTCATATTGTTATAAAAAAAGATGAGCTAAATAATTTAAAATGTGATTCTCTTATTTTGATAGAACAAATTAGTCTAATCAGTATAAATCAAATAGTAGGCTACATAGGAAAAGCTTCAGATGTAATTATGGAAGAAGTTAATGAAAAAATAAAACTTCAGTTAGCATTAGAAGATAAACCAGCTAAAAAATTTAATGAAAGAAGAATATTAAGTAGAGCTAAATCATTAAAAGAATTAGAAATGTATATTGATAGACAAAAAGAAAAGCCTGTCGATTTACTAAATATTTTAAAGACACAAGTGATTGATCTTAGAGATTGCTGTGAAGAATATGATATAGACTGTTCAAAATATTATGTTTCTAAGTTTAACATAATTAATAGATATCTTCAAAGAAACATTGCTGCATAAATTAAATATAAGACATTTCATCCTATGACTGAAGTTACGGGTGTTCATGTCTTATTATAAAATAAAAGCGATGGAGGTTATAAAATGATATACACTATATTAAAAAATAATATAAGAGATACGTACCATAAGGGGGAGTATGAAAAATGTAATGAAAATTTAAAAAATTTATATGAAGCACTATTAATAGATAAGCAAATAAATATAATAGAAAGAGATACAATAATTCTCTATTATTATTATTATAAAGTTAAGATATTATTTTCTCAAAAGGATTTTAAAAATGCGTTATTACTATGTCTAAAGTCTTTTAGATATATTCTTATTGATGAGAGAGATAGATATAACTTTGAGTATAAAAAAATGCTAGAATTATTAGCTGAAATTTATAAGAATTTAGGCAATAAAGAACAATCTATAAAGACTTACGAATATTTATTAACTTTATCAAATAAAAAAGATTACAAAATAGTTTTAGAAAATATTAATAGCTTAAAAGAAGATGTAAAAATAATTAAATTCAATGATAAAACAAATAAAAAATATGATGGCAACAAAGAAGATAGCTTTAATTTTTGTTGCTATCATTAAATATTAGTTGAGAAATAAATTAAAAGGGAGTTGTTGATAAAATGAAAAATAAAATTAGATTTATACACGAAAATCAAGTCAAGACAGGATATATAAAAACAGATTTAAATATAAATAAAAAAGAGATTATTTTAGTAGAAAAAGGGAAGAATAAATATAAAATACTTAGAGAGAATCTAATTACAACAGAAAATGAACTTGAAATAAATAAAAAATTGTTAAAGCATCAAATTGACAATTATATAAGTGAATATAATTTAACAATACAATGGGTAAATGATACTTTAAAAGTATCATCTATATTAGATGAATGGTTCATAGAACCGTCTAAAAATAATTTGCTTATATTACAACATATAAATAAAAAGAATAAGGATGCAAAAGGTAAATTTCATAAACAAGGGATATTCTATAGTTATTTTTCTGCTCTAAGACATATAGCGGAGCATGATAAAACTAAATTAAGGATAGATTTTTCTAATAAGTCAGCATAAATACATGTATTTACCTATATTTTCTAGTTTTTTCTATGTTTTAGGTGAAAAATAATAATGTTATTGCAAATTGTTGTATATTAGTGTTATAATATAGAAGTGTTTAAAAAAGGGAGGTATTTATAAAATATGATAGAAAACAAAGATTACAATTACGATAGATTGATAAGAGAAATAACAGGCTGTTTAAGTCTAAAACAATTTTTAATGAAAAAACCTTTTGTGATTAAAGAATTAGAGAACAAAGTAAACGAAGAAAGAATTAATAATCTCTTTAATCAAGATATACAAATTGATATGCTTGATACTAGAGAACTTTATCTAATAACAGAAACCTTTTACAAAATGTTATTAGATGAAGAATTCATTTCTAAATTAAATGAATTCCAACAACAATTACAAAAAGATTTGAATCCAGAACTTTATTTTACAGAAGATGAAATAAGACAATATAAGAACTCAGTATTACCTGTAGAAGAAGAACAAGATTTTAAAACAGTAGTTTTTAAAAATGTTAAGTTTATGAAAGAAGGCATCTATAGTACCGTTGATGACTTTAATTATATTTTAGACCTAAGAGAGAAAGGCATTCTGTTTTATAACATGAATTGTCAAAGAGAAACAGAAAAATATGAATGGAGAGGAACTTATGTAGAAAAAGCCAAAGTCTTTTCTAAATCTATAAAAGAAATATCTGAAAGTATGTATCAGGATAAATATATACCTACTTATATAGCTATAAATGTTCCTTCAAATGGAGAAGAAGATTTTCATGTAATAGATAAGGAAAACGGTTTATACGATATTATAATAAAAATAAATAAGAATACTAGTCTAAACTTAATAGATGGAAATCATAGAACAACAGGGGGAAGTTTAGCTAGAAATATGTGTCGTAGAAAAGGTAAAGAGTTTATTTTAAATATGGGAATTCAAATTATGAACTTAGACCCTAGTTTAGCTAGACAATATATTTTCCAAGAAAGCAAGAAAAATCCCCTTGATGAAACTCTAACTAAAGCTATGGAGAAGACTATAGAAAATGAAATAGCTGATTATATGAACAAAGGAGAAAGTCCATTGGCAGGAAAGTTAGGAAGAGAATTGAAAGATGTAAAAAAATTAAATAAACTAACTCCTCTATATGTTTTTGCAGAAGGTTTAAAATATTTTGAGCTTGATGAACTGGATTTAATAAGAAAAAATAAAGTTAAAAGGTTTTTAAAAGATTTTTTCAATTGCGTTTTAAGTTTTCATAAGGATAAAAGAAGGGATCGTGAACTTTCAATAGAAGATATGTTGAAGAATAAAAAATTAAAAGAAAAAAAATCAGAAGAAGAAGGCTACGAATTAAATATGAATATGTTTAGAGGTTATTTATATATAGCTGCTAAATTATTTAATGATCTTAATTGGATAGAGAAGATAGACACAATTTTGAAAAAAATAGATTATAAAAAAGGTGGTGCATTAGAAGATATGCATCTCTTTAAAAATGAAATGAGTAAAACAAATATAAAAAAACTAGAAGAGTATTTAGAAAATATATTGAGCGAAGTAGAAGAAAGTGGTGAGAACGAAAATGTCAGAAAAAATTAGGGATTTCACTAGTCTCAATAAATTATATTTTAGAGAGCTAGATGAAAGAAAGAAAGAGTATATAAATTTTTTAAAAAATGAACAAGATTTACAAGATATAACCGTTGACAATTATACAAATCAGATTTATAAAATAAGAGCGTTTGAAGAAACAATAGATAGAGATAGGACAATAGAATACTTTACACTTGATGAAATCTCTAAATTATTAGAAAATATGACTTTTAGTTCAGAAAGTTCAGCGATAGCATACAAGAACCGAATATTAGACTATTTAAAATTTTGCACAGAGCATTATGGTATCCAAAAGGATATTGGATTGTTAAATACAATATCTCAAAAAGAATTTATACAAGGCTTAGTAAATAAAAGACTGAAGTATTTAAAGTATGTCACTGAAGGAACTTTGTATGAAGCAGTACAAGACTTGGTAAACCCACAAGATAGACTTATGGCATTGTTAATTTACGAAGGAGTAAAAGGCACTAATCATGCCGATTTGATTAATATTAAAAAAGAACAGTATGATAAGGAAAATAAAATATTAGAATATATAGAACAAGATACAGGAAAGACTAAACAATTAAGATGCAATGAATTTCTTTCAGATGAGATTGAAAAGACAATATTATCTGACACTTACTATTTTAAAAATGGTAAGGGTACTGGAAGACATGACATGACGGATATAGTTAATTCTCCTTATTTAGTAGCACCTACGGCTCAGTTAAATGCTAGAATGAATAACTATAGCGGACAACAAGTCTATGGTCAAACAATCCAATCAAGAATATTAAAGATATTTAAGCATTTTTTAGATATAAATGGACAACATATAACTGTTCAAAGCTTATATCATTCAGGCATCGTCAATAGAATGGTAAAGCTTACAGAGGAAAAATATGCTGGACAAAAATTAAAAAAAGTAGATTTTGTTAAATATATTGAGCAAAATGAAAAGCTAAAGTTGCAAGCAGGATATCGTCTTTACGATATTTATGAAAATTTATATAATTTATTTAAAAATGATATAATAAGTTTTTAATAACTAAAGTATATTTTATGTAATAGAAATATAAAATATATTAGTCTCCAATTGGTTCTATGTATTATCTTAGAACTAATTGGAAACTTTTATACTAAATTCGACAAATTATTTATTTTTTATATACTTATACAAAATAATTTAAAAAAAAGTAAATAAATTTGTTAAAAAATATAATGTTAAATTTTTGTTATAATATCATTAAAATATTGTTAAAATATTTTTGTTCATTAACATATTTTATAAAAAATATGTTAAAAAAACATACTTAAAAATAATTGTTACTAGATTTAGCTTGTGTTATAATAAAGCTATATTAAAACTAAACACTTGTTCGATAAAATAGAACAATTTAAATAAAAGGATTTATTGGAGGTTTTTTACATGGAAGTAAAATTAATGAACTATTTAAAAGGAAATAAAGGATATGGAATAACCATATCTGAAATTGGAGGAGATGAAAAATTTTTAGAAGATATGTGCTATAAACACAATACGAATTTGAAAAGAATAGAGATATTGGGGAAAAATGAATTTTTAGAAATGGACAAGTACATAATTAAAATGGAAAATATAGTTAATATAGAAGAAGACATAAGTAATATAAGTATTTTTACAGAAAGCGAAACAGAAAATAAAGAAATAATAATTGAAAATTGGGATTAGTTAGCTATAATTTGTTAAATAAATAATATTCCATAAATGTAAATAAAAACAATTTGATAGTTGAAGCATAATTTGTTTTTCAAATATGCTTTGATTGTCAAATTAAAATAATTTAAAAAAATATAAATAAAAGGATGGTTTTATATGAAAAATAATTTGAAAGAATGTTTAGAAATATTAAAAAGCATAGGTAATGATTCAGGTAGAATAGCGAAAGAAACTATATTAAAAGAAAACAAAGACAATCAATTATTAAAAGACATACTTTTCTTTTTATATAATCCTTATATAGTTACAGGTATAAGCACTAAAAAATTAAATAAAAAAGTAAAATTAGAAGTAGATAATAAACTGAATACAATAATAGATGTCATGGATTTTTTAAAAACAAATAATACAGGAACAGATGAACATATAAAAGTAATTCAAAATTGGATCAATAATCAAGATTTACAATATCAAGATATTTTAAAACAATTAGTAACTAAGTCTTTAAAAATAGGAATTACATCAAAAACAATAAATAAAATACATAAGAATTTTATTCCAGAATTTAATGTTATGTTAGCTGAAAAATATCATGAAAATATAAATAGAGTAAAAGGAAAATTTATAATAACTACAAAGTTAGATGGAAATAGAATGGTTTTAGTGAAAGAGAATGGAGCTATAAAAACATTTTCAAGGCAAGGACAACTAATAGAAGGTTTAATTGATATTATAGAAGATGCTAAACAATTGCAAGATAATATGGTATATGATGGTGAAATTTTGCTGAAAAATGATAAGAACTTAGATAGTAAACAACTTTTTCAAGAAACTCAAAAGATTATAAGAAAAAAAGATATTAAGAAAACTAATTTAATATTTAATATATTCGATATGATGCCTTTAGACGAATTTAAACAAGGTGTGTCTATAAATGATACTTTAACAAGAAAAAATCAATTACACGACATCTTAGAGAGCTTAGAAACGAACTGGGTTAAAGAAGTACCTATGCTATATGTTGGAGAAGATATAAATAAAATAGATGAATTATTAAATATAGCTGTACAAAATGGCGAAGAAGGTATTATGATTAATTTGGTAGATAGTAAATATCAGTGTAAAAGGACAAAAGATTTGTTGAAAGTAAAAATTATGAATTCATCAGATTGTAAAATAATAGGTTATGAAGAAGGTACAGGAAGAAATGAAGGGGTTTTGGGAGCTTTTATAATAGATTATAAAGGACATAATGTAAAAGTTGGTTCAGGATATACAGATGAAGATAGAAAAATGTTTTGGGAAAATAAAGATGCTTTTATAGAAAAAATAATAGAAGTACAATATTTTGAAGAAACTAAAAATCAAAATGGAGGTATTTCTTTAAGATTCCCAGTTTACAAATGTATTAGAAATGATAAAATAGAACCAAGTTATTTTTAGTAATATTTTATAAATTAATATCATAGATTAATATAGGTATAGGAATAGAGAAAAATAATTGCTGTTTCTATACCTGTCTCTATATACATATACTATGTAATAAATAAACAAGGTTCTATGTATGTAACAACTTTTTGAAAATCAAGTTATATCAATAAATAAGAAAGAAAAATTATCATTAGATTACATTGTATTATCACTAGATTACATTGTAAAAAGAAAAATTATCACTAGATTACATTGTAAATGTATGATATATTATCATTAGATTACATTGTAATTATCATTAAAATACATTGTTTTTAAATTTGTGGATAAAATATAAACAAAATCTGTTGATAATTAAGTTTAAATGTTGATTTTTAAGGAGTTGTTACTTGTGGATAAAAAAGAAGAAGAACAAGAAGTGGAGACTATAAGTTTGAAATCTAATCAAAGCATAAATGAATCTAATTTGATGGTAATACCTTTTATTTCGATGAAAAAAACTAAAGTAAAAGTATTAGAAAGATATTGGATTAGTAATGGTGTTAGGAGAGGTATAAAAGTAGTTGGTTCTGGAGAGCATGGATGTCCAACAATAGCTGAATTAGACGTTTTGTTAGCCCTTTTTAGAATATTAATAAAAAACGTAGGATTTAAATATGAATATAATAGAACTACAGGAAAAGTATCCTTACCTAAGACAATTCATTTTACTTATCAAGAATTATCTAAGGAATTAGGGTATAAAACTTATGGTGGAGCTTTAAAAAAGAAACTAGAAAATTCAGTAAAATGTTTAAATGAAGCAACTATATATAGTGACTTAGGATTAAGAGACGTTGAAGCAGGTGACTATATATATGACTTTGAAGGAGAAGATAGTTTTAGAATATTAGAAGATTATAAATCTTTTTCTTATACTAAAAGAAAGAAAAAGGGAGAAAAAATAGGTGATGCTAAACAAGTAAAAAGTATGCAAAGCGTAACTATTAGTGATTTTTTCTTTAAGAACATATGCAATAATTATTTTAAAATTTACAATTATAATCAATATTTAATGTTAACCAAAGGTGTGGCTAAAAAATTATATTTATTATTAAATCAATGGAGCAGAGGATATGAAAAATATTTAACATATATAAAACTTTATGATATGTTGTCTTTAGATGTTGCCAAAAATGAAAATAATGAAGAGATAGATAAGAAAAAAGCCTATTATTATAACAGAATAATAAAAGATGCCCTAGATGAATTGACAACTGTGAAATTTATTCAAGATTATGATATAAGAACTAATGACGGTATAAATTTAATTTTTAATATTAATAAAAGAAACAAAAATAGATTTTTAGATAAATACAATGATGAAAAAGAAATTATCAATAGATTACAAGAAATAGGATTAACACTAAAAGAATGGACTAAATATTATAGATTGGATAATCAAGAATATGTAAAAGCTTTGCTGAGGTATGTAGATTATAAAATAGAGAATAAAAACGATATTAGAGATGTTTTAAAATTTACAATAGATGGATTAAAATCAGAAAATTATGATGTAAAGGAATTTATAGGATAAAATTAGTATTAGATTACATTGTTAACGAATTGGTTTGATACAAGCAATGTAATCTAGTACTAATTTTTTATTAAAAGCTTATTGTTTAAGGTTTTCAAACTGTTTAATGAATTTAAAAACATTTAAGGATTATAACTATAATATATATTAAATTATCATTGGTTTACATTTTAGATGTAATGATAATTATAATAAATGAGAAATTTTATATCAATGTAAAACAATTTAATAAAATATATTGACATTTTGCACTTATCTGTATATAATAGGAAATGTAAGGTAATTAAAGAAAGCTTAGGGGAAATAAAAATGGATATTATAAACGGGATAGAAATATATTAATTTGTTAGAAACTTATAGAAAATTAGGGTTAAGTAAATCAGGTGATGAATTGTTAGTAGTATAATATAAAACAATTTAATAATAATAAGAGGGGGGAGTAATAATCATGAGATATGATGTATCAGAAAGGGAAATCGAATTAGAATTTGTTATTAGCAGAGCTTTAGATTTAATAGAACAAGGAGAAACAGAAAAAACCAAGAAATTATTAGAAAAAGAACATAGTAAAATTGAAAGAAATTATAATTAAAGAGGTGATTTTAGAATGATTATAAACAAAATTGTATGGTATAATAAGGGTGAAAAATAATAGATTTTTGAATAAATTGAGAAATTTATTCAAATTTATAGAGAGATGTTATAAAAAATATGAATAAAGGTGTGGTATAAAATTGAATACATTGATAGGTAAAACAGTTGTAATTAATAATAAAATAGAGGGAAGAGTTGAAATACATGAAAAAGATGAATTAGGAAGAGAAGTTATTAGAATAAAAATTACAAAAGGTCAAACACCAATAACTGATTATTTTCTAAATGATGTAAAAGTAAAATAAAATAAAATATTTTGATGAAAAATTTATTTTAAATGAGAGGGTAATATAATGAAGATAGAAAATATGTTAGAAAATGAAAATATTTTTGTAGATAGCATAAATGAAATTAGCTTAAAAGATGTTGCTAAATTAATGAAAGTAAATATGAGTTGTAATCAAACAATTGAATTAGAAAAAGTTTTTGGCAGTCTAATATTTTGCGGAGTTAGAATAACACCTGTATTTGAAACAGGAAATTGGAAAATTGAAAGAGAATGTATTAATCAAGATGAACAAGATAATGATGTTATAACATGGGAGACAGTATATGAATTTAATGGTCAAGAAAGTATTCATTTTGATGAAGAATAGGTTAATACATTAAGAGTTTTAAATAAAGAGGTAAGAGAGTTATGGGAATTAGAAGACGAACAGCGAGAACATCTGAGAATATCTTAGGAGCTAATTATAAAGAAATTTTAAATAAAGCGAAAGTAAGATATAGATGTTCTAAAGAGTTTTATATGTTTAAAGCTTATGAAGGTAGCGATTTTTGGTGTGCAGAGTCACATATGATAAATCCGAATATAGCAGAAGAACATTGGATATTCAATGAGGAGAGTAATAAATGGTATAATGAGTCCAAATAAAATATAAATAAAAAAGAAATTTATAAATTAAAATAGGAGATATGAAAGATGGATAAAAAAGAAATAATTGAACTTTTAGAAAAGAATAACATAGAAGTATCTGATTGTAATATTAACTTTTTTGAGAAATTATTAATTTTAGATGATGACCAATTAAATTTAGTTGAAGAAATGATAAATGATAAATTATGTAAAAATAAAAAATATTAATGTTGTTTTATAATATGAAAGTTGAAAGGAGGATATAAATGAGTGATATTCATGATTGCTTTGGATGTGGAGAGAAAGTATATATGGATAATGCAGAACATTGTATAATTTGTGGTAGTTGGTTCTGTAGAGCATGTGATTATGAAAATGGAGAAAAATTATGGGATAATCAAAATGAAAATTATTGTTATGTTTGTAAAGATTGTTTAGAACAAGGATTAAATTATATTAACGGAGATAACGAAGATGACATTATATTCACAGAGAAAGAATATGATGGGGCAGTAAAGAAATTAAATCAAAGAATGTAATTAGTATGCGATGCAAAGATATTATAAGTGTTAATAAAAGGAAAATTTTATATAAAAAAGGAGGAATAAAAAATGGATAAAACAATATTAGCCACTTATTTTGATGGAGACGGATATGGCTATGATTGGTTACAAGATGATGAAGAAGTTAAAGATTGGTTAGAGGAATATAAAGATTATTACACTAATATAGAAATTATAAGAGTTGCGATAATTGAAAAAATATATGTATCAGAAGATGAAGAAGATGAAGAAGATAGTTTTTCAATAATGTATCCAAATATAGATACAGAAGAAGAAAAAGAAGAAATTTTATTAAAGAATTTTGACAAATTTACAAGTTAAATATAAAATAGGGAATACTAATGATAAAAATATAATTATTAAAAAGGATGAATATATAATATGAATTTAGTATTTTTAGATTTAGAATATAACCAAGTAAAAGGAAGTAAAATAGCTATAATGCCTTTTGAAATAATCGAATTTGCTTGTATTGTAACAGATTTTCAATTAAACCCTCAAAGCGAAATGAGCTATTATATTAAACCCAGATATCAAACCAAAGTAGATGATAGAGTCAAAAGAATAACAGGAATTGAAGACAAAGATTTAAAAAAAGGAATTGATTTCAATATTTGTATGAATAGATTCAAAGAGCTGTGTGGAGATAATTTTTATATTATTACATGGGGTTCTGATGATATGAAAATAATTAAGCAGAATTGTATAGTGAAAAAATGTAATTATGATTTTTTAAAGAATATAGTTCACATTAATGCACAAAAATCTTATCAAGTAATAAATAATTTAGAAGATCTATCATCTTTGCAAAAAGTTAAAAAATTTTTAGATGTCCCATCTTCAAAGGAGCATAGGGCATACTATGATGTATTAGATTTAATTTCTATTTGTAAAAATATAGGTATTTCTAATATATTAACCGTTAAAGAAAGCATTGTTGATGAAGAACAAAAAAGAAAACAATTACTAGAGAGATTAATACAATCATATGAATATAATAAAAATAAATGTGATTATTGTAAAAACGAAGGTTGCAATGAAGTTTTAAAAGAAATTAAACCGTACTACAATGAAAATATAGATAAGATAAAAGGATTACTATTAACAAAATGCAGTAAATGTAACTGTATAAATTTATTAAGAATAAATGACAAACATATTTCAAGAAAAAAGTATTTTGAAAGTAATCCAAATACAAAAAGTATAATTGAAAAATATATGAAGATAAATAAGTAATATGTTAATATAAATTCACGATTTTATAACGTAATATAAAACAAATATGATTTAAAAGAAGGGAGGAATTAAAATGAAGTTTAGTGATATAAAACCATTTACTGAAAATGGAGATTATGAAGTAAATATAGGACTAAAGCATTTAGAAAGTACATTAAAAGATTATGAAGAAGATTACGGATTAGAATTAAATCCTGATTTTCAAAGAGGAGCTGTTTGGACAGAAGAGCAACAAATTGCATATGTCGAATTCTTTTTAAGAGGTGGAAAAACGGCAAGAGTTATATATTTTAATTATCCTTCTTTTTGTAGAATTGTAAAGGATAATGATAGTCCTATGGTTTGTGTAGACGGATTACAAAGATTAACTGCATTAAGAAAATTTCTAAATAACGAATTAAAGGTGTTTGGTTCATATTTAAATGATTTTGAGGATAAAGATATTATGTTAAGAACTATTGGTCAATTACGTTTTAATATAAATAATCTTCAAACAAGAAAAGAAGTGTTGCAATGGTACTTAGATTTTAATACAGGTGGAACGGTTCATAGTCAAGAAGAAATTGACAGAGTTAAGAAATTATTAGAAAAAGAAGACTAAAGTTGCAATTAAAATTTTAAGGAGTAATAATGAATTTTACAAGTAATATTTTTCAGATAGAACATTCAAATGTATTAAGTTTAATACCAATAACAGTATATAAAAATGATGATGAGATTAATGAATTTATTAAGACTATTAATAAACTTGATTTAGATGTAAATGATTTTTATAAAGTTGAAGGAAAGCTATATAAATATTGTTATTTGAAAGATACTGTATTGGTAGAGATATATGATATAAGTGAAGATTATTTTATTAACTTTAAAGTTGAAGAACAGATGAAGCAAAGAGAAGAAATTCATAAAAAATGTATTGAAAATAAAGAATATATAAGGTTATTTTGTCTTATAGATAAGCCATATAGACTTTTATTTTATGAGGAATTATTTAATGATATTCCAGATGAACAAAAATATAAGGTGTTTAAAAATATTTACACTTCTAGTGAATACGGCTTTAATAACTTATCAAGAGAATTTTTAGAAGAAATTTTTGAATATAATGAAGTAAATAAAAATTGGTTTGATAAAGATATTATTACTATTTATAGAGGGGAAGGAGATATGTCTACACCTTATGATGAAGCATATTCATGGACTATTGATATAGATGTCGCTAAATGGTTTGCAGAGCGATTTAATGATAATGGAAAGGTTTATAATGGAAAGGTTTATAAAGGATATATAAGGCAAGAAGATATATTAGATTATATTGAGGATAGAAATGAAAAAGAAATATTAGTCTTTCCAGAAGATGTTTTTGATGTAGAGCAAATTTTATGAAATTAATTTAAAATAGAGTAAAACAAGGAGGATTAAGGATTAATATGAATAAAGTTAATATAGATAAATGGTTAAGAACAGAAGCAGAAAACCTTGAAATAAAAAAAGAGAAAATATGTAATAAAATAAAAAAAATAATGAAAAATGAAGATATATCATCATTAGATAAAATGAATCAATACAACGTTCAATTAAGAGAATTACAATCAGCTCAAACAAAATTATATGAAATGATTGGTAGGATAAGTGAAATTAAAGGAATTGAAGATTAAACAATTCCTTAATAATAGTTTTTATAAATCATTGATTTTATATCATGGTTTAAGAAGAAATGATAAAGTATATTAAAAATAAAATAGTAGATAATATTATAAAAGTTCAAATAAGAGTTAAAAAGTATATTAATATTTTTGATTGCAAAGGAAGATGATAATGAATCAATATTTATTAATAAATGGAATCTTTTATTTTTTAGTTAATTTAATAAGTATAATAATTTCTAAAAAATATCTTTTAAAAGATAAAAACTATAATGAAGATGATATAAAATTAATGAAGAAAAAACATAAACATTTTATAATTATAGAAACTGAAAAAGATGATGATAGCTTAGGAAAAGGTGGTTTTAGAATTAGGTTTTCTTTCTTGGGATTAAGTGATTTCATATTGTTTTATATAATTATATTTATAATATCTTTTATACCAATAATAAATATAATTTCTATAATAATAAATATTTCATTAACTGCCATAGTTATTATAAAATCTAAAATAAATAATAATTAAAAATTTATTTAATTAAAAAATGACTTCTATTATCCATCCTGACGATTATGAATTAGATGAAATAGAAATCATAAATAAAGAAAAAACAATAGAATTGTTGACAAAAATTTGATTTGATGTTATATTAAGTATAAATAACATCAAAGAAGGTGTAAAATATGTTTCACAAAATAAATCCTGAGGAAGAAATTGAAAAAGCTATTCAGAATAATCCTGAATTAGAAATTTATATGAAACAGGCTAATGCTCAATATCAGTTAATTAAATCATTAGTCGAATTTAGAAAGTCTGCTAAAATAACTCAGAGAGAAGTTGCAGAAAGAAGCGGATTAACTCAACAGATGGTTTCACGTTTAGAGAAGATAGATAATTCTCCGACATTAGATGTGTTTTTAAGATATGTTTCTGCTTTAGGGTTAGAATTAACAATTAAGAAGACTGAAAATTAATTATATTAAGTATAAGAACACAAAACCTTGGTGAATATATTATTAATGATAATATTTTATCGAGGTGATTTAATTGAGAAAATATTCAAGCGAAGAACTATTAGAAAAAATAAGGATTAAAACAAAAGAGTTAGGTCGGATTCCAAAAACTGCTGAGGTAAAATCTTATATAACAATTGTTAAAGAATTCGGGACTTGGGATAACGCATTGAAACAAGCAGGTTATACGAAAGAAGAAATTTATAAATCTAGAGATCAGTATACCGATGATGAGTTATTAAACATAATACGAAGTAAAACTAAAGAATTAGGAAGGATACCTTATTTAAAAGAAATAAAACAATGTAGGATAATATCTAAAAGGTTCGGCTCATGGAATAATGCATTAATTTTAGCAGGTTATAAAGATATCCAAATATTAAAAAAGAATAAAGAATTTACGCGAGAAGAACTTTTAGAATTAATAAGATGTAAATGTAATGAATTAGGTCGAATACCCAAAAGGGCAGAATTTGAATTACAATATGAAGTATATAAAAATTTTGATTCATGGAATGATGCTTTGAAATTAGCAGGAATTGAAATAAAATCAGAGAAAAAGAAAATAAAAAGTAATGAAAAAAAGAAAAAATATAGTGATGAAGACTTATTACAAAAAATTAAAAATAAATATAATGAGTTAGGAGAAATACCAAAGTCCTATCAAGTTGAAAATTATACAATTATAATTAGAAGGTTTAATGGTTGGGATAATGCTTTAAAAAAGGCAGGGTTTGATAATAAAGAATTAAAAAAATACAAAAAAACATATACAAAAAAAGATTTGTTAAATATGATAAAAGAGAAAACTCAAGAATTAGGGAAAATACCTAGTATGTCAGATTTTTCACATAAACATATATTTGTTAAGAATTTTGGTACTTGGGAAAATGCATTAGTAGAAGCAGGGTTTAATAAAGAAGATATACTTAATCGTAATAAAAAGTATAGTGATGAGGATTTATTAAATATAATAAATACAAAATATCTTCAATTAGGGAAAATACCTAAAGCTAAAGATGTAAAACAATATTATTCTATAATTAATAGATTTGACTCATGGGAGAATGCATTGAAAAAAGCAGATTTAATATAAAAAGTTACTTTTATCCATATTATTACAAGGAAATTTTCAAATAATCCTTGTAATTTTTTCTAATACATGTTACTATATTAATATAAAATAATTTAACAAATAAAAATTACAAGGAGTTGTTCTTAAATGAATGAATTACCTGAAAGAGTTAAAGATTTTTTCAAATATTTAAAAGGTATAAAAAATAAAAGCCAAAATACAATAGATGGATATGAAGTAGATTTAAGAATGTTTTTTAGATGGTATAAATTAGATAAAGATTTAGTATCAGAAGATATTAAATTTCAAAACATTGATATATCAGATATAATAGATAATCAAATACAATCTATAACATTACAAGATTTATATAATTTTGTTTATTACCTACAGAATGAAAGAAAGAACAGTGAAAAATCAAGAGCTAGAAAAATAGCTACATTAAAATCATTCTTTAATTATTTAGAAACAAAAGTGAAAGTAATAAAAGAAAATCCAACAAGAGAACTAGAATCTCCTAAACTAAAGCAAACGCAGCCTATATTTTTAACAGTAGAGGAGTGTAAAAGATTGCTTAATGCAACAAAAGACGGAAGTCTAAAAGAAAAAAGAAATTATTGTATGATAGCTATATTGTTGAATTGTGGTCTTAGAATAAGTGAAATACTAGATTTGAAAATGAAAGATATATCCGAAGATCAAATAAGAATAGAATCAGGTAAGGGAAACGAAGAAAGATTTTTGTATGTAAATAATCTTACTAGAGAAGCCATAAGAGGATATATTGATTATGAAGGTGTAATAAATGGTAAGTTATTTAATATTAGCGATACACAAGCTAATAATGTAATTAAGAAGTGTTGTAAAATAGCTAATATAGATAAAAATATAACCGCACATAAATTAAGACATAGTTTTGCGACTATTTCAGCAAAAGAAAGTAAGAATATAAGATATGTACAAAAAGCTTTAGGGCATAAAAGAATAACAACAACACAAGTGTATACCCATATTCTTGATGAAGACATGAAAAAATATGCGAATGAAATAGAAATTGGATAAATAAACACAACAAACAAAAGATAAAATTTTATTACTGATTAATTTAAAATAATTTTACAAAGGGGCAAAATCAATGTTTAAAAATAATAAGGATTTTTATCCAACACCTAAAAAATTAATAAATAAAATGTTAGAAGATATAGATTTTAGAGAAGTAAAAACAATATTAGAGCCATCTGCGGGGAAAGGCGATATAGTTGAAATAATAAAAGAAAAGAAAAAGGTACAAAGAAGAAATGATTTTTTTAGTAGCAAAGACATTAAATATGACATAGATTGTATTGAAATTGATGAAAATTTACAAATGATATTAAAAGGAAAAGGGTTCAGAGTTATTCATAATGATTTTTTAACTTATAATGGATTTAAGAAATATGATTTAATTGTAGCTAATTTTCCGTTTTCTCAAGGAGATAATCATCTAGCTAAAGCATTAGAATTGATAGAAAATGGTGGTAGGCTTATTTGTTTAATTAATGCAGAAACTATAAAAAATCCATATAGTAATTTGAGAAAAGTATTATTAAAAAGATTAAACAAATATAATGCAAATATAGAGTATTTACAAGAAGAATTTATCAATGCAGAAAGAAAGACTAATGTAGAAGTCGCATTAATAAAAGTAAAGATAAAAAATAAAAACAAAGATAGCGTTATATTAGAAAAACTAAAACAAGAAGAAATGATTAATAAACAAAACCAACAAAATAATAATGCGTTAATTGATGGAGATTTCTTAACAGGGATAGTTCAACAATACAACTTTGAAATAAAGGCAGGAATAAAATTAATAAATGAATATTATAATTTACGACCTTTGGTATTAAAGAGTTTTAAAAAAGATAGTTGTTTTAATGATTCTATTTTGCATTTATCAATTAATGGAGAAAAATATGATAATACCATACAAGATGATACTTTGACAAATGCTTATGTAAAAAAGGTTAGATATAAATACTGGGAAGCTTTATTTAGTAATGAAAAATTCACAAAATTATTAACATCAAACTTATTAAATGAATTTAGACAAAAATTAACTGAATTACAAGATTACGATTTTAGTTTATATAATATAAAAGAATTACAAAAGCAGATGAATCAAAATGTAGTCAAAGGGGTAGAGGACACAATTTTAAGCTTATTCGAAGAGTTTTCTAGTCAATATAGTTGGTATAAGGAATGTAGTAAAAATATTCATTATTACAATGGTTGGAGTAGTAATTCTGCATTTAAAATTAATAAACGCATAATAGTTCCTTTGTCTGCTTATGGGATACTAGGTGATAGATTGGATTATGGATATAAATTTTATGAGAAATTAAAAGATATAGAGCATGTTTTTGATTACTTAGATGGAGGAAAAACAGAGAATACAAATTTAAAAGAAATATTAGATGAGGCAGAAAAGGAGAGACAAACTAAAAATATAGAAACCAAATATTTTAAAATAAATACATATAAAAAAGGCACTACTCATTTAACATTTTTGAATGAGGAATTACTAAAAAAATTCAATATTTTCGGGAGTTGTAAAAAAGGATGGTTGCCTTTTTCTTATGGTAAATGTAAATATGAAGATATGTCTGAGAAGGAAAAACAAGTGATTGATGAGTTTGAGGGGAAAGAAAGTTATAAAAAGATTATGAGAAATACAGATTATTACATATATAAACCTAATCAAATATTAATGTTGCAATAATATAAAATAATTTGACAAAATAATAATAAGGTAGTATCATAAGATTATAGGAAATATTTAGAAAGAAGTATGAATAAAATAATACTTTTAAAGCAATTTGAAATAATTTATTAAATATGTGATGATAGACTATGACATAATTATAGATAAGGAGAATTGAGTTATAGCTAAAATAAAAAAAATAAAAGAGAGGTAACAAAATTTATGGCAAAAGGTGCAGAAATTAAAAAAGTAACTATTAAAATTCCAGAAGATGTAACAATAGAAGAAATAGAAAGAAAAACTTGTGGTGCTTATGCTAAGATTCTATCTGAAATGTATTCTCCACAAGTTATAAAGAAAATAATAGAAAAATTGGAATCAGGAGATATAGAATTGTAAGTTAAGAGCCTAAATTTCATATGATGATAAATTATTATACCTCAGAAAATATAAAAATATTAATAGAAGGTAGGGGATTTAATAAATGAATATACAGGATATAAAACAAAAATTAAATAGCAAAGAATATGATTTCTTAAGAAATAACGAACATTTAGGAAATAATATAATATTATTAACTACTGGAGGAAGTCATGCATATGGTACTAATGTCGAAAGTAGTGATTTAGATATTAGAGGAATAGCTACAGAAAGAATAGAAGAATTAATAGGACTATCTTCATTTGAACAATTTGAAAATAAAGAAACAGACACTACAATATATGCATTAAATAAAGTTATAAAGTTAATGCTTAATTGTAATCCAAATACAATAGAATTGTTAGGAACAAAAGATGAGCATTTATTTATTTGTAATAAGCATGGTAAATTATTAAGAGATAATGTGAATTTATTTTTATCTAAAAAAGCAATACATAGTTTTGGAGGGTATGCCACAGCCCAATTAAGAAGGCTTCAAAATGCTTTAGCTAGAGATTCCTATCCCCAATCTGAAAAAGAACAGCACATATTAAATAGTATAAAGAATCAAATGGTATCTTTTGAAGATAGATATAAAAAAATTACAAACAAAAATATTAATTTGTATATAGATAAATCTAAAAAAGAAGATTTAGAAAATGAAATATTTATGAATATTGATTTAAACAATTATCCTTTAAGAGACTTTAAAAACATATATTCAGAAATGAGCAATATAGTTAAAGATTATGGAAAGTTAAATCATAGAAATAGCAAAAAAGATGAGCTGCACTTAAATAAACATGCATTACACTTGATTAGGTTGTTAAAAATGGGAACGGAATTATTAGAAGGTAAAGGGATAAATACTTATAGAGACAAAGACAGAGAGCTATTATTAAACATAAGAAATGGTAAGTATAGTTACAAAGAAATATTTGAAATGGTAGATAAATATGAGAAAGATTTTAAATATGCCTCTGACAATACAAATTTACCTAATAAACCCAAGTATAAAGAAGTAGAAGAATTAGTTATAGAAATTAACAAAGGAGTAGCCAACAATGATTAGTAAAGATATAAAAATTCAAATGCCTAAATGGGTAAGGTATATTATAAATACTTTAGAAGATTTTGATTATGAGGCATATATAGTAGGAGGCTGTGTTAGAGATAGTTTATTAAATAGAAACCCAAATGACTGGGATATTACCACTAATGCAAAACCACAAGATGTAATTGAAATATTTGAAAGCTTAGGATATAAAATTATACCTACAGGATTAAAGCACGGAACAGTTACAATATTAATAAATGATATGCCAATAGAAGTAACGACTTATAGAATAGATGGAGCATATGATGATAATAGACATCCTAAAGAAGTTACATTTACTAATAGCTTAAAAGAGGACTTAAGTCGCAGAGATTTCACTATCAATGCAATAGCTTATAATGATAAAGAAGGATTAGTTGATTATTTTGGAGGATTGAGAGATTTAGAATATAAGGAATTAAATTGTGTAGGTAATGCTGAAGAAAGATTTAAAGAAGATAAATTGAGAATTCTTAGAGCAATAAGATTTGCAAGTGCATACGATTTAGAAATTTATCGAAATATAATTTATGCTATAGAAGAAGATAATGACCTATCTAAATTAAGCAAGGAAAGAGTAAAAAGTGAATTTAATAAAATAATGTTAAGTAAAAAACCTGGTATATGGTTAAATTTAATGTTGAGATTAGGTTTACTTGAACAAATAGTACCTGAAATTAGAAAATGTTTTGCTTTCGACCAATTAAACCCACATCATAATAAAAATGTATTTGACCATATTTTAGATGTAGTAGACAATACTGACCCAATATTAGAATTAAGATTGTCGGCATTATTTCATGACATTGGAAAACCAAAATGTTTTAGTTTGGGTGAAGATGGAGTGGGTCATTTTTATTCACATCAAAAAGAATCAGCTAAAATTTGCGAAAACAGAATGAGAAAATTAAAATATAGTAATAAAGAGATTGAAAATGTTAGAGAATTAGTATATTGGCACATGAATATTTGCGATAATACTTCATTAAAGTCTATAAAAAAATTTATTAAAAATATAAGTGTTGATAGATTGGAATATTTATTTAAATTAAAAGTAGCTGATATAAGTGCTAGTGTTTATTGTTATGAGGATTATGCAGATATATTTAAAACTAAATATGAATGTGAAAGAGTATTAAATGAAAAACAACCTTTAACAATTAAGGATTTAGATATTAATGGATATGACTTAATGAAGTTAGGAATAAACCAAGGAA